CTTGGCTATACCCCTAAAATTTGGCGGGGGATGTTGGATTCGAACCAACGACCTATCGGTTAACAGCCGATTGCTCTACCACTGAGCTAATCCCCCAAAATTTGGTAGTGGTGACAGGACTCGAACCTGTGACACGTAGATTATCGGTCTACTGTTCTACCAACTGAACTACACCACTATCGTTTAATTTTTCCAGTAATGTTTGAACCTGTCCAATCACTACCTTTTAAACTAAAATTTGTTGCTTTCTTAAATACTTGAACCATTTTTGTATAAATACACTGACCACAAAAAGGATCTGGTTCGCTCATTTTCTTTCGATATGTTTTTTCAATATCATGTTCCGAACAATCTTTATTCGGACATTTGTACAAGTATGTAGGCATTTTTACCTCAATTAATTATGTAGTCGGGAATCGAACCCGTTACACCGCTTTACCACATCTGTCGTAAAATTTATATAGCGATTGACTTACTTACACAAGCACGTTTTAGGTGGGAAATCGTTCTCTCCAAACACATTACGTCCTAAACGCAAGTGACGATTCTCTTTACCGTTTTCAACTAATATTTTCACAACCTAAAATTTGGTGGGGCGTACAGGATTCGAACCTGTGTCCTAGGGTTAAAAGCCCCATGCGCGACCTGACTACGCCAACGCCCCTGAATTTGGTGGATGTTATAGGATTCGAACCTATTGTACCTTTTGGGTACATGGGGTTACAGCCCACTGTGACTCTCCAACTTCACCGAACATCCTGATTATCTAACAACTTCAAAAACCATTGTCGATCTTTATCAGTCATTTCAAGAATTCTATTCTTTTCTGGTATCTTTTTAGATTTATCACCAAATACTACCATATAGTCATTTGATGTAAAAGCTACCATTGGTTTATTTTCTAATAATTTTTCGTATTCAAAACATTTTGATAATATTTTGTTTTTTGTTAATTTTCCAGCTTCTTCATTATGAAGAATTTCACCATTAACATCAAATACAATAATTTCATCTGTCATTATAATATGCTCTCGCTTTTAAAAGAATATTAGAATGACATTAGCTTGAGATTACAGCTAAATTCGACAAGTCTTTAAGTGCATTATGTTATTCTCACCTTATCCACGTGGCTACCACGTATCTTGTCACGGTTGCTATTTTATATCCCGTTAGCATTTACGGTTAGATTAAAAACTACTCTACCTTCAACATTCTGTATGCCTTGCGAGCACTAAAGAGTCGCTAAACTCACCATGCAGTATCCCGATAAATTGTTTCAAACTTTGTGAGCTATCCACAAACCATATTGCTTTCGCTATGGTATTAAACCGCTTTCGTTTTTAACCTCGGAGCGTCTTTACGTTTTTTGTATAAACATTGCCCAATATGCAAGTTCGGTTTTTGTGACCGAAATATATATATAACCAACAAGGATGTGCGCCCCGAAAACGCTAGATAAGCTTTTGACCTACCCAATACATTACATCCTAATGTAGTTTCACCCGCTAAGGTTACTTTTCTACGGTTCTTCTCGACCATGCTTGCATAGCGACTTTCGCCGCCGAACGTACACAACCAATTGAACAGGTAAATCGCCTTTATCCGCTAAGACTCTGACCAAATACCATACCCTTTGAGTCTACCTAGTAGGTAAGTTTGCGTGTAGTAATCGCTTTGCGAGCGCGAAGCCAATATTCGGAGTTACCCATACCGACTTATTTCCTACCTTACCGTCCTAGCCGAATACCAAGTTTCCTACGGTCTTGATATCTTATAGAACTCTCGGCTTTCATGGGATGACTATTTTCATAGCAGATAAGATGTTGGAGTCTTACCCTTTCACACCGTTACCAGTGCTTATCGCGCCCATATCGCATTACCCGTAAACAAGAACGTGTTTTACTTTACACCATAAACGATCATTTAGGTGGGTAAATTCTGTTATACTCTAAAGCGTATATTTTCAGTTTATACGTTATAGCGTATATTAATCTGGTACTCGGTACGGGATTCGAACCCGTGACTCCACCTTGAAAGGGTGGCGAGATAACCTGACTTCTGCCAACCGAGTATATTGTTAATTATACACATTATTTTATGTATGTAAACAACTTTTTCAAATTATTTTAATGTATTTTGGGGTAGTAGACGAGCAACGATCTCGCATCTTCCAAGGTCACATCTTGGGGTTTTGCCAATTAAACTACTACTACCCCAAAATACACTAAATTGGTAGCGGGGGCTGGATTCGAACCAGCGACCTCTTGGTTATGAGCCAAGTGAGCTACCAAACTGCTCTACCCCGCAACTGATACATAATGGTAGGTAGCTTTATCCTACAATCCTCGCCCTACGGATCAAAAGTCCGAAATAAGCGCGTGAGATAGCATTTATTTCACGCTTCATTATGTTGCGTTGATTTCCTCAATCAACAAGACCTATTATACACATTTAATTTCAATTTTAAACACTTTTATCATAAAATTTAAAATATTTTGTGTTTTTCTTATTATATGTAGGTTTAGTCCTACATACATAAAATGTTCTTATCGAATAATCATTCGTTTTACCGTAACTAGGTATGATCACGAATCTATAATAATCATTCAATTCGATAATAATTTCTTCGTAGCCACGCGATTGAGCTAAACGAAATTCCATATAGTTTCTACTAACAGCATACCTAAAGAAGTTTAATATTTTAACATATTCTCTAGGTGTACAAAGACGTTCTCTAATACGATCTTCAACATGGTAACCAAAACGTAAAACCAATTTAATATATTCAGTAGAATTAGTGATTTCCCGAATAACTTTTTTAAATTGATTTCTTATAGGTATATCATTATTCAACATCATTCAACCTACAAATAAAACAATCAACAACAGAATCATCTTCTTCAAATAAAAATCCCATTTTACCAGAATTATTATTAAAGAACAAGCCCTTTACAGTGTTAATCTTTTCGCCAGATTTAAAAGGTTTATTAGAACACTTTCTAACTTTCTTACCTATCCATTTTCTGTAATTCATAATGACTCCTTAATTTAAGGTCATTATTTCATACTCAAATAGGTCTGTCAATAAAAAATTTGGTGGTCATAGTAGGACTTGAACCTACAACATGCAGATCATGAATCCGCTGTTCTACCAATTGAACTATATGACCGAATTGGTCGGGGTAGTAGAACTCGAATCTACAACCTCTCACTTCCAAAGCGAGCCGTCTACCAATTGACATTATACCCCGTTTATATTTCGGCTAACGCCGATGCTAATGTGGTAACTTGAATCAGTGGTCATCCACAAGCAAAATTTGGTGGGCGAAGTTGAATTCGAATCAACGATCTCCGACATGTAAAATCGGCGCTTTAACCAACTAAGCTATTCGCCCCTTGGTGGGTAGTAGAAGTAACGATCTCCTATCTCATGGGCTTCAACCACGCGCTTTTACCATATAAGCTAACTACCCTGAATTTAGACAATAAAAAACCCGACTATAAAAGTCGGGCTTAACAAAAGTTAATAGTACTATGTATCAATTACATATGTACAATACCCGATCTAAGATTTTTAAAGAAATTACCACGCACGTATGAAAAAGAGTCCACCTGCGGTAGAATATTATGTTTTTCATATGATAGTGTTAATAATTTCATAAAATCTCTCTTAAAAGTCGTTCTTATAGCAACGACAGACTTAAATTTAAAAATGTGTATTCTTATTTATATACCAAAATCAAGGATTTATATCTATTTTAGCATTTTTCTTAATTTTTTTCTTAATTTTATATGCCATACCTGTTTGATTCATCATCATAAATCCAGTATACACAACGGCTAGCATAAGATTTCCGTATGTTGCACCTAACCAAGGAAAAGTTACAAAAGAACCTGTTCCGAATAGTACCAACATCAATTTACCTTCTGGTGTAGCGAATATTTCTCTTAAAGAATATTTACCACTTAAAGCCATGATGATGTTCTTTAGGTTCATATCGCTACTAAAACGCCCTGTAAACGTCATAGAAAGCCAAATATACAGTAACGTAGTCGCTACCATAAATCCACTAACTTTCTTTGCTAGAGGATGATTATCGAACCAATTATCTAATACAGATAAACCTTTATCAAGATCATCAGCAAATCCATATTTTTCTAATTCGTCGAATAAATCATGACACATAGTACCGACTAAACCAACACTTTTAGAAAGTGTTTTAGCAAAAGCCTTTATACTATATCCAAATGCTTTCAGCATTTCTTTAATTTCTGGAAACGATAAAGCCATTTTAATTTCATTTACTGAAATTTGAAATTCTTGTGCTATATCTTTAATTTCCGTTTTTAAGCGCTTAAATACGCCTTTAATAACATCTGCACCGTAAGTAACCATGTTATAAACATCCGCTTCATTGATCTGATTAATCAATTCATTTTCGGATTCGGAATACAACATAATTTCCCATTGTTCATCCGAAAATTCTATTTTATGAGCTTCGGATAACAGTGTATCTAACTTGTATTGTTCCGAGAACATGAACCACCTACCATTAAACTTACTAGCAGTAGCGATACCAACCATGTAGATACAGAATACATAAATCCATCAACTAATCCGTTGTGATAAATGTAAACGATTGTATAAAATGGAACACTGTACGCTAAAGCAATTCTTGATAATATCTTCTTCATTTAATCTCCTTATCTGATATAGTAATAGTTTACCATACGAGATAAGAAAATACAAATTAATTTGGCAGGGGTACACGGATTCGAACCGCGAGCAACGGATTTGGAATCCGTCATGTTAGCCATTAACACCATACCCCTAAATATTTCAAAATATCTTTATCAATATCTTCTCAAAAATTTGGTGGAGTCGGCGGGAGTCGAACCCGATCTTCCTTATTGCAAGTAAGGCGCTTTCCCAATTAAGCTACCGCCCCATAATATTATTTAGTATCAATTAAATGTGGGTTTTGTTTCTAAATCTTGAGCTTCACCATGATACCCACATTTTCTTTTTATTTTATTGAATTTACGATTTTTACCACGTAATTCTACGGTAATAAGTTTACCATCTTGTACGACTAAACGAAAAACACCAGAACGATCGATAAAATAAATCGTATCAGAACCTTTTCTACGTTTACGTTTAGTTAAACGCTTGTTAGCGCTAGCATTAGGTTCTCTTAAAGCGTTATCAAATAATTTTTCAAATGATTCCGTCAATTCTTCTTTATCGAATCGTTTTCCATAATAATTATTATATCGTTGACAGAATCGCTTGTATGCATGTTTAGTCGATTCAACTTTTACAGTTTTACCTTTTCGATTTTCGTACTCGAAAATAAACATTTTCACTCCATTCATAATATAAAAAATTGGCGGATAGTAAGGGATTCGAACCCTTGTGCCGCGTTAGCGACCCCCGATTAGCAATCGGGTGTATTTGACCACTCTACCAACTATCCATAAATTGGCATCCCCGACAGGACTCGAACCTGTAACCAATCGCTTAGAAGGCGATTGCTCTATCCATTTGAGCTACGAGGACATATTTTTTACCAAATAAACAATCCCATGAATCCACCCAACGGTAAAAGTACAATACCAACAATACGTAATACCATTTCAGCACCGATATCAGCAAAAGTAGTGAAATCGCTAACGATTTGGTAAATATTGATACCCCATCCGATAATCATGACGATTAGTAATAAAAATTTTATCACAATAAATCTTTCAATTAATGAAATATTCATACTATTCCTCATTCAATTCATCAAGAACTTTTAAATATGTAAATCTACTTAAAAGAACAAAAATAATAGTCAATACGATATTAACATCAGACCGTATATCAAAAATCAATAACAATGCACCGATAGATGATAACAGGACTGTAAACACCGAATTGATACGTTCACTAAGTATAGAGTAATTTTTGTCGTTGTCAACCACTTGTGAGTTATTTTTTACTCTAAGTGGATTAACGAACACATTAGACACCGTTAAAGTCACTATACCTAATATCAATGTTATCTCTGGAAATATACCCTTTTCAGCGGCAATATACATCAATAACGAAAACACTTCTACAACAATAATCCACTTAAAACACTTTCTAGCGTTATCAATGATGTAATTACTTAAAAACGGTACGAATATAAACAATCCCAATACTGGAATCATATAATCTTTTAAGATTAACCCATCTTCGCCGAATTGACCAGTGATTAATCTAATAGTTATAGCTATCAGAAAAATATTAGTCGATTTAGTAAAAAATTGATAGGCTAAGAAATATTTTCTAAGTGGTGATAATTCACTAAGTTGGTTAATTATTTTCATTATATATTTTTCACTTTAAAGCATAATATTCAACACATACATAACATATTTTTAGTTACATATTCTTCGATCAAAATCTCAATCGCTTTTTGTTTGGCTTGGATGATATTCTTAACATCTAAATCATATTCTCCACCAGTTTCGCCATGATAATGCTCGCAATTTTTACCATCATACTTAAAACCAGCATTAACTATCAACATCCAACCCCGATTATCACAAACCAAAGATACGTTTTGATTGGCGTAATGTGTACTTTCATCAAAACCACTAAGCGTTAACCAGTATTTATAACCATTCACCTTGGAATGATTCCATTTTGGGTTATTACGTAAATAATCGATGATTTTTACGGTATCTTCTGCGGTATTAACTTTCTCACACTCAATATCTTCGTCGTCATATGACGATTCGGATAGTTCATCTTGAGTGGTCGCACCTAATTCATACAAATTATTAGCGATTTCTTGAATATTCGGATCTGAACTCAAGTAAAGATTTTTTAGATATTCGTTAAGAGTAGTATTACTATTCATTCATTCTCCTATCTAGTTTTAACACCGATAATATGGTGCGCCAAGGCGGTTACGATCCGCTCCTTCTACCGTTTATGAGACGGGCGCTTTACCGATTAAGCTATTGGCGCTAAAATTGTTTTAACAACGCGACTTCTCAATCGCGTTTATGAAACAATCTTACTCTGTTTCGGCTTCTGTGTCAACACCTAAACTACGAATAAATTTAACAACTTCTTCGTAAGATTCAAATCCTACACGATCTTCGTTGTCACTTAAACTGTTACGTAGATTATTTAGTTCACTCAAAACACCATTGAATTGATCATTCAAAGCATTAATTTGTTTTTGTAAAGTAATGACTTGATAACTCAATTCTTTAGCTTCACTTTCCCAATTTTGCATATTCACCTTCATTAATTTATAAATTTAGCTTCTGACGGTACGGTTATATCATCGCCATTAGCATCTTGTGGAATCATTGTAGCATACATAAATGTCGCAGTACACACTAATTCGGTAGTCATATCGTCTGTGTAAGTTAATTCAACATCCGATATATCAGATACCCAAGCTTGTTTAAAATTTAATTGCTTTACGATTTTAGTCCTTGTCCTATCACGTAAAAAGACTATAATATCGTTAGGTTCTTTAAAAGCACCGACTTGATTGACAGCCCTACCAGTTTGAAAATTGGATGTACTGACCATATACTTGAACAATTCCATATATGATTCCCAATTTTCATCTACTGTAAAGCGAATTATCAATGGTTCAAACACGAAATTAGTACCTATATTATTAACAGATACGTATGCATTTTCGTTAGATCTTGCTGGCTTGATACTAACGCTAGGTATTGTAACACCTTTAATACTGTTAGAAAACGTTTCTAACTCCATTTCTTTATGAAATTTGACTAAAGGTACATTACCCGCTGAATAGTTATTTTGATCAATCATCGTTGTATATCCTGATACTTACTACCACTACTGTACATAGGGCTATCTGTATACATTCTTACAGACTTTGTATTATTTACTTGAGTTACATTTGATGAACTAGGCGCACGACCTTGATTCATCATAATAGCTTTTTGATATATCTCTGATTGTCTAGTATTTTTTTCTTCTCTCGCCTGTTCGTATTTATTAGTATAATGTTCCAACATTTTACCATTACTACTTGGGCGATCGTCAGACGAAAGTTTAGACGATTCAGAATCTAAATTATCCAACCTATTTTTATAGTGCGACATTCCTCTAGCCGCTAATCTAGCCCCTTTATCATCACCAGCGGCAACCGCTTCTTCATATTTTTCGGTGAAATGTTCTAATCGATTTTCTAGAACTTCACGATTTCTATTTTTTGGTTTAACTTCTGGTGTGTCTTTTTTCTTTTCTTCTTCTTCTTCATCGTCATCACTAAACCAACTAGAAATACTATCAACCGCATCACCGATTAGTTCACCCGCTTTATCAACAGCTTTACCAACCATTTCGTCAGCCGCACCACCAGTCGCCAAATTAATAGCATCATAAGCTAATAACCCCCAACCAAGTCCGGGAACAGCACGTAACGCCATTTTACCAGCAAATTTAGCACCACCCAAAGCGACACGACCAAGTTTAGAACCTGTTTTAGCTATACCTTTGGCTACGTTACCCATTTTACCCGCTCTAGCTTTAACGGTTTTAGCTTTTTTGGTCGTTTCGCCTTTATCCAACATCGGTTGTTTACCGCCACTAGCGGTTGTCGGTCTAACTTTAGGATTCGGTTTACCTTTCGGTGTTGGTGCGCCTTTAGGTTTACCCATACCAAGCATTTTACCAAGACCGCCTACCGCACCTTTAAGCATACCCATGATACCAGTAAGACCTTTTAAAGCACTAACCAATCCAAGACCTTTAAACGCCATACCAACACCAGATGAAATCATAGAACCTAAATTTTTCACTAAACCACCAAACATACTGAATAGTGATTGAAACATCATTCTACGATTCATTTTTTCTAATAAGTTGTTACCCTCTTTTTGCGCTTTAAGCATTCTACCTTGAAGGCGTGTATTACGTTTACGTTCTTTTCTATCAGCTTCGTTTTTTCGCTTATCAACACCAGTTTCAGACGGTTTTTTATTTTTCTTATCCTCTTTGGCTTGTTTACGTCTAATTCGAGTTTGATTAATATCAGAACCGATAGATCTAACTTTAGAAACACCCGCTTTGACTTCATTAAACATTGGTATTTGTTGAGCGATACCACTGAATAACGATTTAATTCCATCAGAAGCCGCCAAAATAGCACGTGAGCCGTATGTTTTGGTATACCCGCCACCACTCTTAGCATTTTCTTCTAAATTGTTTCTGACGCGTTTCAGTAAGCCTTGTTTCTCTTTGGTATGTTCTTTTTCGTCTTTGTGTTGTTGTTCTTTTTCGTCTTTGATACCTTCTTCTGAATCAGTAGTATCATTAGAATCTTTTAATTTCTCTTTTTCATTTTCAGTCAATTTACCGAAATAATCAACTATAACTTGTTGTTTACTTAATTGTTCGCCAACAAGTTCTTTGTATTTTCTATACTGATCATCGGAATCAGAAATACTTTCAGCCATTCTACTAGAACTATCTAGAGCCTTTTTACGAACATCAACGAACGTTTCGGCTAAATCTAGAGTAGATTCAACCGCTATAAACGTTGCTTCTTGTAGTTCTTCTTGATATTTCGATAACGATTCAATACTTTGTGTGCTTCTCATTATAGCACTAAAATATTGATCTAATGACTTGTTATTTTCTTCGTCATTCATTCTGTTCTGCCTTAGACCTTATTCGGTTTATCAAAATCTGCTCATACAAAAGTCGTTCAAATGGTGTTATTTTTTCTAATTCGTCGATAGACCAACCATGCTCTTTCATATACATATTAGATTGATAATAATCAATAATATCCTCTTGCATGAGCGTTATTCGAAAAAATCAGCCAATCCTTTTAATACGATGCTATGTTTTTTACCACACTTAGGACATTGCATAGCAATTGGGTAAGTCAATAGTGGTGTATCGTTTATGTAATCAGCCATTTTTTCAAAAGTATCACTATCAAAATAGTCGAAAAAACTAGCCAATTTTTCATAATCAAAATCTTGCCCTGCAACAAGTTCTTCATCATCGATTGTAATCGATTGAATACATCTACAAGATAGATTAAACATATCTTCGGTAGTATCAGCATCATAATAGATTTGTTCTTTTGCTACTGGTCTACGTAATTTTATAGCGACTCTATCATTGACCTTGATTACATTATCAATAGTAGCTTCTGATAAATAAGCTTTCTTTAAATCAAGTTTAACTTTCATTTCACCACCGCATATCTCAAAATCATCATCATTTTCGATTTCTTCTTCGCAGATATACTTAACAGGGATAATACTTTTACCCTTAGAAAGCATATGAATATTGATGTAGATTAATTCTAAATCACCAGTAGGTAAATCCTCTGCTTTAACATCATCTTTAATACACTTATTAACAATTTCTTGTAGGGTATCGTACCATTCACCAGATTTAGATTCGCCTTCCATAGCCAATAGTAAAAGTTTAAGTTCACCAACGATCATAGAACGAATAGTGATTTCTCTACCGTCACTGATTTTTACTTTGGTTGTAGGAATATTACTTTCTAGGGCTTCTGAAAGTTTGTTAAGTTTGTCACTCATATCATACCTATATATCATTTAATAATAAAAATATTAATTTATATAACTAAATCGAATTTTAACAGTTTCCCTTATATATAATTATTATAGGAATTACTGTTAAAAAATGTTTTAAATTATATTGTTTTATTCGATTAAAATATTTAATCCTAATCATTATTCCCGCTTTGCGGGATACCGCCTTTGGCGGTATATTTTTTAATCAATTTTTTTAACAGTTTACCTTATATATATTATTATAAGAATTACTGTTAAAAAATAATTTAAAAAGTCCTTTAAAAACATAGACTTATATAGGTGGTAAATTTCCACCAAAACTGTTATTTCCTATACCACGAATTTCATCGTATACACCTTCGATATCATCAAATACATTACCTAGATCACCTTCAATTTGTGGATCTGATATAGTAGAACTGATACTACAACCAAATGTTACAGTGAATGTAGAAATCTGATCATTGTTATCATAATCCAATTGAATTTCGCTAATAGATTTAGGATATGCATCCTGTACGTGTGTTAATGAACCCACACGACCATTACGTTTGTATGTATAAATATCGAAATTTCTTGCATAAGTACTATAAAACGAATACGCGTTTCTATACGGATCATGTATTGCTTTGAACCAACTTTGGAATATCTGATATTCAATAAGATTAGGCGAGCATATAATCGTCATCGTTACATCGCCTTGTTCTTTACCTTCGACATAATTAAATGGTTTTTTGTCTAAATATTCCTTTCTGGTACTATAAGAAACTTCTGGTATGTTGACCGATTTAACCATTAATGTTAGGTCTTTATTCATATCTGGTTCGGTGTTCATAATACCATCGACTATTTCATCACCGCCAGCTAATCTTAATAGTTTTGGTGAATAAGCCCCTGCAATTTTCCTGAACGTGTCGCTATTTTTCAATAACGTGTCGCCAATTTTATTACCAACACGACTACGGATAGCATCAAAACCATCTAACGGTGATTCGGTGTTTTCTCTACCTTGTGGTTCGATATCATCTTGGCTAAAATCGATTACACCATCTTTAGTGATATTGAACCCTACATCGCTAAACTGAATTTTGAATAAATTCGGTCTACCCACATCACTTTTTGCTATTTTTGCCGCAAATTTTGCGAAATCGATACTAGTCATCGAACATTTCTCCAAACTTTATTAGCACTATAACGCTTGCCTTTACTAACAAATTGTTGTATTGGTAAAAATATGATGTTAATCCAGTCACTAGGTTTAACTTCTTTGATACCCGATCTTATTCTTTTAGGTATATAAGCTTTAATCATTTGGTCACTACCACGCATACCTTTAACCATACTCCAATTGACTTTAAGCTTGGTTTTATTTGATATAGTGTCAGTATTAGCCCTTGGTAATAATTCCTCCAAGAATGCTTGTCTAGCTCTTGGTGGGATGTAATGTAGGTTTAACCCTAACATGTTCGTATTACCGTTTTTTGCTTTATAATTACCTAAATAAATTATTAATGGGTATCTATCCCAATATGGTAATTCGTTTTTATACTTAGCGTCATATGCGTATGTGTAAATTTTTCCAACTTCTGGACGTGAAACTTTTCTACCCCTAACAGCATCGTCTATAATACCTTTAAACCATTTTAGTGATTTATTGTTATTAGCCGCCGCGCTTTGGGATGCAGTTTTCTTTAATTGAGATCTAAATGATTTAATTAAATCTCTTTTTCTTTCTTTTTTCTTGCTAGACTTACCTTTATTTGATTTTGCTTCTGTTAAAGGTTGAGCTTTCAATTCTCTTTTTGCAATTCTATCGTACTTACCATAAGCAGATCTAAACTGGTTAACATCGATATCGTTATTTTTTGCAAACGATTGAGCGGTTACACCTTTTGATTTTTCACTTAAATATTCTTTGATTAAATCTACCCATTCACGCTTACTTCTTATACCGTTTATGGGTTCATTATTGCTTTCGTCTACGAATATTGCCATTATTAATACCTTTGTAGCCGAAAATACTTTGTAAAGCTTTTTCGGTTATTATTTTAAATTTCCAACCGCGTTTTTCGCATAATTTATGTGCAGTTTTCCATTTATCGTTATTTACTTTCCACGTATAATCTTCTTTTATAAACCTTTCTTTCGCCTTAGTCGTCATCCTAGAAGGTTTTTTCGGTTTATGAGTTTCTTTTTCTGGTTTAACTTCGAATAAAAATTCATTACCGTTACGCATTTTTACGTAGAAGTCCATGAAATATCTACGTTTTTTATTATCTTGAGAAGAATAATAAGGTATCACGACTTCTTCGCTAGACCATTTAATAACATCATTATTACGGTCACACCACTTCATAATGTGGAGTTCCCATAAAGATCTGTATTGAATCTTTTTCCAGTTACCTTTGTATTTTCCGATATTAGTTGGTCTAAACTTACCTTTGTATGCCATTATAAATACCCCTGTATATTATTTAGCTAAATAAAATAAGAGGTATAATTTATGGACATTACATTAGAATCGGAAAGTACAGAAAAGGTTGATAACAGTAGAAAAACTAACACTAGTAAAACTTTGTCATTTCCTTCTACGGTGGGTAGTAGTACAGATGATAGACATACAAACTATTTAGTGTTTAACGCTGTAAAGCCTATTACAGAAAATCAAGATATGCGTTCTAATGCTTTAAGAGCGCGTAGAAGTGCTTATCTAAAAGCATCTAAAAATAAAGATAGAACAAAACTTAAAGAAAAAACTTTAGCGTATATTCAATTATATATGCCCGCACTGAACGAACAATTAGGACATAATTATGAACAATCTGAATCATCGTTCTTAGGTGATATCGTTAATAGAATTGGTAAAGTAATTAAGAATAATGAATCCGTATCAGATGTTAGTCTTAATGAAATCGGTGATGTGGCGGGTGATATAGGTACGTCAGCATTTGAAGCTATTAAAGCCGCTGGTGCTAACGCGAGCCGTTCTACCGTAGCACAAACGACTGGTAGAATTTATGGCGAACGTTCGGTGGGTGTATATCAAGATACAAACCTTAGAACACAAGAATTTACGTTTAGGTTAGTTCCTAGAGATTTACAAGAATTAAAAGTAGTTGGTAAAATTATTCACCAATTCAGAAAATACAGTTCTGCTAAATTAATATCAGAAAATATTAAAGATGATGTATCTTATAACACGATAGAAGTACCGCCTTTATGGTATATCGAAGAACGTATTAGGGATGAAAATTTACCGCGATATATACCTAAGTTTAACTTTGGTCCAGCGGTTGTAACTAACGTTTCAGTTAATAAAACACCAGAAGAACTGTATAAGCATTTTGATAAAACTGGTGGTGATCCAGTAGCAATAGAATTGCAATTATCATTCCAAGAACTTATTCCAGTATATCAACAATATTGGGAACAATCGGATGAAGGTATTATATGATTTTTTCAGTATTTAATGATGTAGAGTATAACGGTGTAAAAATTGCTGATATTTTCCATGATATCGGTTTTTATTACGATATGGTCATCGATAATTTTGAATTAGAAGAATATGATATTTATACAGAAAGACCAGAATATATATCGTATAAGCTTTATGGTGATCCAAACCTATATTGGGTTTTATTCTTGACTAATACAGTTATTGATCCGTTTAATGATTGGGTAGTTGAAGAAGAAGCTGTTCATCAACTAACTAAGTATAGATATGAGAATACAGACGGTTATAACGATATTTTCTATCACGTAGATGACGAAGGTAGAAAATATTATGGATTGGTTGAATATCCTAAAGGTTCTGGTAATTGGTATCATGAAGGTGATACTAATAGAAATTTTGTTCAATATACAGGAACTTTAGTACCAGTCACTAGAATTGAAGATGAAATTGATAAAAATGATGAAAAGAAAACTATTGAAATTATTAAACCAAATGATATCGATAGATTCTTAGAATTAGTAAATGATCAAATAGAGCGTGTGAAGAAAAATGGCAAAAATTAAAAATACTTCGTATAAACATGTAGAAAACCATATAATTAATCACGTTAGATTATTCGATTCTAATGGCGATGGTTATGATATGACCGAAGTTTTTCAAGTTCTTGTTTTGAATGAAAGTATCATTAACGGGTTTATGAATGGGTATCTATTATTTACCGATACCCAAAATGTCATAGATTCACTAGAATTGTATGGTGATGACATATTACAGGTTGATTTCACTAGTAGAGATCAAAATTATGAAATAATTTCAGATGGTATACGTAAAGAATTTAAAATTTCTAATTACAGTAGATATCCAGATCAACAAAACCCGAAAAGATGGGTTGTAAGATTAGAACTTATTTCTACTTCTGAATATAATGATGATAAATATAAAATTTGTCGTTCATTCACTAATACAAGTAATAGCAGATTTGTTAATTATTGTTTAGATTTGTTGGAATATCAAGATGATAGGAATATAGAAGAAACTATACATTCTAAAGATTTTATAGTTCCAAATATTTCACCTTTGCAATCTATAAACATGTTTAACAAATTTTCTCAATCAAAAGAAAACAGTAGTTCAGATTATTACTTCTTTGAGAATAAAGACGGTATTAATTATATAACTAGCGCGTCAATGATAAATAGCGAACCAGTAGCTAAATTGGTTAAAAAACCAACAACTGATGTGACAGATTATAATGTTATTATAGGATACGAACGATCTAAGGGGTATGATATTCCAGATCAATATCGATTTGGTGGTTATGGTATGAAAGTTGTATCGAGTGATATGCTTAATAAAACTTATTACCACGAATTATTTGATATGAATGAAATTAAATCAGAAACAGGATATTTAAATACAAGTTTATATCCAGAGCCTAAAGAACAGCATTATAGCCATGTTCAGTTCTACCCTAACAATGGGTATTACGAAACCATTAGAAAGTCACAGGCTGGTCATTTAGCCCCTTATAGAACGATTAACAGAACACTTTTAACAGCACGTATGGCTAATCTTACGATTGCGGGTAATGTCGAAATAAAATCTGGTAGTGTTATCGATATTACTGTTCCAGACGCTAACAAAAGTGTAAGTATCAACGAAAGTGGTAAAGCTGTTGTATTCGCTATAACACATACTTTAACTAGAAAAAGATATACACAAGATATTAAGATAGCCAGCGATTCGGTGAAATTATAATGTTTATTGGAACAACGATATGGGAAGGTGTTGTTGAAAATAACAACGATCCCTTAAAAGCGAATAGATTACAGGTTAGAATTTTAGGTATTCATACACCACAAAAGGTTAAATCGGAAACCGAAGGTATACCGACCGAAGAATTATTTTGGGCGCAAGTATCTATGCCGTTGACGACTGGTTTAAACAGTGGTGTTGGACAAAACTTAAACGTACCGAAAGGTACTCAAGTAAATGGTTATTTCCGTGATGGTGATAACATGCAATTACCTGTTATTTTGTCAGCAATTGGTGGTATTAATCCTGACACAAAACCGCCTACATCCCAAGGATTTAGCGATCCAGACGGAATCTACCCTAAAGAAAATTATCTAAACGAATCGGATGTTAACAAACTAGCCCGAAACGAAGATATCGACAATACCATCGTAAAAAGTAAAAAGGATAGTATCAAAACTAATATTACTACCGCGACTGGTGAAACATGGGATGAACCTGAAACTCCATATAATGCTGAATATCCTTATAACAGTGTTAGAGAAACGGAAAGCGGTCATGTAATTGAATTAGACGATACGCCTGAAAGCGAGCGTGTTCATATATTCCATCGTAGCGGTACGTTCATAGAGGTACACCCAAATGGTGACGTTGTGAAGCGTATCAAAGGCGATAATTACGATATTATCGACAACAATGGGAAGATTTTAGTAGATGGTGATTGTGATGTAACGATAAACGGTAATTCAACGTTAAATGTAGGTGGTGACGTAACTATTAAATATAATAGTAATGAAATAAAAACTGTTGAAGGTAGTATGAATGTTACAATCGAAGGTGATGTTACCCAAACCGTTAATGGTAATGCTAATCAAACCATACAAGGTGATGTTACTCAAACTATTAATTCGAATGTAAATCAAACAGTAAGTGGTAATTATACAGTAGATGTTGGTGGTACTTATAGTATTACAGCACAAAATATATCAAGAAACGCTAATAGTATTCAAGATACTGGTAATGGGGCTACTTTATTGTTGTCTAGTTCTGCTACATTAGACGGTTCTACTGTAAATTTAGGATAATTATGATAACACCAAACGATAATGATTTGGGCGAAATCGCCCAATCAGAAGATTTTTTAATTAGTTTTAATGTTGATTTAGATGTAGGCGAAACAATTGATTCGGTTGAAATAACATCAAGTGAACCAACGGACTCGGTTATTATTTCAGAATCACCTAATAATGCGTCTATTTCGGGTAATTATGGTCAACAATTCAATCCAGAGCCTAATTCATTAACTTATAGGGATAGTATTACAGGCGAAATACAAACCGTTGATGATTGGGATGAATTACCAGATAGGAATGAAGCTGAATTAACATCATGGGATGCGCCCGAAGAAATAACGAAAACTATTATGTATACAGTCGTTTTCAATATATCGGGAACTAATAATAGGCAAGAAACTAAAGAATATATTCATACAGTGTATGGTGATTATTCTATATGGGGAAATCAATTAAGAAATTATGTCGGCAATAGCTAAAGATGGAGCGAAAACTACTGGTCATGAGCAATTTCCACCAACTAAGGTTATTGCTTCATCGACTAAAGTTTTCATGAACGGTTCTAAGATATGCTTAGATGGTGATCCAATAGAACCACACACAAGACAAGTCGAGCCGTACGATACTCATATGGGTGTCGTACAGGCTACAACATCAAAAATATTTGTTGAAGGTAAACCAGTAGCACGTATTGGCGATCCTATAAGTTGTGGTGATACCATAGCACAGGGTTCAACTGAAATATTTGGGGGATAAATGAAACGAAGTAACAAAACATATTATGTTGATATTCCTAATACATTTGTTAGGAACAGCATAACTAATGATTTGTCAACTGTAACTAATGAAAGAGCGGTTAACCAATCATTGTATAATATCATAAGAACAACGAAAGGTTCAAGACCTTTTGATCCAGAATTTGGGTGTGATATTGATCAATCTATGTTCGAGAATATGAGTGATATATCCTCTTATCAAATTCAAAGATCGATAAGAGAAGCAATAGAAAACTATGAACCTAGAGCGATATTAGAAAAACAAAATGGTGTTGAAGTATTAGCAATACCAGACGAAAACGAATATATAGTTAATATCAGATATAGACTATTAACTGATAGAAATACTATTAATAGATTAAAATTAACATTACGTGGTGAAAGCTATGATTAAATCAGTACCAGATGAAGTGTACGAATCAGCTAGTTTTAGTGAAATAAAACAAAAATTAATAGAATTTTACAGCCAACAAGACGAATTTATCGATTTTGATTTTAGTGGCTCTAAACTACAATCTTTGATTGATCTTGCCGCATACAGCGTATTATACCAACAACAATTTGGTAACGCCGCAATATACGAATCATTACCTTACACCGCTAGAAAACGTTCTACTATTGTACAGCATTCTCAATCCAATGGATATTTACCGTCTGGTAGACGTTCTAGTGATACAACCGTTAGATTAACGGCTAGACATGCGACAAATCCAAATAGTATTACTATTCCTAAAGGTACTAAATTTGTTGGTACAGTATTGGGTACTCAAAATTTTGATTTCGTTACGTGGAATGACTATTCGATTATTAAAAATTCTAACGATAGATATATCGAAAACGTTAAGGTAATACAAGGTAAATTAATGCGTCAACAATTTTCTTATCAAAATAATTCGAGAATTGTTGTATACGATCAAGATATCGACCGCCGTTATATGCGTTTATATGTTGATGGTTCGCGTTGGGAAAATTACACAGATCGTAATATGACAGATACTACGGGTACAAGTAACGTTTATTACGTTCGTGAAACTGTTGACGGATTTACTGAAATTTATTTCGGGGAAGGTGAAGCAGAAACCGATCTTGATAATGGTACTATCAAAGCTAGATATGTAGGTGGGTTGAAACCGCCAGTAGGTTCTAATATAACTATTGAATTTATCAAATCTGATGGTATTAATTCAAACGGTAGTCGTGATATTACCTTTGTGGATTCTATTTCTAACGTGGTAGTAGAATCGATAGAAGAAAATCCGTTCAATGATGATAATTATACTGGTACATCGGGTGGTGGTGAACCAGAAAATAAAGAACTTATTCGTATGGGTGGTCAATTAATGGGTCAAGCTCAAGCTAGGGCTGTTACAAATCCAGATTACGAAGTATTCATACGTAAACAATTTGGTAATATTATCCAAAGCGTTAAAGTTTTTACTGATAAAAGTAAGACAGGTTACGCGTTTATTGTGGCTAAACCAAACACTGGTTTAAATCTAACCACAGTACAAAAAGAAGATATAGAAAACTATCTAAATGATAAAAATATGGGTGTGGTAACCGCCAAAGTAGTAGATCCTAATTACTTGTATATAGACCATACCATTAAAGTATCTTATCAATTAGGTAAATTGTCTGAATCAGAAGAAGTATTAAGAGAACAGATTCTTAATTCGTTAGAAAGTTATTACAACAATTCGGTAGAAAACTTTGGTGGTTCATTCCACGTATCTAAGGCGACTACTGCAATTGATGGTACGGATCAAGCTATTCTAGGTTCTACGATGGACATTAGACTAGTTAGAGAAGTGGATAATTTCTTTAGAACGCCAATGTCGGGAATGAAATATCTTAATGATATCGAATACGGTTCTTTTTATAGCGAAGATTTTGATTACGACAACGGTTCGGAAAAATATAAAGTAGGATATACATCTACATCAACGGTAACAGATAATAAAAGTAAGGTTCTTATCGGACCATTCAAAGATGGTGATATTACATCGGTGAATGAATATACAGGTAATGACTTTACTAGAAATCCAAACGAAACCGTCGATAGAAATAAGTACTACGAAGTTGGTACTATTGATTATCTTAACGATAAAATCGATTTTGATTTAGGTATATTAGCCGAACCAGAAAATTCATTTACTGGTACTAAGATTAAATTCTATGCGATTCCATCGAAAAGTAATATTTATAGCGAGAAAGATACGCTTATTGTTTTCGAATCTCAACTTAGACCAGAATTTTTTAATTTGACAATGGAAGCTATTGTATAATGAAATCACCAAAAGTAACAAATTTTAAGATTAACAAATTAGCCGCTAATTATGCACAATTAGTGTGGGATAATGTAGGTGATAATTTTTATTACATTATCGAATATAGGGTTATCTCAAATCCAGATAACCCAATTAGCCAATGGCAACAATACGGCTATTTTTCTGATACGTCGATTTGGATAGATAACTTATCGAGAAATACCTATTATCAATTCAGAATTAAATCTGTATTTGAAGCTTTTGGTGATTCTGAATGGTCTGAAACAGAAATATTTCAGACCTTTTTGAATAATGCGTATGACGTATCAACGATTAATGAATTTAGATTATCGAATCCGTATATCACTAATCGTTTATTAAACAATGATAATACATATGTTGATTTCAACGATGATCAATTATTATATTCATTAATGATTGATGATTTTCAGTACGATAATGATATTGAAAATGTATCTACTTTTTCTGATGAAATAATCACAGAAAATGAAATTCAAAAAATTAGACCAGAATTACCAGTGGTATGTAGTGATATAGACCGAGTAGAGTTTGTTGAATTAGACAATGTTCTATACGCTATGGAAAGATATCAACGTTCAGTTAAAGTATCTAATGATAACGGTCAAAATTGGGTTACTTATAACGCATTTAATGATCGCGTTGGTAATCCTGTAAGTCAAAATGTCGCTTATCAAAACTCACTTAAAACGTTTGTTCTTGGGTATGACCGTATATTTGAAGGTGTGTCGTCAGAGGAAATTAAATTCTCTAACGTTGATATTAATTGGTCTAATCAAACTGTAACGTTCGCAGACGTTCAAAGTACTAATGAAATTGGATTTCCAGTAGAAATATTCGGCGAATTAGCCAAATTGCCTAACGATATTAAGACAATAGCAGAAGCGTTCGCCGCTAGTGATGATTATCTATATGTTGCCGCTAGGGATAACATATATAAATTGAATTTAACAACACCTACTATTGATTCTGATACTAATTCACCAACATTCGGTGAACCTTTATTCGAATCTGATATTACTCAAATTACGGGTGATAGTCTGTCTGTTGTTAAAAAGATGGAATGGTTTAATGATAAATTATATCTATTCGTTACTGGTAAAGTAAAAACCGATGAAGGTGTAAGACTTGATCCGACCATTAAAGATAACATCGAGGATAGTGTTCATAAGGGTGTTTATGAATATGATGAAGCGACTGGTACTGTAACACGTGTATACGGCAACACAGAGGACGATAGAGCGTATATTAACCATATCTGGTGTGATATGTCGCGTGATCCGAATGAATTGTTTATAGACCTGTACAATTGGAAAATGGATACTATTGTTGATTCGGACTTGCCGTTAGAAAACGAACAGGTTGATTCTGCTGTAAAATACGATCTAACCAATTACTATGTTACTGATAAGTCACGTAGATTGATTTGTTTACGTACAGAAAATGGTGTTGATTGGAATCATGGCGCGTATGAATATTATAACGAAACTAAATTTACTTGGTTAGCGCGTGACAATGACCGTTGTTGGAAAACGAATAGTAATAAAGCATTAACGGTTTATAGCGAAAAAGTATATACGTTTGAACTTAATAACACTAGCGAATCATTTGATAGCGGTGTTTGGACGATGAAAGCTGATGATATTGTTTATAGCGGTTTAAGTCAGTATAGCGGTGGTGTACTTATTCATAAGACTGACGGTAGTATTGTTGGTTATATTCAATTCCCTTATAGAGTTAGGGATGAAATAGAAGTTGTTTGGAAACCAGATAACACGGTATTAATCGCTGATATCACAGGACAAACAAGACCGACTCCACCATCATTCGAAAGTGATAAATTGGTTAAAGATCCGACATTAGTTCCATTGTTAGATAAAATGTCTACTGAATCTTACATGTCGGACGATACGTTGTATAGAAAATTCTGCGAACAATATCTAATGTTCATAAGCGAAGGTGACTACGGATATTATCAGAAAATGTACAACATTGTAAAGAACATTTATCCGAAAGAAGAAGATAGTCAATTATGGTTGTGGTCTGAAATTAGACGTAGAAATATTTACGTAGATAAAGACAAACGCGAAGCTGTTACTAGATTCTTCGAAACAAGAAAGAATGATTTTTACAGTAAAAAGGGTACAGAAGCTAGTTATAAATTCTTATTCAAGCTTTTATATGACGCTGATGTTGATATCGAAGTTGAAAGTAAAAACAATTTTGAATATGACATTATCGTTGATTCTGAAAATATTACAGAAGATATAGTGGGTACTCCAATCAGTACACCTACTGGTATAGCGAATGTAACTTATATCGATAGACAATATGAAAACGGATTACTACGTTGGCGAGTTACTATACATAACTTTTACGGTAAGTTCTATGAAGGTCAGACTATTGAATCTAAAGATTTAGATTTTGACGGTACTATTGTTCGTGGTGTTAAAGGTAAACAGTTAGCCAGTGATTCTCGCGAATATTTAGAACGTGGTCGTTCTCTATATGTAATGAAAATTAAATCTGAAATTCCTACAAGCTGGTATAAAGACGATGTTATTCGTTTTGTTCATCCAGTAGGGTTCGGGTTCTTAGGCATTACATTGATTACAGTTCTTATTAATAGCGGTATTAGTATCAAGCATTTGGAAACGATAGTAAATAAATACAAAGCTTTAAGATTTGATATGGGTCTACCGTTAGAGTACATCGACGAAGTACCAGTATTAGATGAAGAACTAAATATACAATTCGATCAATACGGAAATGTTATTACTCAACCACATCCTAACGCTGGTCAAGCATTCCCATTAACACCCGATTATCTAACCGATAATCCTGAATTAGTGTGGGGATTAGACGCAGACGAAAGACGTAGAACTAATACGCCGATGTGGGATTCATCATGGGCTACATACGCTGATTTATTCAGATTAGCCGATTTGAGATTAAAAGATAATATTGGTAATCCGTATGATCCTGAAAATCCAACACAGGTAAAAGTAAATGAGTGATATTTACAGATCTTTTATAACCAATAGATTTAAAACAAATAATCTAATTAATTTTCGAAACAGTATAGGTGATGCAGACGACGAAACGACTATTTATATTTCGTTTGGTCGTCAAGAACCTTGGGCTGATAACGAAAATGATGTTAATTTCGCACCACCATACCCTTCTGAAACGCCAGAAGGGTATTTGGATGTTTGGAATAGACTAATTGGTGCGGCGAAAATTAAACAATCTGATTTAGATGCGGTAATCGCTCGTAAAGATTGGGGTGATATCAGAGTAGACGATCCATTTCGTTTTTATATCGGTGATATCATTTGTACTAATACGATAGCTAATGTAAACACTACCGAACGTGGTGAAGGTATCATTGTATATCGTTGTGTAGATGTACCCGATGAAGGTGAATGTTCTATTACCGAAATTACAGATAAAAATGAGTGTATGAAACTAGGTGGTACATGGAACGCACAACAAAGCGCTGGTACTAATGCTAATATTCCACGTGGTCAAGGTGATGCAATCGATACAGGTGATGGTTATAAGTGGGAATATTTATATACGATTCCACCAGATGCGGTTATCAACCGAGTAACACAAGAATATATAGTTGTTCCTTTTCCTGACGAAGAAAAGAATAATCCCGACGATTGGCGTCTAAATAATGTTATACAATGGAACGACGAAAGAACAGACTTGATATATAGAACTAAATGTTCGACGCTTAGATTTAAAGCATATTTAGATAGTATTGATTTTCCAGAATTTAGTAAACCGGGAAATACAGGGTTTAGGCAATTAAATGTCATCATTAATCCTCTAGAAAATAAAAATCAACCAGACGATCCAGATGTTAAAGCTACTAAAGAAATTTATTTAAGTGATGAATTAGAACATAGTAGTGGTGAGATCATTTATATGGAAAATAGACGACCTATCATACGTTCTTTTGATCAAGTCGAAGAAATAAATATTATATTCCAGTTTTAAGGTAAATTATGGCAGAGCAAATTAAAAAACAAAGAATAGATACTGGTCAAGCTGGTGATGCGTCAACTGGTGATAACTTATACGAAGGTGGTACAAAGCTTAATCAGAACTTAGACGCTTTGTATAATACATTTGGTGATATTAGATTATTTGATGAACAAGAATATGGTGTAGGTTTACAAAAACTACACGCTACTAGTTATTATCAAAAATATCCTATTGAATATTATACTAGTGGTCCAGTAGAAATTGGTACTATGCATGATATTGATACAACGGATAATCCATTAACCGCTACATTACCAAATGGTAAACAGGGTGAAATGGTTGTATTCAGAGATAGTATCGGTTCTTGGGATATTAACCCACTTATAGTCGCGCCGCAACAAGGTGAATCGATAAATGGTTCTAGTAATGCAGTAGAATTTGAAAACATTTATTCTAAAGTAATATTCACATGCGTTAACGACGAAGTAGGTTCGGTAGAATGGACGTATAAAATAGAACCCATTAGTGGCGATTATTCAGTACCAGTTAATTCTACTATCGAAGTAACGAATGTAATTAGTCAAACTATGAATCTATTCAATAAAGATTTATACAATGGCGTTAAATTAATGATTTATTCAAGTGACTTAGACGGTAATAACAAATCGATTTCAGAATTATTAATGTTAGTTGATGACGATGGAATCATTACCGACGAATATTCTATTATTGAAAAGGGTAATAGACCGTATTCCGTAGAATGGACGTTATCTGGTAATAATGTCATAGCTAATATATTTACGACATTAAGTAGAATTACATTTACCGTAAAAGTGATTGAAACAATTAAGGTTGAATCGTGAAACAGCAAATTAATTTAGGTAGTACCGTAGACGATGGAACAGGTGATTACATTCGTCGCGGTGGCGAAAAGATAAACGATAACTTTAACGATATATATGGTGAATTAGGTGATAGTTCACGTGTATTCAGTGCGGGTGCTTGGCATTTAGTAGACAGTTCTAATACTGCGACACTAAGTGCCGATTTCGGTCGCTCGTATGTTATTGATACGACTACATCACCAGTAGTCGTTAATTTACCTAACGGTGATGCTACTGATTACGGTAAGGTGATTAAATTACGCGATGTATGGGGTAATTGGAATGAGAATGACGTAACAATATATCCAGCTAGTGGTGATACAATTAAAGGTTCAAATAACCCATTTAATTTAAATCGCAATTGGCAAGATGTTGAATTAGTTTACGTCAGTCCTAACCGTTGGGATTTTATTGATAATAAATTGATTGATAAAATTACGGTATCCGATATTCCTACCGTAGCTAAGAGAGAATATATTGTTGAAGTAGACGGACAAACCGATTTTACTGATATTTTCCCAATAGCATACGATATTAATAACTTAGAAGTTTATAAACGCGGTAACTTATTATATTACGGAAACGAATTAACGGATGATTCTGATTACGGTTCTATGGCTGATCCAGAAGATCCGCAAGTAACTGGAATTGTAGCCTTAGATGGTAATACGATTAGATTACGCGAACCTTTAAATACGGGTGACGTTATTACGTTCGTTAGTTATTCTGACAGTCTTACTAACTTTAGAACATCTTACAATAAAGAAACCATAAAGGTATTTGATTCTAGTGATACTATTGAACAAGATACAAGTCAAGAAATCGTTGTGGTAAACGGGTTAAGCGATAAGAAAATTTGGACATTACAAGATTTTGGATTGTCTGAATTAGCCCACGTAAACCCCAACTCATTTGAATTACATTTAAACGGTCGCGAATTAACATCTAGTAGTGAAGTAGGCGAACCAAATTTTGTTTGTGTCGGTGCTGGTGGTAGTGACGAACAAACGTGTATTTCAAACGGTGGTGAATGGTTACCAACGTCAGAGGACTTTACTTTATTACAAAACCAAGACGGTAAATATGACCGCTTTTATATCATTCAAGGTTTTGAAAGTGGCGATATCGTTACTGTTAAATGGTTTGATAATCAAATCGGAACATTAGAACAATGGGAAGGTGTAGGCGGTATAAAAGAGAAAGCCGAAAATGTTTTCATGAATACCGAATATCGTTTTAACCGTAGTGGTAAAATTAGATACATCGATCCTGAAAATCCATCACCAAGTAATACTGAACAAGTCGCTGGTGTTGAAAGTAATGTTAGGTTTGCTGATGTTACATCATTTTTAGAATCTATATTTCCTGTTGGTTCTGTTTATACTAATGCAAATAACCCTAATAACCCTGCTGATTACATGGGATTTGGTAAATGGGTTAGATATGCAGAAGGTAGAACAATTGTAGGTTGGGATTCTAGTACAGATCCTTATAACCCGTTATTTGGTCTGAATAATAATGATTTAGACGAAAACGAAGTACCTAGACACACCGCTGGTGGTACTGTTGGTTCGACTAGTGTTGAATTAGACGCAACTAATATACCAGAATTAACAAGCGGTGATAGTGTTTTGGTGGTTGACGAAAACGGTGGTGTGGTTATCGGTTCTTGTCAAGATGATCCCGATAGTGGTCCCGCGCTTAGAAAATATAGAGAAAGTCAAATAAACGTTAATGATGGTGTACAAAATCCTAATGATATATCAGTCGTACAACCGTCTATTACAGCTTATACATGGGTTAGAACAGAATGAGTGATTATATCAATAATAACGCATACAGTAAATCTAGAGAAGGCGCTAAAGTCTTTTCTAGATTGGCTAATACGTTGCAATACGAACAGGATAATGTACCCGCTGGTATTATCGGTGGTACGAATACAGTAGGTTCTACAAGTCTAGAACAAGCTAAGGCTGGTATTAAATATCCAACTATCCAAGCCGCTATCGATGATATAGCAAATTCAATGGTTATACCAGTTAATGGTATATTAGAAACCACAGAAGATTTAAATCCAGCGGGTAGCCCATCGGTGGAGCGTTTAACATTCACTGGAACGGCTAGTAGCGATAATGTATTAGTTTACGGTTATAAAATACCAGTCACCCAAAACGATGACAATGATACGGTTACTACAAAGGTTACTAACTGGTTTAATACTAACTTAGTAGCTAATGGTATTTTAATTTCAGATATTAATGTGGTGTCAACTAATGTTATCGAAATCGAATTTTTGGATAATAGAAATCATGAAGAAACTAGTGATTCTAATAACGGTATTACTATTACTGGTGAACGTGTTGTAGATGCTCGCGGTGGTTTTGGTACATGGATTAAATTAGGCGAATACGAAAAATTTACAGGCGTAACCGTATACGCTTGGAAAAGAACATCATAAGGTTTATAAATGAGAAATAATAATATAGACAAACACATTAGCGATGCCGCGTATAGCGTTTCTATTGATCCGACTAATACACCATTCGCTAGTAATGTTACTGATTTACAAAGTGCTTTAGATGGTCTTGGTAGTCAAGCTTTAGATGGTGGTCTTAATTATGCCACCACTTCTGAATCTGGTTTAATTTTATTAGCTACCGAATCTGATATCGACGATGGTACTGATACTTCTAAAGCGGTAACACCATCACTGTTATCATATGCGTTGGATCAACCGAATGCAACCGAAACTAATGTCGGTTGGACTCGTTATGCAACTGATACAGAATCGCTTAACACAACATTTGATACAGCGGCGACAACACCGAAGAACGTACATTACATTTTTGATAACAGAAATGCCGATCAAACTACATACGGTACTGTTAGGTTTTCTTCTTCGGCTCAAGCCACTGGTGGTACAGATAATACAACGGCGACAACACCATTACGTGTTAAAGAAATGATCGATACGTTTACTGATACTGTCGCTACTGCTACCGAAAGCGTTTCGGGTAGTGTTGAATTAGCTACGGTTACCGAGACAAGCGCGGGAACTATACGCGATGGGTTCGCTATCAGTCCATATACGTTCGCTAGAGCTAACGCAAGCGAATCAAACTTTGGTACTGCTAGAGTTGCTACCCAATCAGAAACAAACGCCTTGTCGAGCGATACACGCGTTATTACGCCATTAAAATTAAATGGTCTTAACGCTTCAACGACTCAAAAAGGTTTAGTTGAATTAGCAACCGATAATGAAGCGTTTTCAAAGAATAGAAACGATTTAGCTGTTACACCCGCAAATTTGGATTTCTTAAACGCTACGACAAACGATAAAGGTTTAGTCGAATTAGCTGGTACACAAGAAGCTAAAGATTTAACAGATTCTTCTAGAGTTATTACGCCAGCGGCGTTGAATGCGGTACGTGCTACTGCTACTGATGAAAGTCAGTTTGGTTTAACTCGTTTGTCGAATACGTTGTTTTCATCATCACAAACATCGGCTTTAAGTAGTTATGGAGCTAGTCAATTAAGACAAAGAGTTGATGATTTAGAAAATGACATTCAAGGATGGGAAGAATATTACAACGCGGGTACTGGTAGAAGTTCATCAAGTGTAATGTATGTACCGAAAGGGGATATCGACGGTTACGAATATGCTATCGTTTACATTAATAACGCTAATACAGTATGGAATGTAGGCGGGTTTTATAGCTCTAAATTTAATAACGGTAACATCAATGGATTATCTAATGAAGGATCGTTCTATAATTATTCATTACAACGTTTTGAACTACCCGCTAGCGAGGATAAGTTTATTGTAATTATGCGTAGACGCATTCCTTGGTTGTAAATATAAATAAAAATAAAAGGTTACATAAATGATTACGCAAATAAATGTAAACAGTATCCCATATGTACATCTACCAGAAACAGGTGGTCAAAGTCAAGTACAATGGTTACAAAACGGCGAAAAACCGCTGAGTGGTGGTAATACGCCTAATGAGTATATAGATTATAGCGGTAGATTAAACCGCGTACAATGGCAATTATACAACGATATTAAACAAAATGACACTAATATCAATTCTATTACTGTTAAATTGAATGAAACTATTGTAGAAGTTAATTCTCTACGTGATCTATTTGACGGTATCGGTGATTATACACAATTAATTACTGCGGTAAACGATTTATCTACCGATGTTGGTAATTTACAAAATTATACATCGGATAATGATGAAAATATCAGTTTTATTAATTCTAGTTTAGATACTATCCAACAAAACTACGATACTTTAAGTAGTCAAGTTTCTGGTCAAACTGGTACGATTAATAGTTTAAGTTCTGATTTATTTTCTGTACAAGATAGTTTAGGTACTAGAGTTACAGAGGATGTTACCGACCGTTCTGGTTTTGAGGATATTTATTACATCAAAACTGAAATTGGTAATTATACCGATTACGATATTAACGGTAATGTAGAATTAGCTAACGCCGCTACTGGTATTAAATCGCGTATAGAATCAATATCTACAAGTGTTAATAGTAATGAATCGGCTATCGAAGATAATCAAACTGATATCACTAAACTAAAACAACAGGTAGGTAGTGATGAACTAGGTTCGGAAACTGGTTTAGAATTACGTACTAAAGTATTAGAAACTGAAATCGAACGTATGCTTTCATATGGCGGTATTCGATTAAGTGTTAATAACAGCCAAACCGCTATCAATCAAGCGGGTGTATTCGTTCCTATGGTAATCGATGATACCGTTGAAATGAGTGTTAATAGAAACGTTACCATCGGCGCGGAAGAAGAAACAGCGATTATCGCCACTACTGGCGGTGCTTATGTAGTACATGCGAGTGTGTTGTTAAAAAATACTAATTTGAATAACCAATGGGCTGAATTCCAAGTTTACAAAAACGGATTACCAACGGGTATTAACGCTTACGCACGTTTGTACAATGACGGTCGTGGTTATTTAGATATGGCTGAACCTATTTTACTAGAAGATCAAGATGAAATTGGATTACGTGTAACATTAAGTAATACTACTGGTAACGTAACTATCGAAGATTATTCGTTGTTTATTTCTCCAATGTAAGGTGATATATGATAAGTAATACATGCAATAACCCACAACAATTAAAAGATTTAATACTAAGTCGTTTGGGTGCGCCTATTATCCCTGTTGAAGTGACGCAAGATCAAATATATCACTCTATTGAACAAGCAATTGAATTATACGGTCAATATCATTATGACGGTGTTAGAAAATCGTTTATAACGATTAGCGGTTCTAATGATGATAGTCGTCAATATACGTTTGATTTATCCAATTATCCAGTATTTGCGGTAACCAACGTTTTACGTTCTGATTCAGCATCTAATTGGACTATGGATGGTAATACTACTTACGCATGGGTTACAGACTTTCTTAATGGATTAACCACTGGTGCTAACACTGGTGGTGTTCATTATTACAGTCCTTTATCTGGTGCTGGCGATTTATCTACATACAGTATGTTAATGTCGTATACAAAATTAATGCAAGACTTATTAACGCCTATTCCTATTTGGGATTTTGATAATGGTAGTAAATTATTCAATGTTCCTGATGGATTGGGTAAAGGCGAAGCGTTAATGTTAGAAGTATATATCGCGACATACGTAGATAGAAGTGATGCTGAATTATCAGTGGGTAACGCTAATATTGGCGTAACCGATTCCTTAGCATCTAGTAATGATGTTTGGAATAACCCAAATAATCAATTACAAAGTATTGGCGTTAGTGAAAATACAGACTTAGACCAGAGAAATGTATATAACAACCGTTGGGTTAAAGATTATTCTACCCAATTAGTTAAATATATTAATGGTGTTGTTTTATCTAAAAACCAAGGCATGAACCTTCCCGGAGGTATTCAAATCGACGGTAGGACTATGATGCAAGAATCGAAAGACGAATTAGATAAAATGAAAGAAGAATTATACGAATTGCAAGCACCTTCACCTATCATGATGGGGTAATATGGATAATAATTTATTCGCCCAATTAGAAAGTGGATTGGGATTTAACAAAACAAGAGAATCTAGCGTAACTAATCCTTACGCTAGTAATTTCGATCATGTAAATCAACAACAATTACATGACACGTTAGTAGCACAATCAATCAATTGGTGTGGAGTTGAATGTTTCTATTTAAAAAGAGAGATAGTTGATTTTGATAATTTCTTTGGTGAAGCTCCGAATAGTTCATTTAAAGAAGCTAAAAAAATATCCATGTATGTCGAAAACTTTGAAGGCTATCAAGGTCAACAAGACTTCTTTGATAAATTCGGATACCAAGTTAATGACGAATTGACTTTTACTATTAATCCGAAAACGTTCGCTATACAAACTGGTATGGATGAACCAAGAGAAGGTGACTTAATTTTCTTTAAATTAGGTAAAGATTTATTTGAGATTAATTGGGTAGAACCTGATACACCATTTTTCCCATTAGGTAAAAACCCTATGAGAAGTGTTGTAGCACAGAAATTCACTTATAGCGGTGAGCAAATGGATATACAAACCGTTGAGGATGGTACACCATTCGATGTATCTCAATTTGAATTAAGTAGTGTCGAGTTGATAAATAATATAGATGGTCAAAACGATACAACTAATGGCGAAGAAAGAGAACAATTAAAAAATGATTCAGATTACATTGATGATTTCGAATCAATTAATGGTAAACATTCGCCATTTTCAGAGGATTAATTATGCTTGGTAAGAAGTTTTATTATAAATGTATCAGAAATTATACCCAATTGATGGGTGTTTTATTTTCTGATATTCAAGTGTTAAGAGAAAGGCAAGATGGGAATCGTTATATCGACGTTCCCATTACATATGCTAGTAAAGAAAATTACGCTAGAAAATTACAATCTAGATTAGAACAAGCTAATACAAACGGACAAGCTAATATCCGTACTATTTTACCGCGTATGAGCCTAGAAATTACTGATATGGCTTATGACAGCCAACGCAGAGGTAATAACGTAGTAAGAAACGCTAAATACAATTCTGACGGTAAATATAAAGGTTTTTATAACCCTGTTCCGTGGAATATTACATATACATTAAGTATATGGACACGACACGAATCAGACGCTTTTCAGATAGTAGAACAAATAATTCCATTCTTTGATCCGACATACACAGCAAAGATAAAAGAGCATGTTGGTGATAGCGTTGTAGATAGAAACGTAGATATAACTTTATCATCCGTAATACCACAAGAAGATATTATGGGTGCACCAGAAGAACAACGTAGAATTGAATGGTCTATTATTTTTATACTTAAAGGTTATATTTATCCACCAGAGATTGATTTTGATGGTGTTATTAAGCGTGTATATTTAGATTTTTATGGTAATACGGTCAATGAATCTGATAAAGGTAATTTCGAATCGTATGATATAGAATCGTGCGACGATCAAAATTCCGCATCCAAAAAATCTATGAGTGAAAACGAAGAAATACCAACGGATAGTACTATTCGTGGTCAAGGTGGCGAGTGTATAAACAATGAGTGAATTTAATATTGATCAGTCTAAAATGTTAACGGAATTAGCTGAATACAGTATAGAAAACGAACCGTTAGAACCATTTAAACTAATGGAAATACAATCAGATCATGAAAGTCAAGATAGTGAGTTAAACCAAGATTACGAATTATCTAGAACTAATTTAAACAAAGTAGAACAAATGGGTTTCGAAATGTTAAAAAATGCTTTAGAAAATGCTCGTAATAGTGACGCTCCTAGACAAGTAGAAGTATTTCAGCAATTAAAAACAAATGTCTGACTTACAATCTGATAGACTTGATATACATAGTAAATACAAAAAAATAAAAAATGATAATGGCTCTACAAATAAAAGCGGTGAGAATAGTACTACTATAAACGGCGAAACCGTTGTATTCACTGGTACGCCAGCGCAATTAATGAGTCAAAGAGGTAGTAATACTGATGTTAAAAGACAAGAAAAGGAAGTTAACCCGAAAGAAGATTGACGGTGTATGGTGGTATAAGTCTAAATGGGATGACGAATATTATCCAGAAACTTATCAAGACTATGTTAAGAATTTTCCTATTGAAAAAGTCGATCTTCAATCGAGAGATTCTAGTAATTTCCGAACGTTCAAAAATAAAACAAATAAAAGAACGCGTTATCGTGGTCTACCTAATTTAAAACGCGCCAATATAATTACGAATTGGACGCAAGAAATGATAGATGAATGGGAACATTGTCGCGATGATATTGTTTATTTTGCAGAAAATTATTGCGTCATCGAACACATCGATTGGGGTAAAATCCGTGTACAGTTAAGACCGTACCAGAAAGAAATCCTTAGAATATGTAACGATAATCGTATGACTTTACATAACCTATCACGTCAGTTAGGTAAGTCAACTGCGATAGCTATAATGCTAGCCCATTATATCACATTTAATGAATCTAAAAACGTAGGTATTATCGCACATAAAGCGAGTATGTCAACCGAAGTTTTGGATCGTACTAAACGTGCGTTGGAATATTTACCCGATTTTTTACAATCGGGTATTGTCGAATGGAACAAAGGTAACATTGAATTAGAAAACGGTTGTAAGATTAGCGCGTTCTCAAGTAAACCTGATTCTGTACGTGGTGAATCGTTCGCTATGTTGTATATCGACGAAGCCGCGTTCATTGATAATTGGGAAGAAATTTGGAAAGCAATTTTACCCGTAATCTCGTCTGGTCGTGAATCTAAAATTGTCATGACTAGTACACCAAATGGTATGAATCATTTCTACCATTTATATACATCATCTAGGGATGGTAAAGGTAGTTTTAAAACGTATGAAGCTCGTTGGCATAGTGTAAAAGAACGTTTATATAACTCTAACGATGTTTTTGATGACGGTGAGGAATTTAAAGAAAATGCGATCGCCGATAGTTCTAAAACTATATTCGCCCAAGAACACGAATGTTCATTTCAAGGTGCTTCTAATACGCTTATCGATGGGTACATTCTATCTCGTTTGAAACATCAAGACGTACTAGACAAAGACGGTTTTTATCAATTTAAAGAACCAGAAGATGGTAGGCGATATTTAGCATCGTTGGATACGTCAGAAGGTCGTGGTCAAGATTATCACGTACTTAATATAATTGATGTAACAGAATTTCCATACGAACAAGTTGCTGTTTATAGATCAAATACTTTATCACATTTATTATTACCTAATATAGTGATGAAATATTGCATGATGTATAACAACGCTTGGGTTTATATTGAATTAAATAGTACAGGAATTTCGGTAGCAGAAAATTTATTTATGCACTTAGAATATGAAAATGTTATTTGTGATAATGATACAGATCTAGGATTTAAACAAACTAGAAAAACTAAAGCTATCGGATGTAGTACATTAAAAGATTTAATCGAAGAAGGTGTTTTAAAATTAAACCATAAAGATCATATCGACGAATTAAAAGACTTTATCCAAAAAGGTGTTAGTTGGGAAGCTAGAGAAGATAAACACGACGATTGTGTTATGTCTTTAGTTGCATTCGCTTATCTATCTTCTCAAGAACGTTTTAAATATTATGCGGAAATGGATGACAAACATTTAGCAGAAAAAATATTTAAAGACACAGTGGATGAAATTACTGGTTCTACATTCTTTGTAGCTGTTGCTAATGGTGTTGATGATTATGAAAATGATTACGAAGAAGATGATATTGAATGGTATGGAATTATATAACTAATTTTTTAACACTAAATAATAAATATAATTGATAGTAAAATAGGATAATAACAATTATGGCACAATTAAGTCCGGGAATTAATACAAGAGAAACTACTATCACAAGTAGCATTGTTAGGGCTTCAACTGGTCGTGCGGCAATGGTTGGTAAATTTAATTGGGGTTCAGCATATCGTACTGAACAAGTTACCCAAGAAGCCGACTTAGTAAGCCGTTTTGGTCAACCTGACAATTCAACTTATGAATCAGTATTAAGTGGTATCAACTTCTTGAAATATGGTAGCGATTTACGCGTTGTACGTATTTTAAATGAAGATACCGCTAAAAACGCAACCGCTATTTACGAAACTATTTCATACACAATCGCTACCGCTGGTGACGCTTATGCGGTCGGTGATACTGTTACAGTTCGTCGTGATGGTGCGGTAGTCGAAGAAAATGGTAAAGTAACAGAAGTTGACACAGACGGTAAAATTCAGTCTGTATACATTCCAAACGCTTCTATCATCGCAACCGCTAAAGAGAATGGTGAATATCCAGATTTAAGCGCGGATTGGACTGTTGACGTTGATTCTAACATCGGTACAGGTGCGAGTATTACCACATTAGGTATTGTAACTGATAGCGGTCTATTAACGTTAAATGATGAAGATGCGTTAGATAAAATTAACGGAACATTTTCAGAACAATGTAAAGCAATCGGTATCCCTAATTTAAGCGCTAAATACGCGGGTACTTTTGGTAACCAAATGAGTATTGAAATCGCTTCATACGCTGATTGGCAAGCCAATGATGGTATCGTTGAATTAGAAGAATACCCAACTGGTAATACACGTACAGTAGATTTTAGATCTAATTTCAGCTTTGGTCCGATTAATTCAAACCAATATGCGATTATGGTACGTCAAGGCGAAGTAATACGCGAAGCGTTCATCATTTCTACACAAGAAGATGATCGTGACGTTTACGGAACAAATATCTACGTAACAGATTACTTAGATAACGGTAGAAGTCAATTCGTGAATGGTAGCGCGTTGAATTTCCCTGATGGTTTCAGTGGTATTTTACGACTACGTGGTGGTAATAGTGGTACTGATGTATCAGCTAGTGAATGGCAACAAGGATGGGATTTATTTTCTGATCCAGACACAGTATACGTAAACTTATTAATCGGTGGTACATCCGCTGGTGAAAGTGTTGATATCGCATCAACCGTACAAAAATATGTTGCGGGTATTTCGGAACAACGTTTTGATTCGTTAGCACTTATTTCTCCACCAAGAGAATTGATTGTAGGTCTACCATTAAATACCGCCGTAGATAACCTAGTCGCATGGCGTAAAGGTGTGGACAGTCAAGGTCAACCAGTAGACGATAACATGAGTTACGATTCTAGTTATATCGCTATTGACGGTAATTACAAGATGCAGTACGACAAGTACAATGATGTATATCGTTGGATGCCTTTATCTGCTGATATCGCGGGATTATGTGTCTACACAGACCGTGTAGAAGCTCCGTGGGCTTCTCCTGCTGGTTTAAATCGTGGACGTATATCAGACGTTAGGAAACTAGCAATAGAGCCTAAGAAACCACATCGCGACCGTATGTATCAAGTTTCTATTAACCCTGTATTTACATACGATGATGGTTCTGGTGTTGTTCTTTATGGTGATAAAACAGGTTCACAAAACCCTACACCATTCGATCGCATCAACGTACGTAGATTATTCAACTTACTGAAAAAATCTATTGGGGAAAGCTCGAAATACAAATTATTCGAAATTAACGATGAATTCACACGTAATTCATTTAAGAGTGAAGTATCTGGATACTTATCTAATATCAAAAACCGTAATGGTGTAATTGACTTTAGAGTTATTTCCGATACATCTAATAATACACCAGATGTAGTAGATAGAAACGAATTTGTTGGTACGATTTACATCAAACCACCACGTTCTATTAACTTCATTACTCTTAATTTCGTGGCTACCGATACAGGTGTTAATTTTGACGAAATTATTGGACAGGAATAAGGTATAATCGATGGATTTATCAAACGTAACAAACGCATTTGAGTCGGGTGATTTCGCCCGACCAAACCTATTCAAAGTTGAAATCCCATACTTAGGTCGAAATTTCGAATTTAAGTGTCGTGCGGCATCTATGCCCGCTTCAACTACTGGTGAGGTCATCGTATCATACCAGAATAGGAAAATCAAACTAGGTGGTGATAGAACCTTTGATCAGTGGTCTATAACAGTCTATAACGACGACCAACACGATACACGTCAACAATTTATTGATTGGCATAATCAAGTACATGGTTTAGACAACAACATCACAGGCGAAACACCAGAAACTTATAAAAAAGAAGCTGTTGTACGCCAATACAATCGTCGTGGACAAGTAACGCGCTCTTACACAATTTATGGTTTATTCCCAACTAACGTTGGCGAAATCGCCTTAGATTGGGATACAAATGATGAAATTCAAACATTTGAAGCGCAAATGTCGTACGATTGGTGGCAATAAATAATAGTAGGAAGCCCCTTAAATGGGGCTTCAATCGAATATAAGGAATATTATGGATTTATCAAATTTAGTACCACCATTTTTACAATTCTGGACTAAGAAAGGTGTTGCCGACGAATCTGAAAATGATAGTACGGCTATGTCTGAACCGATGAACTCGGATGGTGCAACGGAATATCAAAAATATGATGGTGTTGGTGGATATAATTCGATTAACTACGCGTTTACACCAAGAATTGAAAATACAAAACAGCTTATTAAACAGTATAGAACAGTCGCTTCAAATCACGAAGCTGATGACGCTATTCAAGAAGTTGTAGATGACGCAATTGTTCATGAATCTGGTCAAGAAACTATTGCATTAGATTTAGAAGATACCGATTTTTCTGAAAGTATTAAACAAGCTATTAGAGACGAATTCGCTAATATTCTTGATTTGTATGAGTTTTATAAAGAAGGTTCTAACTTATTCAAACGTTGGTACGTTGATAGTAGAATCTATTTTGAAAAAATCTTACATGAAAATAAAAACAAAGGCATTAAAGAATTACGATTAATTGATCCGACGAAATTAGAATTTGTCAGAGAAATTAATAAAAAGTCTATTCATAACGTAGATGTTGTTACTGGTTATAGAGAATTCTTTGTATATAACAATAGTAACGCGTTGGATATGCGTTGGGCTAGTTATATTTCATCAAGCGGTAGAATTGAAATACCAAAAGAAGCAATTGTTTATTCTCACAGTGGTTTAACTGATGTAGATGGTAAAACAATTATCGGTTATTTACATAGAGCGATAAAACCTGTTAACCAACTAAAAATGTTGGAAGATAGTTTAGTAATTTATCGTATAGCTCGCGCTCCTGAACGTAGAGTATTTTATGTAGATACAGGTAATTTACCAGATAAACGTGCTAATCAACAAGTACGACAAGTAATGAACGATATGAAAAGTCGTCTTGTATACGATTCAAGCAACGGTACTATAAAAACTAAAAGTAATAACATGACTATGTTGGAAGATTATTACTTACAACGTAGAAATGGTAAGACCGCCACCGAAGTAAGTACATTACCAAGTGGACAGTCGTTAGGTGATATCGAAGATATTACATTCTTGAATCAAAAAGTTTATCAATCTCTACGTGTTCCATTAAGTAGAATGCCAAGAGAATCGGCTGGCGTAGTATTTGATGGTGGTCAACAAATCACACGCGATGAACTAAAATTCGCTAAATTCGTTGACAGACTTCAAACACGATTTTCTACTATTTTTGGTGATCCTTTAGGTACAAATCTTGTTCTTAAAAAGACGATCACTAAAGAAGAATGGGATAAAAATAAAAATAGAATAAGATTCGATTTTAATAAAGATTCGTTCTTCGAAGAATCAAAAGAAATTGACATTATCGAACGTAGAGCTAGGGCGACTGATGCAATGCGTGAAAGCGTCGATAAATATTTCAGTAACGAATGGGTTATGAAAAATGTTTGGAAAATGAGCGACGAACAGATAAGTCAAGAGAAAAAGAAAATTTTAGAAGAACAAAAAGATCCTATATTCAAATCTGACGAAGAAGAACAACGTTGGTAACTGGAACGATTATGAAACAAAAAACAATAGCTGGTAAAGATACCGAAGAAAATAAAAAAGCTCGTAAAGCGACTAGTAAAGTTAAAGCCCCGCAAGGTAAAGGTACTAATAATAATTATAAACAACCTACTATTGCGGGCAAAGATACCGAAGAAAATAAAAAAGCTCGTAAAGCGACTAGTAAAGCTCCCGAACCACAAGGTAAAGGTACTGACAATAACGTTAAACAGCCTACTACCGCTGGTAAAGACACATCTAGTGTGGTTAAAAAGCTTTCGGAAAATCTATTTAATGATTTAACGCTTACTGAATCCGAGTTGAGTGAAATTAACGAAGCCAATTACGCTCAAAAAGCTAAAGATCAATTCATGTCTATGAAAAAAGCTAATATGTCGTCTGACGACATGGTAGATATCATGGTTTCTTTGGCTAAAAGTAAACAACCTAAAGATAGAAAAGTAGCCGAGGAATTAGCTGAATTGTTAGCTAACGATGGTCACATCGAGGAAGTCGCGGAAGCTATCGAACGTACTGTTTCATCTAAAGGTGAAATTACAAAACGTAAAGATAGAAAAACTCGCAAAAGACGCGCTACACAAACTACTGGTTTATCTAAATCAAAACGTAGACAAATAGCACGTAAAGCCGCACGTACTAAGAAGAAAAATCCTTCTGGACAACGTAAAGCCGCACGTAAAGCAAAAATAGCTAAACGTAAGCGTAAAGCGATGGGTATTAGTTAAAATTATAACAATAAATAAAAAGTATAAGAAATAGGAATAAGGTTTACTATGGAATTATTAGTAGAAACATGGTCAAACCCACACCTTAATGAATCTAATGCACCATCAAAAACTTTAGTTGAAGCTAAAGATAATGGTAAAGGTGCATTATATATCGAGGGTATATTTTTGCAAGCCGAAGTCAAGAATAGAAATGGGCGTATTTACCCAAAAAATGTTCTTGAAGAAGCTGTTGATTCTTACGTTAATGAACAGGTATCAAGTAAACAGTCTTTAGGTGAACTTAATCACCCAAAAAGACCATATGTTGATCCAAGCCATGCCGCAATTATTATTGAAAAATTGTGGTGGGAAGGCAATAACGTTATGGGTCGTGCAAGAGTCATCGAGGGCGATGGTGGTGCGGGTGACAAAACAGCGGCATTATTACGTGCTGGTTGGATTCCCGGAGTTTCATCTAGGGGATTAGGCGTTTTAGAAGAAAGAAACGGTACTAAATACGTTAAAGAAGGTTATAAATTGACTGTTGGTGTTGATGTTGTTTGGGGACCATCCGCGCCAGAAGCATACGGTAGAGCCGTTCAAGAATCTAATAGTCATGTTAAAGAAACTAATAAAGAATTTATTAAAGAATCTTCTGATAATAAAGATGATAACAGTTTCTTGGCTATTATGGAAGCCTTAAAAAAATGAATATAAATAACAATATAGAGATTGGAAAAAAGGTAATTCAAATATGAATAAGATTAGACAAATGCTTCTAGACGAAAGTAAAAAACAAGGCGCTGTTGAATTAGGCGATTTGTTTGAAGGTTTCGATCTTTCAGAAGATGTTAAAACTCAATTTTCTACTGTATTCGAATCTAGCGTTAATAAACGTGCCGTTGAATTAGCAGAAAGTAAAATTAACGAAATCATCGAAAAAGCTGATGAATATACAGAACAGCAAGCTAAAGAACTTAAAGAGTCAATGAGTTCACAACTTAATGACTATTTAGATTATAACGCTGATGAATATATGAAAGAAAATCAGTTAGCTGTTGAAAATGGTATTAAAGTTCAATTGTTTGATTCTTTAATGGAAAACTTAAAAGAATTATTCGTAGAACATAATATCACAGTTCCAGATGATAAAGTTGATGTTGTAGCTGAACTTGAAGAAGAAACAGCGGAATTATCAGTTACTTTAGATGGTCTTTTAAAAGAAAATAAATCTAAAGATGCTGAAATTGAAACATTAAATCGCAAAATCGCTATTAGCGAAAAAACTAAAGACTTGACCGAATCACAACGTGAACGTGTTGCTGAATTATCGGAAAGTGTACCATTTAATGAAAGCTTTGATTCTAAATTATCTAGCTTAGTGTCATTCGTTGAAAGTAACGACAAAGATTCTGACGATGAAGATGATAAAAAAGATAAAAAAGATAAGAAAGATGACAAAGACGACAAACAAATGGACGAAGGTTTGAATTACGGTAATAACAATACCAAAGCTACTAACCATAACGTTAGTTACGTAATTTAAACAACCCTTAATTTTTTGAATATAAATAATATTATAGAATAGATAATAAAAAGGTATTATTAGATGAATAAACAACAAAGCAAAAGACAATTAGCCGATAAGTGGAAAGGTCTTATTGAAGCGAAAGAAGCTGGTGAAATTGTTGGACGTTCGCGTAGCGAAATCGTAGCTCAAGTACTTGAGAATCAACAAAAAGACACCATGACCGATTCGGTTTATAAAGATGAAGGTTTGGTTGAAAGTTTCTCGGATTACATCAAAGAACGTCAAGAAGATCAATTAGACGAAGCTGTTGTCGGTGGTGATCACGGATATGACGCAGACAATATCGCTAAAGGTCAAACATCGGGTGCTGTAACTAATATTGGTCCCGCTGTAATGGGTATGGTTCGTCGCGCTATTCCTAAAATGATGGCTTTCGACGTAGCTGGTGTTCAACCACTAGATCAATCAACTGGTTCGGTATTCACATTCCGTTCAATGTACGGTAAAGATCCATTGGCTGGTGGCGCACGTGAAGCGTTTCATCCAATGCACGCTCCTGACACAATGTACAGTGGTGCTGGTGCTGATCCATCAAATACTTTTGAGGAATACAATTCAAGCGGTACATACACAGTAGGTGATATTGTATTCGTCGATTATGATGTAGTACAACGTGAATTCGGTACTGCGGAAGAAGTACCACAGTCTGGTAAACAATATTTCCAATTCGTACAAGACGTAGACGGTTCTACAACTGCTGTACCTGTTGAGGATTTATTTACCGCTGGTAACGAAAAAGTTGTTCCTATCGCAGAAGGTATGGCTACAAGCGTTGCTGAATTACAAGAAGGTTTCAACGGTTCAACTGGTAACCCTTGGAATGAAATGTCATTCCGTATCGACAAACAAACCGTAGAAGCTAAATCACGTCAATTGAAAGCTCAATACTCAATCGAGTTGGCTCAAGATTTACGCGCTGTACACGGTATGGACGCAGACGTTCAATTGTCAAATATGCTATCAACCGAAGTATTGCTAGAGATTAACCGTGAAGTTGTTAACTCAATTAACGCTCAAGCACAACCCGGAAAAACTGGTTGGACTAATACTACTGGCGCAACCGCTGGTGTGTTCAATCTAAGCGATAGCACAGACGTTAAAGGCGCTCGTTGGGCTGGCGAAGCATACAAAATGCTATTAGCTCAAGTAGATAAAGAAGCTAACGAAATCGGTCGTCAGACTGGTCGCGGTAATGGTAACTTTATCATCGCATCACGCAACGTAGTATCAGCGTTTAGTCAAACAGACGCAATGGTATCAAGTTCAGCGTTTGGTATGCAAGACGGTTCAATGAATACAGATACTAACCAAGCGGTATTCGCTGGTATCTTGAACAACCGTTATCGTGTATACATCGATGCGTACGCAACACACGACTACTTTACAGTAGGTTATAAAGGTGGCGACGAAATGGATGCTGGTATCTATTACTCTCCATACGTACCATTAACACCTTTACGTGGTTCTGACAGTAAAAACATGCAACCTGTAATGGGCTTCAAGACACGCTATGCGTTGTCAGTAAATCCATTATCTGATCCTGCTAAACCAATGCAGAAGATTTCAGACGGTTCGATTTTACAAGGTCTTGGACGTAACTCATATTTCCGTCGTGTAGCGGTTAAAGGTCTATAAGACAAATTACACTTGAAGAAAGGCTACCGTTTGGTAGCCTTTTTTATTGCCTGACAAATGAATTATAAATAAACATATAGAACAATAAAAGGTAATACTATGCAATATTTTATAGATAAAATTTTGAGTGAAAATGCTAGTATCGAAACTGCTCGTCCAGAATTGTTAGCTATTCATAAAAGAGCTATCAACACAGTTCACGAATCGATGGTTTCTATTCAGCAAACAACTAAACCTACTGCGACCGTATATGGCGCTAGGTATTTTTATAATACAGAAAATGGTAATGAATTTGAAGTAATCGATGGTGTTTCTTTCGGCGGTGTTTTAACTTACACTGATGTTCAGTCATTAGACGCTTACGACGAAGGAACAACTTATAATAGTGGTCAACGATTCAGATTAATTAATCGTCCTATCGAAGTTTTAGTAGATGGGTATCAAGGAACAGCGGTAACCGACGATGAACAAGCTAGAGCGCTTATCATGGACGGTATTTATAACAATCAACTAAGAATTGTTACTGATGGTGCTAGTCGTACAGATTACGATGATCCTAACAAAGATATTCAAGATGTTGGATTTATTTTTGATCGTTGGAATTGTGAAGTAAGAACACGCAAGTTCCGTTTGCAACACACATTAGAATTACTTAAAGAAATGCAAAAGGATCTTGATAGTGATCAGATCATTAGAAATTTGATTGCTATTGCGGTAGCAGAAGAAATTAACCTTGATATTATCAACAAGATTAATCTTATCGCCAAGAAATCAGATACCATTGATATTTCTGGTAATACAGATAGATTCTCGTCTGCTAATGAATTATTAAGTGATATTTCGACCGAAGGCGCTATTATCACACGACAAACTACTTACAAACCGACATTTGTAATTGCTAGTTCTAGTGTAGTAGGTCGTTTACAAACACTTAATGGTGTTAAGTCTAAGAAAGATGATAACGGTCGTACACGCTATTACATTGAATCTAGTGGTATTGAATTGATTATCGATAGATACGCTTTAGGTGATTATTACACTATCGGCGCTAAAGATGAACAAATCTCAATCGATGATGATGGTTCTGAAACAACAAATATGGTTGCACCATTGTATTTTTCTCCGTATAATTATGATGGTACGGGTATGAATTCATTTGCTACTGTTACTGATCCTAAGTCTTTACAACCTGTATTAGTTTCTACTACTCGTTATGGTTTATGTGCGAGTCCGTATTCTAATACTAGTGATAATGATAAAGGTGAAGTAATTGATGGTGAAGATTGGGTTAACTTGGCTGGTTCATGTGAATTAGCACGTTCTAAGCGAGTTATTCTGTAAGTAAAAAGGCTACCAAACGGTAGCCTTTATTGTATGTGTAATAGTCTGTTTATGCCACAAGAGTCTAATACTCTATTATTTGGTTTGTCTACTTTATAGAAAATAAACATATCGTTTTGATATCGACCACTATCTTTTCTTTCACTCGGTGAGTGTATATTGTAATACTTATTTTTTGTGAAATTAATTTTAAATTCGTCGAGATCGAATATTCTATCAAAATACTCGTCGTTTGTATGAGGTTTATCTTTACAAATTAAATAAACGTTGGTATGGGTTTTTAAAAAACACATAACAGAATCGTACGATGATTTATCATGTATAATACTACTGATAGTAAGTCGTTCCCTTTCATTTCCTGACAATTTAACTGTATACACACCATACAAAATACGTTTCCAGAATTTAGACACCTTACATTCTATAAATTCTTTTTTATTTCCTCGTAGCCTATCTAAAAACATAAACCAAATATCCTCATTTTAATAAATTTTTTAATATCTTCTTCATAGTATAAATTATAAACAGGAATATTATACATTTTTGCTATTTGAACAGCCGTATTAGTACCGCCTTTTACATGAATGCTGTTTTTCGGTTCAGCATAACACACTAAAACATCACTAGGCGTATCTAAATTCAATCCTAAGACCTGAAATGCGTTACGGTAGTGTAACCGTCTAGCGTATTCATCTAAACGCTTTACATGCGGTCTGAGGGATTCTACTAATAATTTAGCTTTTTCAAATTGAAACTCATTACCTAGTACGTGGTACTCGTCTCTTACTCTATTAATTTCAGATACAAAAATGCGTTTACTACGACTATTTTTCCAAGCCATTGTAAACGCATGATCTGAACCTACGGCATCACCTGTACGCAAATCATGTTCTTTCGCGTACAGGCTACCATATTCGACGATTATTTTTTCTACACGTGTAGGTAAATTTCTTGAACCCACACCAGTAATTATCATCCAGCTACTTTAACCTTTGATTCGGTGAATTTGTAGAATCGGCTATTACGACTTTCGCGGACTAAGCACTTTCCATCTTTTCGGATGTAGTATAAGATTGTCGCTACATCTTTAGAATGTTTACAATCCTCAATCGCTTCTGCGCTCCATTCGCGTTCGATTACTCGATTATTCTGAATTTCGTCGATTACCCAATAACCTACATTAGCGTATTCACCACCATAGCGTTTATCGGTGAAAGTTAAATTGAATGTAGGACGAAAATCTTCTAATTCGATTTTTGATTCATCTACTTCTGGTTTGTCGTCTGGTTGTTCTTCTGGTTTGTCGTCGGAATCCAAATTTTCAGAAGATTCTCCGTCTGATTGTTCTTCTGATTGTTCTTCTGATTCATCTTGGGTAGATACTTCTTTATCCAAGATTTCTTTATCATTTCCGTTTTCAGTTTTTTCGGATTCATTACTTTCGTCCTTATCGCTAGAATCTTCTTCGTTAGGTAAATCTTTAACATGTTTAGCGAATTGCTCTACCATGTTATCAAAACTTTTACGACGATCCAGTTTAATATCAAAACTTTTAGCGTATTCGTCTAACCCTGCTTTATCCTCGGTTTCCGAAAATTCTAATACTTTGTTTTCAATCTCTTTTGTAGGAAACATATTCCACCTTTTTAAATTACACGTTTAACAATATCACGCGCCGTTTCTTGTAGGCTTTTCGTGATAAATTTACGTTCTGGTTTATCTAAATCTTTAAAATTGGATTCGTTGTCTTTATCAAAGTCCTCAATAGCGTCTTGAATGAGTTCGCCCATCAATAGGAAAAACATTGATTTATCAACTTCACCTTTTTTACTTATAACATTATTTAGTCGATTTTCTGTAAGGTAGTCTACAACACCATCGATGTAGTATGTTTCATTTTCTGATAATTCACGCGGTTTCTTTGGTTTTTTATCCGATTTAGCCTTTTCAGAGAACTTAGAATTCTTTGATTTGATAGCCATACGACTACCATTAGGCAACCAATGAGTAACAACGGGTTTCATCACAAAACCTTCTGCGATAAAAACGCCATATTTAGAATTAAAAATATTGTCTAATTGTAGAATATCTTTGAAACTACCACGTGCGATTTCTGGCGCACGTTCAATACCCAATGCATCACACAATGTAGTTAATTCGTCGTATGAGAAAAACGTTAATTTGTCTGGTTCATCATCACGAACAACGGCAATATCAAAACAAACAAAACGTTGTTCTTCTGAATAGTCAACACCTTTCTGAATATTACCACCACATAATTCACCATAGAAAATCAAATAACCATTTTCGTATTGACATTCTTTAATTTTTGGGTATACTACGCGATCCGCCTGTTCGTGATTAAAGAATTTTTCTTCACCAATAAACCCTGTACGTTTTGCCGAACGGATTTCACCACTACGACTATCCCAATAAATAGAGTAATTAGCTCCGTGTAATTTCTCGGTCGCTACCCATTCCTTATCTACTGCATCAGTAAAACGGATCTTTTGAATATATTTATTACGATAATGGTTTTCTAAACTTGGATACTTAAAAAATTTCATTATTTTTCCTCAATTACTGTTTCTAAAAATTGTTCGGTGGTTAAATCACCAAACAAATGTTTCTGCAACATATCTTTACGTATCACATGATTATACAATACGATGTGAGTATAATCAACATCTTTTAGTACTTCTTTTGGATCAACCTGTTCTACGCGAGATTTATCGTTTATCGCGTCTAAAATATAATCGACTAGGTTAGCTTTATCAAAAAACCAACCACAATTTACAAAAATTTGATGTACTACTTCACCATTTTTAATGAAGTGCATTCTGCTTGGTAAACTCATAATAACCTCATGTTTTTAGTTTTTAATTTAATAGTATACTAAATAATACAGTAATGTAAATTGAACGTCAAGGTATTTATTTTGGATATTAAAATAAAATTTGTTGACTATTCGTACGCCAAAGTAGAAGCGGAACAGCATATCATATCAGAAATGCGTGATTACTTTTCGTTTCGTATAGAAGGCTACAAGTTTAACAAAAAATATAAAATGGGTCTATGGGATGGTTACATTAGACCGATGGACTATCTAGGAAATCTACCCCAAGGATTGGTAGGACTAGCAAAGAAGTTTGCTAAAAACCTAGATTACACCATAGAGATAGACGAACAACTAGAACCAAAACCACATTGGTCTTGGGATGAATTTGAGAAATGGATCAGTAAATTTGATATTTATGATGGTGATAAAAGAATAACACCATATGAAGAACAAAAGAAATGTATATTTAATTTCTTTAATCAACAACGCTGTATAACAGAAATGCCAACGTCTGGTGGTAAATCTCTAATCGCGGCGCTGTCAGCCAAACGTCATTTCGAATTAGAAGATTCTAAAGTACTTATCGTTGTACCGACTGTATTACTAGTCAATCAGTTTACCGATGAATTAGTTAATTACAGATTATTCGACGATGAAGATATTCATAAAATATCTAGCGGTAAATCAAAAGTTAACGATAGAGCTAAAATTTATATCAGTACGTGGCAAAGTGCGATAAAACAGCCTAAATGGTGGCTAGAGCAATTTGGTATGTTGATTAATGATGAATGTCATGATTCTACTGGTAAATCACTTGACTCGATTATCAAGACGATGCGCCATACCAAATACAAACAAGGTCTTACTGGTACTTTACGTGATGGTAAAGCTAATATGCTTCAATACATCGGTTCTTTTGGTCATCCATATAAACCGACTACCACACGTAAAATGATGGATCAAGGTAAAATATCTAAATTAAAAATTAAGAGTATATTTATCAGATATCCATTAGAGGAATGCAAAGATTTTGTCGCTTCTAAATCAGATTATCAAAAAGAAATCAAGTTTATAAAGGAACACACCAAGCGTAACAATTGGGTAGCTAAATTGGCTACTAAATTGGGTAATAGGAAAGAAAATGTTCTAGTCTTATTCAAACATAAAGCGCATGGTAAAGATTTGTATAAACGAATACAAAGATACTACGGTAAGGATAAGGTTATATACGCAGATGGTGACACACATCAAAATGATCGTGATGAAATGAAGCGTATAGCCAATAGTGAAGATGGTGTGATAGTCGTGGCTAGTTATGGTATTTTATCGACTGGTGTAAGTATTAAGAAATTACATCACGCTATATTCGCACATCCGACTAAATCAAAGATTACAACGATTCAAAGTATCGGACGTATTTTACGTAAACATTCATCTAAAAGTGTTGCTGTTTTGTGGGATGTTATAGACCATTTAGCTTTACCTACCAAAAAAGGTGCTAAGAATAAATGGAAAAATCAAAACTACGCACTTAAACATGGTGTTGAACGTGTTAAGATTTATAATCAAGAAAAACACGATTACGATATTAAAACTATCAAGATCTAAAAAAGGGGCGTTAAGCCCCTTATGATGTTTAGTTCTTAATTAACTTTTATGAAGTCTAGTTATTTAATACCGTCATACCTATCTTTGATACTTGAATAAGTACGATCAAACTCTTGTCGCCTCATGATACTACCCAACCCTTCATTTTTCAACCACATCTTAGCGGCTCTTTCGGATTTGAATATTTTTATAGCCTTAGCGGTATCGTCATCATAAGCTACCCATTCAGACGAATTTGATTTCTCACTTATAAAATCTTTAAAACCTTTCATATACTTTCCTAATCAATTAATTGCGTTTCCGCGATAATATCACTACTTTCGCTTTCGTTTAATGTTGATTCATAATGTTCTTGATAACCTCGACATGCGCCACAACATACTTTAATACCACTTTCGGTAGTTTCTGTTAATTGTTCATGTTCGGTTTTACATACTGGACAAATTTCCATGCAACCCTCACTTAATATATTTCATCGCTAGTTCAGCGAATTTTGCTTTGTCAACCATTAAATCATGGTCTTTACTATATTTATTAACCATACCCATAGCTTGTCCGATTTTCTTGAATTCGTTATTCTCTAAGAACGAAATCATTTCATCTTCTGACATTGGTTTTGGTAAATAGTCCATAATCCATTTCGATTCTAAAAATAAATCACTGGTATCAATCTTACGCTGTTCATAAGACTTAATAGAATCTTCGATATTTTTCAGAAACTTTTTCAGTTTTTGTGTAATCTGTTCATCGGTAACTTCATTACGACCGAATGGATCTGCTTCACCGATAATAGTAGTCAATAATTTAACACGTAATTTATCTTCTGGTCGATTACCCTTAGCCAAATTTTTACGTGCTTGTAATTGATCATCTTTGATAATTTTAAAAATACTCACTTTCCACTCTCCAACATTCTCATATCAATTGCATTTTTAATACTGAACCCACGACTCTTGATAGCGTCTAAGGCGCTTTTACAAATATCTAATCTGATTCCAGCTAACTCTACACTAGAAAACGATCTTTGATACTCAATATCAGCTTCTAATACAGTTTTTATTTCACTACGTTCATATGCGTATTCGCATACTTCATCACTACGTCCGTTCAACCAGTCAAGTTTCTCTTTTTTGACTCTAGACAATGCCATATTAGCCTTTAACCATTCCCGCTTAACATCACTATAATAACGTAACCATTTAGCATACAACTTTGAATTGTCGGCGGCTTCGTTTAGTAACTGTCTAGTATCGACTTTTAAATCTTGCTCTAGTTCATTTAATAATTCTTCTCTTTTCATTACTTAATAATACCATATAAGTTCATAAAATTAAACGCCTATGGCGTTTACCGCGTAGCGGATTTTTTAACAGTTTACCTTATATATAATTATTATAGTAATAACTGTTAAAATTCGATTTAGTTATTAATATATAATAAAAAGTTATAAGCTATGTAATCAATTCTAAGGCTATAAAATAATTAATTAGTATGAACGCCTAAGTTAACTATAATATAGCCTTGTATACCCCAAATATTACGTTTAATGGACTATTTGAACGTCACCCACATCGATATATAATCATTATCGGCATGTTTTGGTACTTTAGCACAATTATCTAAACACCACGAAGGTAAATTACCTACTACACAATATCCTTTGAACGTTATACGAACAATTCGATTTACGATATAAATCAATTTACGTTTTTGTAGATTGTTTATAGTAGGTCTAAAAGATTCATCTAATTTGATACCACCTTTCGTTAACGCGGCAGATTTTAAGATAAATCTTTCTTTTTCGCTTAGTGACATTCTTGTTCCATTAAAATGTATGAAATGTATTCCGCGATTACCTTTCTACGTTGTTCTTCTGTTTTAGAAGTCCAACGATTCGACATACTTACACCATCTGGATCGTAGTACATCTTTAAATAATCGTTTTCACGCATATCGTGAAATATACCCAATAGTTCATGTAACATTTCTAAGTAACTATCAAATAAGTTACGTTGGTGGCGTTTACAAAATGTTAAATTCCACGTTAAATCGAAAACGGAATATTCCAATTTAGCTCTCCTTACGTTTAGCCATTTTTAATTTTTCTTCAAATACATCATCGGGTAAGTTTTCGATAGTACTTAGTGTGGTCACACCATTTTGTAGTACTAAAATCGATTTCTTACCGCCTAGTTTACCGCGATAATCATTATGTGTATGTTTCCAAATAAGGTTAATGTCTTTTTGATTTCGCATAATATCTCCTTTCTCAACGTTACAAACACATTATCGCATAGTACGATATAATTTGCAACCGTTTAGACACAAAAAAGCCCTGCATAAGCAAGGCTTTCGTTTTACACCATATCTGTTTTGATGTTAACACCCATTTTACTGAATGCTTTTTCTACTTTAGCGTAATCTTTATTCGAAGCGGTGTAGATCATATTTTCTAAACTATCTACATTATCAAACACGCCTTCTACCATTTTAGAAAACTTTTTGTAGAATCGTTTATCTTCGAATCTACCTTTAGTAACACTAAATGATGTTTCTAATTTACTACCTTTGTAAGTAAAATCCATTTCGATATTAGGCATATCAGCATCGGATTTAACTACTAATTTAGCTTCGATACTTTGAATTTCGCCTGATTCGGAATCTACTTTCATGCTACCGCGACCACGACTAGTAGATTCGTCTAATTGAAATCCATTCTCGCTAGAATTTTCTAATAGATCGGCAAATTTCTTCACTTTACATATCCTTTAATTTTGATTTAAGTGCGGCGATATCCTTTACTTTAAATGTTTTGAAATCATCCACATCAGCGTCTATGTAAAATAATTCTTTACCTTCATCATTAGGTTTTACGTAATACTCGGTATCACCTTTCTTAAATGCTACGTTAAAATTATCGCCTTTATCTAGGGTTTTTGGTTTCATACCAGCCCCTTTGATAGCATCGATTACATCATCGATAAGATTACTATCAGTTTCGGCTTCCGCAAGCCAATTCTTAAAATTTTTCATATAATCACCTCAATGATTATTTATTAACCATTATCGAATATAATGATTTAACTCGAAGTTGTTTGTTGTAGTACCGCGACCATATACCTGTACATGCAATTCTTTTCGTTGTCTTTTGCCGTTTTTGTATAGTGGCAAAGACCATCGAGTAGTTTTACCATCTTTTGGTCTTGATGAATGTATCCCGATAATATCCGCTACTTCTTCTGGATCGTATTGATATCCTTTCTTTTCGGTTTGGTCTAATGCAAAATTAACCGCGTCTGTATACGTATCGAAATAAATATCAGAAAATTGCGATTCGTTTAAAAATTCTTTGAACTTCTTAATCATTTTTTACCTCAAAATTTAAAATACTTATCCGAATAATTGGCACGATTATAAATATTTGCTTCTTCGTCACGTACTACGGCAATAGTTCGATCAGCCCAACGTTCTAACGCTTTTAAGATTTTCTTTTCGTCGCCGCGTGTTTTGCGGAATGGTATTTTTACCGAACCCATAGCCATATAAGAACCTTCTTCGGGATTTACGCTTAATGCTGAACGGCGTGTTTCGATAATAAATCCTTTCGGATCTCTGAATACTGTAAATCCAGTAGCTAAAGGATCATTACCAGCGATACCACTAGTTAATTCGCGTGTGTTACCGACTAGACCAACCCAAACCGAGATTGATTCAGTTAGATTATTACTAAATCGTGCGTAAACGTTACCATTGGGAAATTTACGTTTTAATAGTGTTTCAATATCATTGGCTAACTGTTTCATGTCTTGCGCTGATTCGTCTTTCTCATTTAAAAATTGTTTAAACTGTTTCATAAGTTCTCCTTTCCTTTATTTATATATTTATTATACAGAAATACCCTGTATACGTAAAGACTCTTTGCTTTCAGCGTATTTTTCTGGATTGTTGAGTAGGATTAGAGATTCATCGTACGCACCGCTAACGCTTTCCATACTAAAAGTAGTACCAAAATCGGTGTCTCCATAGAAAATCCTGATATCACCGTTATAAGCTTCTCTAATAACACCTATGATGTTCATTTCTTCGTCGTAAATGACGCGTCCGATTAATTTATACATTACTATAAAACTCCAATAATTCTACATTACGACCACCACGGATAATATTAAGAAACATGATATAATCTTCTTCTTTATCCTCGGTATCTCTAATACGAAATTCTCTGGTCAATTCAGTTTTTGGTTTACCTAACTGATTATAGTCTACTACGTAGTACTTTTTCAATAGGTAATCGTGAATTAAATTTGGAATACCTGAACTATCTCCGACAATTTCAGCGGGTTCTTTGTCTGGTAAGGTACTCTTTTTAGGCTTACGTGTTGATCTTTTTTTGGGTTTGGGTGTTTTCGATTTAGTAGATTTTCTCGGCTTCTTTGTAGCCTTAGTCTTTGGTTCATCTTTTTTCTTTGATTTTGTTTTAGTCTTTTTCTTTGGCTTAGGTTTCTCAACTTTTTCATCCATCAAATCATCCAACATAATCGTACCTCTCGCATAAACGTATTAGATTTTCTTCTGTACGTTTTAATAACCCAATAGCATGATGTAAATCGCTATGAACTCGATTCACTTCATGATCTTTAATATGTTCGTCTGGTTCGCCATTGGTTAATGATTGTAAACCGTTAGCCAATTGACATAATGTATCGATATCAAATTGCATAATCACCACTGATAAATTGTTAACATACCTAAAGCAAAAAACCCACAAAAGAATCCTATGAACAGGAAAAGGTATTTAAAGAATTGCTTGATATTATATTTAAATCCCATAGATATTCTCCTTAAATCAATTCAACAAACCCATGATAACAAAAAGCCCCTGCTTACGCAAGGGCTTTGTTTAATTATTTTTTACCAAGTTCTTCTAACGTATTCGCTATGTCTTTGTCGAATCTTAGACATTTAAAGATTGGCAAAAATACTTTATAAGGCGCTTCATCCTCACGAACATTTTTACGTGTCGTTACACCATTACATGTACCTTCGACAATCTTACCGATTAATTCGTGTCTTTTAGACCATAACAATTCGCGATCATATTCATGTCTATGTGCTAATGGGATACGCTCGCCTGTTTCCGCGTCCGTATCTTTATCTCTGAATCCAGAACCACAATTCACACGGATTTGACCACACTCACTTTCTAGAGTTACGCCACCGAGTTTATTCGGATCTTCTTCGTGTCGATATACGTCTACAATACGAAAATCAAAATCAATCACTTCTTTGAATTTGACTTGATGTTTACTGCGTGTGTCTTGCCAAGGTGCGTCAACGTTTTTTAGAATAATTCCTTCAAACCCATTGGCGATATAATTAGCTGATAACTCTTTAGCTTCGTCGATGTTATTAACAACATGTGATTCGATATAACTAATAGTTTTTAATTGGTTATCGCTAATAAAATCTTTCAATTCTTGAAAGCGATTCAGATATGGTAAAATGTATTTACCTTTTTCTTTGTATTTGGCTAACGGAACAATATCCCATGCTTCCATGTAAACTCGTCTTTCTTCTTCTGGTTTGATAGTACCTTTCAAAGATTTACCAACGATACCATTACCTGTTTGACGATCTTCTTCGCGTAAATCACCACTATAAAGTAACTCACCATCGATAACGCATTGGGTATCGATTTTACTTAATTCCTCTCGAATCGTTGGTAAGTCGAATTCATTACCGTTGCGGCTGAACATTGTAACACTACCATTATCGATATAGATGATACAACGTACACCATCAGCTTTCTTTTGTGCAATCGCTGGATATTCGATAGCTTTTAAGTTCTTTTCTTTGTATGGACGTGCCAACATTTGAGGAACTTTAGGAACTAACCCTTTCCATACTTTATTAGCGATAGAACCACTTGTTTTTACCCGTAAATCGCGCTTGAGTACCCGTTTAAGAACTTCTCTATCATCGGGTAGTAGTTGCATGAAGGTTTCGGATAAAAACTGCTGTGCTTCGTGTCCACGCATTTTATGTTCACATAGATTGAGTACAACACTTTCTAGTACCATTCCTAAATCGATTGTGAAACATTCTGGTACGTCTTTATCGTACTCAATCCATTCGGGATCGATTTTCTTAACGTTAAACGTGTAATTGACTTTATCATAAGTCAACTGAAACACGCGTTTTAATAACTCATTATCTTCATGTTTACGTAGAATCGATTCTTTTTCTTTGGTAGAGCTAGTCGATTCCAATTCATTCAAAATATCTAAGATCATTTATTTTCATCCATACGTTTTTTAAGTTTTTCGTACAACTCACCGCGATTGATACGTTCTCTATTGTAAGTGTAGTCTGATTTAGTCGCTCTAAATCGCATCCATTCATAATCTGGTTTCAGTTCTTTTAGAATATCCTCTAGAATATCCTCGAACTTTTCTACCGTGATAGATTTTTGTTTCACTTTTGGTTTTTCTTTAGTGGCTTCGATTATTTTCTTAGCCATGCTGATAGAATTTGTAATCAACGTATCGTCTTTAAATCCGCTATTGTTACAAATCAAACCACTAAGGATTGTAGCCGATAGTTGTTGTAAATTAGTAGTACCACTCATTGGTTTACCTCATAATAATCTGTATACGTTTGCTTTTGATATTTCCTAAACTCTTTCTTGAATAGCTTACTCAATTGTTTTATAGTTAGTTTGGGATCTGGTTTGTAACCTATCTTTTCAAACTCTTTAAGTATATCATCTTTATTTTGTTTACATACCCATTTTGAATAATCGTTTACATGATTTGGGTGAATGTTTCTTTTTGATAAGTCAGTTTCTAGGTAAGATATTAGGGAACGTAACCAATCTAGCTGTTCTACCCCACGCGATTCTAATCCGCTATGGATGAACTTTTTCTTTATATCGCCTTCTAATCGGTTACAAAATGTACATAAAGCCCCGCGACATTTACCCGCGTTGTCTCCATGCAATTCATGATCGTGGTCTAAGTGGATTTTAGAAAAATCTTCCCCTAGCGGTCTTTGGCATATAGCACATTCACCACCTTGAAGGGCGTAAAAATCTTCCTTCTGTTTTAAAACTTCTTTAGTTATCAATTGCTTCATAATAATACCTCTAATGGTATTTATAAAGCTTTAATTTACGACAATCATGGATGCCATTCTAGATAGTAAAGCACCGTGTACCTCGATATATAAACCTATCAATAAAAAGGTTAATATCAAAACTACGGTAGTCGCTCTAATAGTAGCTACTATATATTTGTCTTTACAGTCTAGATAATCGATACCACCCGCGATGATACCAAGTACTAAAATTATTGTTATTAAAATGTCCATTATTATTTGCCTAATCCAGTTAGCTTAATATTATTTATAACAAATAAAATAGACTTGTTTATTTTTTGGTCAAAAAAGCCCCTTTCGGGGCTTTATTAATCATCCATATAACGTCTTTCTAGTTTAGTTTTAAGTACTTCCAGATCTTTTTCGATAGTTTCTGGTGTACTTGTATTTTGGATTTTCTTCATACCGTCGATCAGATCATCTAGGTAATCTGGATTTTTACTTTCCATAAACGATGTAATAATCAATTTTTCGCGTCTAAATGGTTTTTCAGTATATAGACCGTTACCTTGATATTGAGCTTGACGCATGAATACAATACGCGTAAATACCAACACATAACCATTTTTAAGCGGTATTTTGATATAGTCTTTGTTCTTAGTCGCGTTTAGCTCTTTTGAGAACGCTAAAAGGTAGTCAGCGCGTTTTACTGGTTTACGCTTCTTAACTGAAAACACTTTTTTAAGTTTAGCTTTAGGAAAATTCTTGTCTGGATTTTGAATTACTTCGATAGAATTTTCTCGTTTGTAATCACTACGCGACATTTTGTATTTTTTGCGTTCATGTAATACCGATGTATTAACCGATAACGAATCTAAACCAGTAGATTCTTCACCACCGCCTAACGCTTTTGTAAAATACATATTAGCGTAGAAATCGATATCAAAAAATGTTTTATTATCATCGCTAGTGAATCGATAACTTACATGGACTACTGAACCCCATGTAGAACTAGAGCGGATATTACGTTCGAATGTATATTCTTTACCACTCATTTCTTTAAAGTAATTCGCGTACACTCTTGGTTGAAAATACTGATTAAATAACTGTTCTACATAAATTTCAGCGATACGCGCTTTTTCTTTATTTTCTTCTGCGCGTTGTCTATATTTCGCCATTGGATCTACACCACCTTCAACGTTTTTAAGTACGTTGTAAGCGTCATTAACGCGTTGTTGTGCGTCTACTGAACCACCTTTGTCGGGGTGTGCTTTATTTGATGCTCTACGGTATGCTTTCTTTAGTTCGGTTTCATCAAACCCATTAGATAAACCTAATAATTTCATAGCATCGCTAGTAGTCATCTTTTCAAATAAAAATTGTTTAAAACTCATACTCTCTCCTTGAAAATATATCCTTATTTATACACGAAAGCCCTCGACAATGCAAGGGCTTTATAATTATTTACGCTTATTTTTATCCCATTCGCGTAAATTCTTTGCTACTTTTTTATCACTTTCCATATTTTTACACATACTTTTTACTGACTCCCAATTTGGGTGATTAACACCACGTTCTTTAATTTCTTTTCGATATTGTTCACGTTCCATGTATAAATGATGCGGCATATTACCAATAGAGCGATGAACCGCTTTCATATGAGCTATCTTTTCTTCTAAGTCGTCAAAACCTAGTTCACTAGCGATAACACGTAACAATTCGTTGTTGTCGTTGGCATCTTCTAATTTGGCTAATTCTATATCAAGCATTTCTGATTTGATGTTACGCATAATATCTCCTTAAACCGCTGGTAAGTCTTTGTAAGAAACGCCATTCGCGACAGCATGTTCTACCGCTTCTTTTGTACGTTCCATAGCGTGTAGGTAACATTCTTCGCTAATCGCACCGCCTAAGAAATCGTCTAAAGCGTTACTTTCGGCTTCTGCGGCTTTACGTGCGGCTTTAACCAACTTAGTAACTTTTAATTCGCGTTCAAGCTTGTTCATATCGTCTCCTTTAGTTTCTCTCTCAACGGAACAATTACTATTATACAGACTTTCAAAATCTTCGCAAGTCATTTCTTCTAATTCTTGGCGAATTATTTGATCATTTTGATCGCGCCAATAATCTTTATTGGTTCTATGAACCGCGTGTTTTCTTTGATAATTCCTTTCCATTATCCCACTCCAATTTAATTAATACGTCTGCGGGTTCAAATAAACCGTTACCCACCAATTTAACAATTTCACCCGCTTTCCAGATAGACTTATCTAGACTCTTATAAAATTTGACAGCGTTACGGTAATGGTGAAATGCTTTATTTTCATAACGACGATGTGACCAATTAACGCCATAATTAACTACGTAATTAATATTTATCTCCTTTATTTGTGTACAGGATAGCAAAAAGCCCCTGCTTACGCAAGGGCTTTGATTAATTAACTACGCTTTTGTTGCTTTCGTGCTTTACGCTTACCTTTTCGTACGCGTTTTGGTTTGCCACTACTCACGGTAGGTACAGGCGCTAATACTGAATCGACTACTTCATCACCTACTAATTGTTTTTTATTCTTTTGCAAGAATTGATACACATTAGATACTGATTTTTTCATCTTCATCATTTGTTGCTCAAACCGACCGCCAGAACTTAGACGACCATTAGAGCGATTTACGCCGCGATTGACTAACGATGTATTGGTTTTACCGTTTTTACCTTTAGTAATAACTACATCATATTGAATACCTTTACGGCTATTGATACGTTTAGGCGCTGAACGACCTTTGTACGTACCAGATGTAGCGACAGCGGATTCCGCTTGACCATCGTTAGGATGACGCTTTAAATGACGCTCTAACTTTCGGCGTTTGTTTTTCGCTACACGATTTTCCATTTTATAAGCGGCGTATGTGCCTTTACCGCGTAATGATTTTTTACCTGCCATAACTCAATTAACCCTTATAACTATGTGCTAAACCAACCGCCAACGTCTTTTCACTTTCCGATAATTGACGTGCGTATTGCATAACACCGTTATCAAATTGCTGTTCAACTGCATTGATTTGTTGTTCAACAGCCCCTAAGAAACGTTTCCATTTTTGATTTTTACCTTTACTAGCATATTCTTTCAAAAATGCGTAAACGTCTGCTAAATTTGCGTAACTCGCTTGGTCGCCTTCATTAAAACGCTTTTGACCAAGTGATACGACTCGTTTTGCTAATGTTTGGATATTACTCATAAATCACCGTGATATTTTTCCAATGTGTTACTGCCAATTGACGAAGTTGATCTTTAGGAACATGTTCGCCAGCTACTACGCGTGGATCGGGTACGTTACTCATACGACCATTAGTAACAGGAACTAATGAACCTACTTTAATATCTTTGTTTTCTACACCCTCACCAACGGCTACTACGGTTGCGTATTCTGGGACTTCGCCTTGAGTTCGTTTACCAAGTACGATACCAGATTCGCTAACATCTTCTTCGCCAGCACGTTTAGCATTGGTTTCTAAAACCACGTACTCATGATTTGCTTTAATATTCATTGGTTATTTCAAACCTTTTGTTTTTAGTTAATGACGGATTAGCTTTGATACGTTCAGCTAATCGGCTTACATTGGCTTCGTAATCACTGGTACTAGGTGTCCAGTCATTCCAAAACCAAGGATACTTTTGTTTAAGTAAATTCATGTCTGGTAGTAACCAATTGACATTGAATTTTCTAAACTTGGCTTCATTATACAGTAATTTATACCGTTTATAAACCCATTTTAATCGATTTACGAAAAATTTTTCGACTAATACCATCCGACCTTTACGATATTCTACATAACTGTCTGGTATTTTGTTTAATACGTACTTACCATCAATAAGCTTATTAGGTATGCGTTTAATCTCACGCAATTCTGCTAATAAATGCTTATCACCTAATGTTTCAACTGGTACTACGTTAACGCGTGTCATTCTTCAATATCATTCCCGTTCTCGTCGATAAATCTAATTCTAGGATAACATTCTGTGCTATTGAATACAACATTATAACTAGAACAATTTTCGTTATCACACTTATACTCATATTGTAAAGGGCTTGAATAAAACACTCTACCAGTTTTTGTTAGTTCTTGTCCACAACATTGACAATATGCGCGTTGTAATACTGTTCGAACAGTTTCACTATTGACTGATATATTATGATTCATTATTCGTACCAATTATCGAAATCTACTTGATATAAACCTTCTGAATATGATGGTTCTACACTCCAAAAGTGGTGTGGTTCACCGTCAGACCAAATTTCGATTTGAATGAATGGCGGTACTACATCAATTACTACAAATTCCAAGCCTTCGTATAAAGGATAACATACTTGACCGTATTCAGTAACAAGGGCTTTCATGTAATAATTACGACGATCATCGTTACGCATAGACAAAACTTTAAATGCGGTCGCCATTTGTTCTAAAGTTTCGCAAGCGAACATATCTTTTTCGGTTGTACGCATTTCATCAGCGATTGTGGGTGTCGTCGCTAACATAGATAATGCTAGTACTGCTGTTTTTAATAATTTCATAATTTCCTCTTTAAAAATACTCTAGTTTTTGTGTCTAAAAAATCCATATAATAGTTATCTTTACGTCTTTCAATGTCGTCCATCAAAAGAACTTTTTCGTCTACACCGTCTACTTCAACAAAACCAACGGCGATGAATGTGTATTCGTCGTTTTCGTATATGTATGTAGAAGTGAATGTGTATTCATCAGTTTCATTATATAATTCGATTAAGATAGGTCACCATTATTTCATAATTATTTTTTCGTGTCAATACGTTCTTCTAATATTTTTATTTTTTCTTCTAAATAGTTTATTCTGGTAGAATTAATGAAATACATAATCAATACCACACAAACAATAAAATTAGCAATGGTATATAATTCGCTTTCACTAATATAAGCTTGGTAAGCAGAAAATACAGAAGCAATTAACGCGAAACAATTGTTAAGTATACATTCTAATTTTAGTTTATCAAATTTCATATTAATCTCCATCACCATCTACATAACAACGAATATCATAGCTTTTTAGAACTTCGCAAGCCTTTTCAGCCATATCAAATTCGTATCCAGTCGCGTTATCGTAACCTACATAGATTCGAACACCACTATACATAGGTCGCTTAGTCATTTTAAATCCAGAACGTTCGAAGATCTTTTTTATTTTAGAATTCGAACGGATAGTTTCTAAAAATTCGATATACACCCGACCACAACCACCACGACTACCTTTAGCGGTCGCTCCAAACATAGCCATATTAGCTTTAGACGCGATAGACTCTAATAGTTTTGGTTCGAAATCTTTTAATTTTTTCATAAAATCTCCTTTAATCGACGTTACAGATACAGGATAGCAAAAAGCCCTCGACGATGCAAGGGCTTTTTAACTAAATTCGAATAATTAATGTAAAACCATTTACTGGATAATCTTTATCTAGCATAACGTTACTATTTGTATTCGCGTATTGTTCGATTTCTTTACTTGGGATAGAGTTTTTATTTTCGACTTTAACATACATGTCACCCCAATCATCCTCGATAGTGTACTTAACATTACGTTGGACGCTCTTTTGACTATACCCTAAAGACTCTAATTTATCTCTAACCATTTTTGGGATAGAAAACCATCCCATCATGTCACGTTCTTGAATTAATTGATTAAATGTTTTCATAAGACCCCGAAATTATTTATAACACTTCGATTTCGTAATCGGATACATTATAAAAACGACACGGTTTACCCACACGAATACGACCGTCTGGATCTAAATCGCATTCACTAACCGATTCTACGTCAATGATAAACGATCCTTTACTCTTATAAGGTATATATTCTAATACAGTACCAGTGATGTGATCACTGATACCGCTATGAATAAATTTAATACGCTTATTTACATATTCTTCCATAATTACCTACTAAAATCTAATAATAAAATCGGAAATCCTTTAGCTTGAATATAACTAAAGATATTATCCATTAATTGTTTATACTCCATACTCATAGAATCGATTTCATCAGAAATGATGATAGTATGTAATCTTTGCGGCGATTTTCGATGAAATCGAAATGCTGGTGTTGAGAATCTTTCTTGACTTACAACGTTAACATCATTGATATATTCTTTTTCGTTATAAAATTCTTTACCGATTCGTTGGTTAAGTGTGATGATTGTCGTATCACCCAACATTCCAACTAATTCTTTAATTAACGTAGTCGTACCCATTTGACGCGGTTGACTGAATCGGAATTTAAAAAATTCGATAGTCGCTTGTAATGGTGACATTTGTTGTGTAAAAAATGCTCTATTATCGTATACACGACCGACCATCCGCAATTGTGGTCGATCTAATGAATTGAATAATTCAAGTTTATTTTTTAAATTTAAAATTTCATTCATTAATGACTTTTTAAGTTCTTCGTTCATAGTGTATTTTTCCGTCCTTTTGAACCACTTTCAAATCTGCTAAGTGGTATAATTTTCTTACTTGTGAATAAAATGAACTATTACTACTGTAATGGTGTCCACCTATTTTCTCTATCAATGGTAGCATATCCTTTGGTGTACGTGCAACACCATCTTGCATAATTTCTTTGACACGATTCATAGTCCGCTTAAAGGGTGTCATTATTTCAGTACCCGTAGTACCCGCGTTAGCGTCTTTCATGTCATCGTATAGTTGTTCAATAAGAACTTTACCATACTCTTGACCTTTACGTTGGGGTTTTGCATCTAATACTGAATGTATATCCTTTTCGTAAAAATGAGTACTACCGTCAAACATTTTAGCGCGTCCGACTCTTGGATCGCCTACCATGATATGACCGATACCGTTTTGTTTCATTACCGAATCGAGTAATTCATTTCTTCGACTAGCTGATTTTTTGTATGGTGTTACCGCATAAATATAATCTGGAAACCCATAACTAGGCTTATACCTATTAAACCATCTAAACGTTTGTGTTACTACGTTCAATCCGAAGTTCATTTTACATTCGAACACGTAAATCTTGTTATTTTTTACTGCGACTATATCGGGGCGACCGCTAAATATATCAAATACAACCTCTGGATAACAATCAAATCCTTTACTTTCGAGATAGTTTTGAAAATACGCCGCCAATTCTTCTTCGTTATTAAATTTCTTTTGCATTATATATCCAATGGGTTACTAAGTTTAACCTCATAGCGTTTATTATCGCCTTTAGGGTAATCATACTGTTTATACTTAATATCCGCTCTTAATCGTTTTCTCGCACTCTTAGAGCCTGTTATGTATATGTACCGATGCTTTCTTGGTCTTGGTTTGTAAGAAAAATCGTCTTTATACCTTTCCCTTGCCAATTCAGTACGATTTTTTAAACCTCTAAATTCATCGGTAAGTGTATGATTGTGTTTATTAGAATTTTTAACGTTCCAATCACTACGTTTTGCTGATAACCCATGATAAGTAAAATTACAAGCTTGATAAACATAACCATGATGGTTCATACTTGTATCGGAATATGATATTACGATAGATGGTTTAGGCAACATCTTTAAACTTCTACCAACTAACATACTCGCTTCATTCTTGTGGTTATTCAGCAATACTAGTCTATTTAATTCTAATACATATTTTTCGTTTTCTTTTCCAGCAATACCAATTCTTAATGTCGAACTAGGTGGTGTGCCGTATGTCACGACTCCCACCATTTCTTTATCCTTAAATAGTCCGAATGCATAAGATATCGAACACCATCTTTTGGCGTAATGGATGTTCAATATAAAATGCTTGCAATGTTCACGTGTAACTGGTATTACCTCGTAATTTAAGCTCTCCATTTACCGTTCTTCATTGTGACAATACAACGTTTACCATTTCTGTATGTGATGATATGGCTATGACTCCAACTTGAAGCACCTTTGTTATATCCCATATCAAGTAAACCACTTACACCCGCTTGATAAACACCGTCTTTAATCTTAGCACTATGGCTATGACCAATATTAACACGAATACCAATCTTAGTATAGGCATTAGCCGTACCACGCGAACCGTTAATACCTAAATCACCATGATAACCACATTCTATACCAGTATGTTCGTCAAATAATCTAAATGATTCATCTGTACCTAAGAATGTAATTTTTTGGTCTTTTAGTTGTGGCGTTAACGTTGTCATCGTGTCACCAAAAATATTGTAATCGGTATCACCAGATTCTATCGCTTTGTACGCCGCTAATTGACGTTCTAAAAAGAATACAGCGTTTGGTGGATCTAATCTATAATCGGCTGACTTCAACCAACGTTCCAACGCTACGTCATGATTACTCTGAACAACAACGGTTTCAGAAAAATCCCGACACATAGCATTAAGACCATTACTGCATTCAGTTAATGAGTTGCGTACACTGTCATAATTCTTAGCAAACATTTCGAATCTGAAATGTGGATCTTTAATGTTGTGATGATTTCGTGTTGTGAAATCGGCGGTATCATGACAAAATTGATAACGTGGTCTTAACGTATCCAGCATATTACCATTATTTTCGATTTTACTGAAAGTAGTCATCATAGGGTTATTATGTACTTTAACACCAAAAGCGTTTTCTGCTACTTGTTTATCAATCTTCTCGAAATGTAAATCACCCCAATTAATAGCTTCAACGCTTTTTCCGATATGATTTTCTATACCATTCGGGGTATAGTAATATTCTAAATCATAAAAATTACCTGTGCTTGATTCAGCTTGTAACTGACGTGCGAACCAATCACCATCTTCATCGACTTCAACGTAAAGTGCGCCAATAATATGATGCCATTCCGCTTTTTGACCAGCTATTTTTTGAATAAAGTTTGGTCTTGTAATACTACCAGTAGTGTATAAGAATTTTGCTGGATCTTTCTTATGTACTGGTAATGATTCTAAATTTACTTTATTATGTGGGATAATACCACTCTCAAGTTTAGTATAATTGTAGAATCCACTAAACGGATTTACTTTAGTTGGTGACATGTTCAATTCGCCTAACCACAATAGATTATCGGCTACTTGGCTTTGTTCGTCTTTAATATAATCTTTGATATGAGGATCAAACCATACTCGTTCATCTTCTTGAATTGATGGATCTTTACCTAAGTTCTGATATCCATTCTTATTGTATAGATTAGTGCCTACAATTAGTTCAGCATCTTTTTGTTTTAAGAAATGTTTAAGACTGTTCAAGAACCCTAAATGTACATAACTATTATTCTGTGCCGAAGTGAATACGTATCGACCTTTTGGTAGGGTAGAACGCCTTTGTTCTGGTGGATCAATATTAACACCCGCATGTGGTTTTTCGTCGTAGGTTTCCCAAAACTCTTTGTAAGTCTTTCTAGAAAGAAAACGGTTAACAGCACTTTTACTAATACCAGTAACCGCTTGGATTTTTCTACTACTCATTTTTTCTACATACGCATAGCGTATAATTTCCATTAACTGTTCATTTGTTAACTGCATTAAACAACCTCTTGTAGCGAGAACACCGCTATTTGTTTGTCTTTTAAGATTTTATCCCAATTACTAGGACTACGATCATATAATTCATCATAAATGACCGTCTGTATACCACTCTGTGCGATTATTTTACAACATGTAGGGCATGGTGAATGTGTGACATACATAACACAACCTTGTACGGCTACACCGTGTTTAGCGGCAAATATAATCGCGTTTTGCTCCGCATGAATTTCGTTTTGATCTGACCAAGCACTATGTTTTGGTCTATCAGTCATTTGCGTTGATACTGTTAATGTATTCGGATCACTATATAAACGACCAAAACCAATTTCTTCGGCTACATCACAACAATTGGGTAAACCGCTTGGTGTACCATTATAGCCTGTACTGATAATACGACCATCTTTAGCGATAACCGCGCCTACATTCTTACTTATACATTTACTCTGACTCGCCATTTCATGGGCGATATTCATCATCATTTGGTGTTTATTTTTCATATTTATGCCTTACTACATACCACATAGGGTATTCTTCGTCGGAAAAATCCATTTCGAATGTTTGATATATCATCCCATTAGGGTATACGATATGGAAATCTAAATTACCCCTTGGTGATGTTTGGATAGTAATACCTAAACTACTATCATACGCTCTAACCTTTTCAGTCATAACGTTCATTAACTCAATTAATTTTTGTTTGTCTACGTTCATTTTTAACCTATATAACAAAAAAGCCTAACTATTTTACATCAAAATCGTATTTGCCTTTCCAAGTAATATTATCGAATTCTTTGGAAATGTAATGGAATCCATCTTCATTTTCTACGAAGTGACTACCACTACCACTTACACGTAATCGATATGGTTTAGAAATAAAGTAACTATATGCTGGAATCATAGTACCATTTTCTAAAATCCTTTCTGGAAAGTGATAAGTTCGGGATTCTTCTGAATCACGCATATCTATCCAGTCGTTTCTTGTTTCTTCTCTCATAACATATTCCATATAACAAAAAAGCCTAGTGCAATTTTATCACACTAGGCTTTCTAAGAAACAATTTTATTATTCTTCGTGGACAATAACCCACTCAGCAAATTCTTTAGCGTACCAAGGCTTTTCCATGTAAAGCACTTCGCCACGTTTTTCTAATTCAGCAAGGTAACGGTCAACCCAATCACAAGTAATTCGACCATCGTGGGCGTGAGCGTCCATAATCATTGCTTTTAAACGTTTTTCATTAACTTTCATTACTACTCCTTAATCACTGACAGGAACAATAGTATAATACATCTGATTACCTACTGCAATAGACGAATTGAAATATTTTTGGGCTTGTTCATATGATTCAAATGTACGACTTACATCTTTTAAATACGGGTTATAGATTTTTGTGGTTTCCATAGTAACGATTTTGTATTTCACATCAACTCCAATTCGGACTCATAAAAACAGCATAACTGGTCTTTAAAAGCCCATGTATGACCTTCATCAAGGCGAACACAAATACGATAATTCTTAATATCATCATCCAATTTGGTTACGAAATAACATTTCTCGGCTAATATTTCAAAATATTCAATAGTACCGTTCCCGAACTTAGTTTTTACTCGATCGTTAACTTCAAACATTACCACCCCATTTTCAATTTATGTTTCCAAAGACGCGCACTGTTCTTAGCATATTTTTCATAACGACTAATCGCGACTTCATCAACTTCTTTCAAACGACTCAAATCCATGTTGTGTTTGTAATCACATAATTTAACAACAGTAGCAATTGGATTGGCTTTAACACGCGCCATGTAATCGGCGTATTTCTCATTTCCTGACTTGCGTTTAGTAACAGCATCAACAGCATCGGCAATACAATCACCAAAGATTTCGCGGATTTCATCAACGGTTACATCACAATCTTCAACTACATCATGCAACCAAGCAACAGTAACGTATTCATCACCATAACCCATTTCTTCAACAAATTTAGCAACTGCTTTTGGGTGAAAAATGTAATTCGCACCAGCTTTATCAGTCTGACCAAAATGATGATCAAAGGCAAACTCAACGGCTTTATCTACTAAATGCGGAAACATCAAAACTCCTTAAAGGTTATCTCTCAACTCAACAACCCCTATTATACAGAAAAGCCCCTGCAATGCAAGGGCTTTTATTAAATATTCCTAAAAAAGTAGAAGTACGAATCGTTAATGTCTAGCTTATACAAACCGTTAAACATTTTTTCTAATCTTAATGCCATTCTTTTGTATATCGCCTTTTTACGCTCCGTAGATGCTTTGAAGAAAAAGTATTGTGGTTTTTGTGTAGACATTTTCTTGTTAATTACGGCTAATACCTTTCTAGACAACGAAAATACATTAGCTTTTACATCAACATCACTCACATACTCGTCGTCATCTTCACCATAAAAGAAGAAATCCCTTTTAATTAAATAATCAGAACCTACTTTGGTGTTGATTAGAGTCAAAAGCCATTCATTTTCTGTGTAAGTAAGTCTGTAACTTAAACCATTATCAATAATTTTCATAAAGCATCCTATACGCTAATCTAGAATTGTCCATCCTTGATAGCTTAATAATTCATGATCTTCTTTAACGTACTTGGGTTTGTTACCTAATTTAAATAATTTCTTAGACATGTACATATCTTCTTTAGATACTTTCCCTTTCGAACGTGTTTTATTATATATGTCATGAGCGTATGATTTATAATGCCATAGTTTTTGCGTCATAGCTTGTAGTTCTATGGTAAACCCTTCTATATCTAATGAAAAGTGTTCAGAACCATAATAACCATACGTTGGATCAGAACCCATTTTTTGGATTTATGACCTTGTATATAAGAACTGTATTTACGCGGGAATCTTTTTGTAAAGTCATCCAAATCTTCTTGGTTATCGAAAAGAACCGCTCCGCGAACAATGTCAGACATTCCTATAAACGACTTCTTACGACTTATTACTTTATCGATGATAGATGAAACTGACTTAACATCTGTTAAAATTTTAACGTTATTATATCGTTTAGTGGATTTCTTTAATAACGATTCAAATGATTTCAGCGCCTTATTAATTGCATCCTGATAATCTTGTATGATAGATTCAACTTCTTTTTCCGCTTCACCTACATCCATATTTAACTTAGTCTTTTCGAAATTTCTAACTCTTTTATCTGCCTTTAGTAACGCGTTTTCGTATAAATAACTGTTCTCTATTAAATATTCTTTAAACATAATACACCTATTTTTATTATTACCTTTATTTATATACCTAAAACGTTATTTAGTGTATTTACTATCACATCACCATGACAATCTTTTGGTTTACAATAACAACCAAGACGTTTCCCTCTCAATGTTTGTAGATGATACAACAGTTTTTCGTTATTTTCAAGGTAAATCCGATATTTATCGATAACTTCTTTTCTAGTACCGTCAACGCCAATACGAAATGGGTTACCCCAAATAGAACCGCGACCAATATATACATCATACTGATCGCGATTAACGTTAACTACTTTTGTTTGTGGCACGTTTTAACCGTTCCTCGATAGATTCTTTACGATTTTTGTATCGTTCTCTAACGCTTTCAATTTCACTTAATTCGCTACCACGGATATGATGTATTTGCTTGTCATACCAATTCTGAACATAATGTTCTGGAATTTCTAAACCTACTTCGTCCATTAAGTCGAAGTGTTTTTCTTCCAATTCATCTTCTTGATAGACTTTATCGATATATTCAAGAACCCACGATTCCATTTCTTCGCGTGTTTTGAAGAAAACGTATTCATTATTGCAACTACCACTACCATCGCTGTATTGATTAATACGATAATCTAGTTTTCCGTCCGATTTACCGACTACGGATAACAAACGAACCATGTCGAATTGATCTATACCACTCCATGAATTACGTTCGAATCTAAGGAATACATCAACCATGTCATCGTGAATAAAACCACGCCTAGAATATTTAGACGGATTACCTTTATAATCCACATGAATCGCGTATTTAAAATTACCACACACGAAATCACAAAAGAAGTCGTAATCGAAATTAGGTAAATTTTTAATCGACAAATCGATTTGTTTCATCCATTCTGCCGCGCCTTTTCGACGTTGTTCCAAATCACGAAGCTGTTTTTCTTTTTTATCGTATGTAGCCTTTAATTCTTCCAAGCTTTTTAAAACACGCTGTTCTTCTTTCGCTTTATAAGACAACAACGGTTTGTCTAAAAGACTTGAAGCTGTAAACCGCTCGCCTTGTGGAATTTCATCACCATCATCGGTAACAAAAATCTCTTGAACGATATATTCAGTTTTATTCAATTGACCGACGACCGCTACTTTACGACCGTCTTTAGTAAATTTTGTTTCCATAATAACCTCAATCTGTATGAACAGTTAAACGAAACCGCTCATCTTTCATACTAAAACCACGATACCCAAAACAGGTATTAAACTTACCCAAAAGTTCGTCAGCGGTCATACCTTTTGGATATTTACCAACATAATCAGTACGTGCGTACTTTGGTTCGCTGATATAGTCGAATACCCCATCTTCTAAATCGTCGATAGTACGGGGTTTTCTAATATATCGGTCTGAAATACCGCGACTCGGTTTTGACTTTGGTTTATCCCAATCGCTATCCATAAAATCGATGATATCGTCGCATTTTTTACATAAACCGTATCGACCTATTGATACACACTTAGAACATGGTGGTGAAATATGGCAAGAACATGAAATATCTTCCAATTCTTTAGGAATATGTTCTACTAATTCACCACCACATTCTGGACAATTACCTAAATCAGAATTCGACATTATACGAACCAACATCTACTATATTCGGTAGACCGATTGCGCTCCACATACGGATTACGCTTTTGCGATCATCGAATACCGCGCTAACATTGAAGCGACCGCGAATAAATTCATCGTAAAGTTCGTATTTAACGATATCGTCTTTACGTTGATCGCCTTCTTCGCGCATATAAAGATCCCATTTAATATCCAAACGTTTCATATCGTCTGTCATGATATGGGTATCAATATAATCCCATGTATCGTCATAACATTGACCATCGCGACCAGACAAAAACGTAACATGTCCAGTAGTCATAGCCAATCCACGAACCATATCGATGATTTCATGACGTGGACGATCTTGACTTACTTTATGCCATTCATAAGGCTTACGAATACCTGTCATGTCGCAAGTCGTACCATCCATATCAACAATAATAGTACTGTCTAACGTTGGTTCTTCTTTGTATGATTCAAACTGAAACTGCTCTTTCTTAGACGGATAAATGCAAGTATACCGACACATCCGTTTGAACATAGACCATAACAGTGATTCGTTAACGCCACCATAACGTTGTGCATTACGTTTAACTAATTCATCCCATGATACATGATAATTGTACTCAAAAATATCGTAATCATGCTTTTGTGCTAATTCATAGAACTTTTGACGAATTTTCGGATTCAAGTTGGTATCACTGATAATGATACTTTGTTCGTTATCAATGGCTTTTTGGATACGTTCATCTTGTTCCGTAGTAACCAATGCTTCATTTTTCTTATTGAACTTGTAACGTGTCCAATCGCGTTCACCATCAGTAAACAACCCAAAACGAATATCGTCGCGATTAACGTTTACTACTTCACCGCTTTTAATTTCTTTCTTAAACCGACTTAATACATCACTAGTTTTACCGCTAGAACTTGCACCCACGGTAAGCATAATAAATTTATTCATATATCACTTCGCTGTTTTTAAAGTTTTCTGAATTTCAATACTACCTACTACTTTAAATAATCCATCTTTAATGTAAGTAGTTCCTTTTACAGAAAATTCGGTACATAGATAAGAATCTTTGCCTACTTGAATCTCGTAATCAACGCGATTGTCGGTAGAACGTTTAATGTAACCGATGGTATTTTCTGGTATTTTTATAATAGTACCTTTACTTGGAATCATTTTCAACCTCTTTTTGTTTCTTTTTTACGTTATCACAAACTTGTTCATCTAATTCACCACGATAAGAACAAGCAACCAATAATAATTGATTGATATAACGCTTAACATCTTCTAACCAAATAGCGTATTCTTGTCCTTGATCCCATTCAAGACCTTGAGCCACAAAATTATCTGGTTGTTCTGCTATCGTTTCTTTTGTAATAACCATCCAATCGGGATTATACGCACGTAGTGGTCTAGGCATATCTGGATGTAGTAAAGGCTTTTCTACGTATTCTGTATCTCTAATCACTTCTGGTTCTGGTGTTAATATAGAACATGAACCAAGTAATAGAGTAGATATTAAAATTATTGCTCTGAACATTTTTCTTTAGCCCCTGTTATACATGATAGTTGATTTACGAAATCACTATAATTAGAACGTATCATGCGTTGAACTAATGTCGGTTTTTTCCAAACAATCTCTTGACGACCTTTAGCTTGTTCCAACTGTTCTTGTGAATCACGTAACTTTTGCTCGTATTCGCGATTTAAATCGCTTACATCAGCTAATTTAGCTTTCTCTGTTTCGATATCTGATTCTAAATTATTAATAGTCGCCCTCATATTTTCGTTGGCGGTATTTAATTCAGAAATTTTGTTCGATTGAGTCTTAATCGTTTGGTTTAAATCATCTATTTTTAACGATTGCCACCACAACGCGCCACCAGTAGATAATAGTATACCAATTATAATAGGTAGGGCGTAACTCGATATAAAATTCTTAATCATATCATACCTTAATACATTTATTTCGTTTTAAATATTGAATTTTGTTAGCGATATCATCGCTGTATTTAATTCCATTGAACCAATTCCAGCCAGCGTTATAACTTGACCAAATTTTTCGCCAATCTTTACCGTATTGTTTCTGCCAATATTTCAATTCTAGAACAGCGTGTTTAGCACTAAACTCAAATTCGTGCATAAGACGTACGATTAGAATAACTTCTTTTTCCTCGTTACCGTATACACCCTCGCGTTTAGCTACCGACTTTAATAGGTTATGAAATACACCAACACTTGGATCATTCCAATTAGCCATATTACGACCAGCGCTTGATTCTTTCCATGCGATAGCCGCTAAAGACCAACCCATATCATATTCAACGCCATAATCATATGCACGTTGTAATACGTTACGTTGATTGAAATCAAATGCGGTACACGAAGCGACCGCATTGAATGATAGTAATGATAATAGTAATAAAATCAGTTTCATAGTTTCAACTTGTAGAATCGGCAATTGAAATCATTGTCTTTGTCTTGTGTTGCAAACAAATCGTAAACAACATCGTATTCTTTTATTCGCTCGCTAATTTCTGGATATTTGATATCACCTAAATCAACCCGCGCATTACATACGGTAGTTAGGTAAACACATTCCGCATACCCATTTTCAAAAGCCCATTCCCAAATGGAACGACCACCAATGAAGAATACCTTATCTTTTGTGAAACTAGTAGTATCAAGAAATTCTTTCAGCGATTCGAAATTGAGAAATATTAAACTTAAACCTTGGTCGCCATACTTTTCTTCCATTTTTTCTGGTTCGGATGTGACAACCAAATTAATGCGATTTGGTAATTTTTTGCCGATTGATTCAAACGTCTTACGCCCCATGACAACGGTATGACCGTCTGTAAGTTCTACGAATCGAATCATATCAGCTTTTTGTTTCCAAGGTAAACCATCGCCCTTACCGATATTATCGGCAAAATCAACAGCCATAATCAAATTAAATTTCATTACCATCCCTTATTTGTGTTTTGTTTTATATAGAACCCTTTAAAAAGGTGATTCCAATGACTACCATCAGATAGTTTTACATTTCTATGGCAAATCGCCGTAGTAAAAGCCCATTTGTTTAAGATAACAACTTCAAAGTAATGACGTGGCATACATCCAACGCTAGAAAAGTAGTTATTCATAGAATCACCTTTGTTATGTTACTTAGTCATAATACACGACTAGTTTTTATTGTCAATAATTTTCTCTACTGGAAATGGTAAAATAATATATTGGTTACCATCGTTTACATAAAACAATCGATTTTCGTTTTCAAGTTGATCTCGTACATCTTTAGTTAATCTAGTAATCTGTGTAGGGAACGTATCATAGATATCATTTTTAAGATGTTCGCACTTATCTCGCATATCATTAAATCGCTTACTCATAAGCGCGTAGTCGCGTTTAATTTGCAATCTTAACCGTTCATCCTCGATTTGATTTAAATCAGTGCATAATCGCATATGTTTAAGATTAGGGATACGTTGATCTTGAATCTTTTCATTACTATAACCCATCGATACACGCGTAGAAGTATTTTCGTCGGTATCAACAGTTTTATTATACTCTCTTACTTGATTTTCTATTGTTTCAATTTCACTATTATTTAACATACATCACCTATACAAAAAAATCCGTGTTTACCAACACGGATCATAAAGTTCTCTCGCTTTGTTTGTTAGTATAACTCTATTTTCGCTAACCGAAACTAATCCTTTATTCAATAAAGATCTAAAAGTCATAGTCAAGTATAACGTGCAATTGAAATTTACTACCGATTTAATAGTATAACCTCGACTATTACAACCGATAGTAAATCTAAAATCATCTAACAAATAGTTGATAAATTTTTCTTGTTGATAGCTTAATTTCATAAGCGTTCCAAAAATCCTCTATCTGGACTCCAACGCGTGATTCGTTCGCAATTACGTACGTCTACGTGTACCCACGATACATCTTCTTCGACGAACGTAACATATTTCAACGCGCCTTCGTCTTTATGGTCGTAGATATATTGACGTACTTCTTCGGCTGTCATACCTTTTACACGGAAATCAACACCACGACCGTATTTGTGTTGACTAAAGCTATTGAAATATTTTTCAGACGAACCGTAATGACCAACATCACGTAAACCAGATTGGCTATAATGACCACCCCACGACCAACTATTAACCGTAATCGGTTTATCAAGCTTTTCGCGTAAATGATCGAGAATCATGACGATCCTAACATCAATCAATTCCAACGCTTTTTCACCACGCGCTTCATAAACTTCTGGCGGTACTAATTCTTTTACTGTGAATTTTTTTGGTTCATAGAACATAAATACTCTCTTACTCGTTTATCTGGAATGTTTTTGATTATGTCGGTCAAATATATATTTAAACTCCAAGTAATTTTCCGACCTTTAAAATGTGTCACCGATTTAAAAAAATTGAATTCATATCCATAATTTTCTAGACAAATATAATATTCATCCATATCGATAATATCACTATTGATATCGAATTCGCTATCCATTTTTATATTAATACCAACAGGCTCGCGAAATCCCTTTTGAATATTTCTCACTACTAATGCTAATTGTCGTGCTACATATTTCTTATCCATATCAACTCCGTTCCCATTCGATAACACGTACTGGTAAATCTGGTGTGGCTTCGTCAATGACTTTGGCTACATCTTCCCATTTCAAACCACCAATACCGCAACCGATCATAGGAATTACAATTTCAGTCGGAATACTATACGGAAACCCTTTATTCATAGCAAGTTTTAGAGTTAAATATAAATCGTTTAATCTAGTAAATACATCAAAAATAGATTTTAATCGAGCGTCTGCACCCAAATTTTTCTGTGTATAAAGATTAAACAACATCATTGAATGATCTCGACCTCTAGGCATCCAGAATGACCAATTACCTAACCAGTTAGTATTTGTCATTTGATCCGCTTCGTATAATGCGGGAATACGTTTTCTTACTTGTTCAGCCACACCAGCACCCATCGTTTTTCGACAGTTACAACCATGACCAAACCATAACGGGGCTTCGTTGTCGATAGCTTCTAACGCTAATTGAACCCAATCACCCTTCTCATAACCAATAATCATATAACCTCACTTATAATGCATAGGAATAAAATCGTCTACATTTTTTAATGCGATTTGTTTAATATTTTCTACTACATTTTCTTCGTTATAATCGTCGAATTGACGCATAATAACACTAAACAAAGGTGTGTAGTCAACATATCGTTGTGCGTTGATAGCATAATGTTTACGATCTAAATGTTTTACACGTTCATAAACAGTACGAACCTCGGCTAAACAAGACTTAATTTTACTTAATACGTATTGCTCAAATTCTTTAATTTTGTCAATACTTCCTTGGTCGTGTTCAAATAATTGACGTAAATCATCTGTACGACTTTCTACAACACTTTCTACTAATCGACGATTGTTGTTAATGTTATCTTTCAATCGATGTAAGTTAACGTACCAATCAGTTTTTAACTTAACTCGTTGATTCTGACCAACTAACACATAACCCTCGATACCTTTCATATCACGAATACGTTCAACATCTTCGTCGGACATACCATCAACTTCTTCGTAATCAACAAATCGTTCCGCGATATGCGTATAAATAGTATGTTCTGGATTTTCGGCATCTAATTCAGCCAAATCATCAAGCGTTAAATAATCACCTGTTTCGGTATTACGAATATTTAAAACAATTAATTCTTGTTTCTCATACTTTAATACGATTTGGTTTTTGGGCGAAGTGTATTCCATATTCGCGGTATAACCCAATTCTGCCAATGTTTTAAGGGCTTGCTTAAAATCTTTGTTCTCTGAACGCATTAAAAAGCGATTAGAGTCGTTAGCTTGGTCACTATAAAGCGAACCTTTACTTTTTGTGTACAACTTACCATCGTCTAAATATGTACTAATCAATGAACCATCACGTTTTTCTTCGATGGTTTTAACTAACGGTAACACATCTTCTGGTAAAGCTAAAGGATTTTCACCAAGGTTAAAGAATTTTTCCATCGGGCGCGAAAGGATTACTGGATTTTCTTTATCCGTGATATCAAACATAATACCACGGCACTCGATAGCATCGGGTTCTAACCAATCACTATAACTAGCGATGTGGTAACTAAAAATCTCTACTGGTTTATTACTTGGCGTTGTTTGAATAGAACTAAAAAACATATCATTCTTTTGTGTCAACGCCTTTAAATTGTCATACATTTGCTTCATGATTTGTTTGCCATAACTTTGTTAATATTGTTCATGTTAATATCCGAAATTTCTTTTTCTTTTAACACAATTTCGTCATCTGTATTGTATTTTGCGTATTCACAATGCAATTCACCACAATAATCGCAACGCAAAAAACGATTACCGATAGCTTTATAACAAGCTGTTTTGAATTTTTTCAATCGCGGTAAAGACATATCCTGTATTTTCTGAATATCGAATAGTTCGCTACACACATTTCTCGAACTTAAATTACTCATTATTTAACCTCAATAACCTCTAGTTCTACTTCTACGCTCTCTACCATGACCTTTTCAGTACCCGCTTTAGCGAATCCTTTTCCTTTAGGTAAAACTGTAATCAATCGTAACAGTTTATTATTGGGATAAAACGCCATGACAACGCCCTGTTCCAATTGTTTTGAATAGATAAGGTAATCACCCTCTGGTTTACCTTTTAACGCTTTAGTGGCTCGTTTAAGATATGTACGCCAATCATTTGGCTCTAAATCTGAACGTCTTACTTTTGCTTGTGAACCCGCATGAGTTGATACCGCAATTTTCATACCACTAGAATAAGTCGCTTGTAGTGCTGATTTCTTTGCGTTTTCTGCTTCTTCACTTTTATCGTATTTCTTTGGCGAACGACTACCACCTGTTACGTATTCTAATAATTCGCTATAAAGCTCGTTGAATTTCACGTTTTACTCCGTTGATAATATTTCTGGTAGTTTCATCTAATTCGATTTCCGTACCAAATGATTCTGATAATACATTATTTATATCAGATTCATCCGAAATCATAAATTCAACGGCTTCTGCAAAGTATTCATCCCAAACATCATTTTCTACACAACATGTGTTCGCTGGATCGGCGTTAAATAGGATTTTATTAATAAACAAATCAACACCATACTTTACTGATTTAAACTCTGGTTTTTTGTATGATACATATTTGTATTCATCACCGTCTTTAATAACGACAACCCCACTAGGGAATGATGTTAAACCATTAACAACAGCACATTCTTCGATATACGCTTCGAGAATCTTTTCTTTCTTGACTTCGAAAGTTTGGAATTTGTAAAATTTTTCATCATCTGGAAATTTCAATTCTACTAATCGCATAATATCTCCTTAAAGAATAGTAGTATTAATTACAACACATTCTACGGCGACAGGCGCACGAACAAATGCATTAATAGAATAACCGCTTAAATCGATACCGTGTCGTTTTACGTACATGAACAACTCATATGTAGAATTGAATTCAAGTGTAATATTGTTTGAGTTGTTTTTAAAGTAACTAACGTTTTCATAATATTTCCTTTTGTAAATTATTTCAACACAAATTTTGGGGCGGTGTATTCAACTTCTTCTGCAATCCCCATGTCATAGTGAACAGTATACACACCAGAAACGAATTCGTCAATACCTTCTTCGGTCGCACGTTCTTCGATGTATTCGCGAATGATATCAACACCATTTTTGTATGCTGTATCAAACCAGTACGCTTCGCCATTAGGACGTTCTATATTAACTCTACGCATTATTCCTCCAAAGTAATTGTTTTTAATGAATACCAGAAGTCTTTCTCGCCATATTCATTAATAGTTTCGGTTTGTTTTCTTTCTGCTAATTGGATCTTGGCTTCTTCTGGATCTTTAAACGCGATAACAGGTTCTTTAATTTCTATATCGAAATCACCCCATTGATGTTTCATTAAAACATTAATTTTGATTTTCATTACTCACCTACCCACTTGTAAGGTTTATCCCAAGTACCGATATTGATTTCCCAATAGAAACCGACATCGAAGTAATCAGTCATAGCGTCTGAATTATCATAATTTTCTTCGTTAATGATATCAAAGATTTTCTTCAACAATTCAATTTCTTTTGAATCGCTACCAAATGATTCGATAATACCTTTACTTGGTTCGCTACCAATACCATAAACAGACATTGAATCTTCGTTGGCGATTTTAAACAACTTACCACTACGAATATTGATATCTAATTTAGAATGGTTTAGAACTTTATAAGTAGCGCGAACGCCATACTCTTTCATAAGCGGTTTAAGTTTCGCTACTAGTTTGCTTTTCAATTCTTTGGATACGTAAGCCATGATGTTCTCCTTTGTTTGTTTTCCCAACCGACAAATACATGGTAACAAAAAAGCCCCTGCAATGCAAGGGCTTTTGGTAATTAATTAAGAAATTGTTTCAAAAGAAATATTTTCGGGCATAATTGTCGTTTTAATATCGACATAATCAATTGGTTTATGAACGGTTATAATGATCTCGAAATCGAAATTTGACGCACGATAACCCATTTCATTAGCTTTCTTAATCATATCACCGATATCATCACCTTCGATATACCCATTGTCGTCTTTTAAATACATACGGTATTTGATATTTCCCATTAATAACCCTCATAAATTTCTTTCATATGATTTTTAGCAATATTTTTTGCTTTTTCTAACTTGTCAGAATCATCAAAATAAACGGTAAATACATCAATGTTAATCCAATATGCACCATCGTATGATAGCCTGTAAATGTTAAAAGTAGAACTACCATTCCATGTAATACGAACAATGTCGTCCGTGTAAACTATATGACCTGTCATAAAAACTCCTTAAATCGTTTCAACAAACCCATGATAACAAAAAGCCCCTGCTTACGCAAGGGCTTCCGAAAATTAATATTCGTATTTAGATAAATCGGTCACATCAACGTTTTGATCGACTTGATTGATTAAATAACTAGATATTTCGGCTTCTTGTGGTGCGATTTGTACCGCATCACTATTCAACCATTTCTGCATCCAAGGTAAAGGATTTTCTTTTTTACGTTGGAACGGACTATCTAAACCAACCGAACGCATACGATGATCTGCGACATACTCGATATATTCACATAATTTTTTGTAACTCAATCCGCGAATAGACCCAAAACTAAACAAATATTCAGCCCACGATTTTTCTTGTTTAACAGCATCTAAGAATAATTGTGTCGCTTCTGGTCTAAGTTCTTCTGCTATATCGTGCATATCTGGATCGTCTTTACCACGATGCCATTGTTGCAAGATATATTGAGTACCCTTTAGATGTAGCGCTTCGTCACGTGCGATTAGCTTGATGATTTTAGCGTTACCTTCCATCAATTGATTTTCTGCGAAATTAAACGAACACGCGAAACTTACATAGAATCTAATAGCTTCTAAGATATTAACAGCCATCATAGTAAGGTAAAGTTTTTCTTTACACTTTCTACGTAGCAATTCTTCTATATCCGTCAACGTTTCGTCTTTATCCCAATTAGTCGTCTCGACTAAATCATTCCATTTCCTAGCTACCGCGATTAATTCATCATAATGTTTAGTCACTACACTAGCACGTTTCATAATTTCTTGATTACTAACGATATTATCAAACTCTTTTGATGGATCGTTGTAAACATTTCGCATAATATGAGTATAAGAGCGTGAATGAATAGTTTCACTAAAAGACCAAGTTTCGATCCAGTTCTCTAACGCAGTATCACTAACGATAGGTAAAAACGCTACACTCGGTGCGCGACCTTGTACACTATCTAATAACGTCTGATACTTTAAATTAGCGGTGAACACGTGTTGTTCCGCTTCTGATAACTTACTATAATCGATTGCGTCTCTAGAAACATCAATTTCTTCTGGACGCCAAAAGAATGAAAGTTGTTTTTCTGTTAACTTCTCAAATTGTGAATGCTTGTAGGTGTCGAATCGGGCTATACCCAATTCTTCACCAAAAAACATAGGTTGATTCAAATGATCAACGTTAGCTTGATTAAATACTGTCATTAATTACACCTTGCATGTATCGCAGTCGCTATCTCTAACGACTTCAACTTCTTCTGTACTTTCCGAACCATCAGCCCCATCGCGTGTATTGTGGTAGTATAAAGTTTTGACTCCGTAATGGTTGCATGTTAATAAATCTTTAAGCATAACATTCATAGGAACTTTATTATCAGGATAAATCGACGGATCATAACGTGTATTAGATGAAATCGTTTGATCCACAAATTTTTGCATGATAGCTACTTTTTCGATATATCCTTTATTACCCTTAGCGGCTAATTCCCACGCATATTCATATTCATCGCCTAATGTATCAACTTCTGGAACTACTTGATTAAATACACCATCTTTAGAACCCTTTACACTAACTCTACCAAGTGGCGGTTCAATACCATTTGTAGCGTTATGGACTTGTGAACTTGACTCACTAGGCATTAATGCGGATAAAGTACTATTACGCATACCATAACGCATGATATCTTGTCGTAAACTTTCCCAATCGCAATATAGCTTATTGTCGGTCAATTTATCTACATTTTTATTGTAACGGTCGATAGGTAAAATACCTTGAGCGTATGTAGTTTTATCAAAGTCACCACAACTACCTTTTTCTTTAGCAAGTAACATACTAGCACGAATTAATGCGTACTGAATCTTTTCAAACCAAACATGCGTCAATTCTTTAGAATCATCTTCGCTGTAACTAGTAAAGTTTTTAGCTAAGAAATATGCGTAATTGATTACACCGATACCCAAACTTCTACGTAGTTTAGCCCTTTCCGCTTGTTTTACTGGATAATGTTGATAATCTAATAGGTTATCTAATGCACGAACCACTGTAAGCGCTACATCATCAATTTCGTCGTATTCTAATTCGCCTAAGTTAAATGCCGCCAATGTACACAATGCGATTTCACCACTATCTTTCATAATAGGTGATGTAGGTAACGCGATTTCGGCGCATAAATTACTTTGATAGATAGGTTCTTGGAACGGACTATTTTGGTTTACATTATCTACATTTTGTATGTAAATACGCGCCGTACTAGAACGCTCAAGCATTAAATTAGAAAATAGCTCTAATGCTCTTACTCTTTTCTTTCGTACCGTTGTATCGGCTTCTAGAGCTTCATATACTTGTTTAAATCTATCTGGATCAGAAAAATAATATTCGTATAGTTTACCATTCGCAACATCAGGACTGAATAGCGTAATATAATCGTTATTAACTAGACGTTCATACATAAGTCGATTAATCTGAACACCATAATCCATTTGACGAATACGATTTTCATCAACACCACGATTATTTTTAAGAACTAATAATTTTTCTGCTTCTAAATGCCATAATGGGTAATAAATAGTTGCCGCTCCACCGCGAACACCACCTTGGCTACAACTTTTAGTCGCGGCATGAAAGTATTTCCAAAATGGGATAACACCAGTATGACGTACTTCACCAGAACGAATTCGTGAACCTTCCGCACGAATACGACCACCATTAATACCGATACCCGCACGTTTAGAAATATAATTAACGATAGCCGATGAAGTTTCGTTAATACTTTCTAAGTCATCACCACTATCAATTAACACACACGAACTAAATTGTCTGGTCGGTGTACGTACACCCGCCATAATTGGTGTAGGCATACTCGATTTCTTTTTAGAAACCACATCATAAAACTTAACAACACGTTCAATACGCTTGGTAATATCTTCTTCTTGGTGTAAACACATAGACATTAACATATAACCAAACTGCGGAGTTTCGAAAATTTCACCAGTAGAACGGTCTTTCACTAGATATTTCTCTTTAAGTTGCATCGCGCCCGCATAACTTAAATCAAAATCTTTATCATGATCGATGTATTCGTCGAGTAAATCTATTTCTTCTTTTGAGTATTTTTGTAAAATTTCTTTGTCGTATACGCCTATAATAGTTTTATGCTTAATATGGTCGTATAGTTTAGGTGGTTGAAAACAACCGTATACATCTTTACGTAAACCAAACATCAATGTTCTTGCGGCAACATATTGATATTCTGGTGTGTTAACTGAAATCTTATCAGCACAGATTTTTACTAAATTTTTGTGGATTGATTTCGTAGAAACACCATCATACATGTATTGGTTTAATTCTTCTAAGATACTGTTATGGTCAATTTCACAATCATATGAAGCCCACTTAATAACATTTAAAATTTTATCTTCGTCATACTCTTGTGTGATACCAGAACTTTTAGTAACTCTCATTTACTAACCTCTTTATGCCAATTTCCATAGAAACAATGGGCAATTTCATGACCAATTATTTCTAATGTTTCTTTATCGTTTTCGTTTTTTATTCTAGGAAAATGAACTTCGCAATAGTTATCGTCACTCCACGTAGCCCACCCAACACGTTCTTGGTGGTCGTAGTTGTAACCTTGACTACTAACCCATACTTTATACGCTTCATTCACTTCGGCTTTACTTGGGTAGACATGCGGAACAATTTCGATTCCTTGGTATGTCCAATCATGTGTACTAGTAATACCCTTACGTTCGGTATTATAGTTTACATACAGGAATAATAAACAATAACCTAGTAATGCGATTACACCAATTGTTCTAAGTACAATTTTTGTGGTATATTTTCGTTTTTCTTCTTTCGTCATACCGCCATGTCCATCTTTATACGTGGGTGACATTTATAGTCAACTAATTCAAAGTTTTCTACACCACTCTTTACTACATCTTCCAACGTAGAATTTTGATCGAACGGTGTTTTAATATTTAGTTTCGGTGCTGGATAAGGTTCACGTTTTAACATTTCTTTTACCGCATCGATATGATTTTCATAAATATGAATATCGCCAGAATTAATAAAGTTCAGCATGTGCGGTTTTTTACCTGTCATTTGTGCGACTACATAAAGCAGAAGCCCATAAAGTACATTATCAAAGGGTAAGCCTAGACCTAAATCAGTAGAGCGCATGACGTACGATAGGCTTAATTTATCACCATCTACATAAAATTGATACGCGTAGTGACATGGTGGTACTACCATCGTTTCTAAATCGTCGATATTCCATGAATTAACTAATAATCTACGATCATCGCCAATAGTACGAATCTTATCGATCACGCGTTGTAACTGATCGAATTTACCTTTACGCCATTGGTGACCATAAATTTTACCCATATAACCGTCTACATAACCTAAATTTTTACCTTGATGTTCGTAGTTAGCATCCCAAATAGTCTTTTTATCAGAACCCTTACCATAAGTAATCTCTCGTAAATCATTGACATTTGTTGAACTACTTACCATCCATAGGAATTCACCTACCGCTGGTTTCCATGCAATCTTTTTAATTGTTGTAGCTGGAAATGAATCACTAACATCCATTCTACTTAGATATGCGTTAGTAGATAAAGTTTTGTAATCAGTTCTATTATTTTTCATAGAACCATGTTTGAGTGTATATTCTAATACTTCTTTATATTCTTTCATATATTCCTCGGTCAAAAAAGGGGGCGAAAGCCCCCTTAATTAATCTTCGTCTAAACCATCTAATAGATCATCTAAATCGTCATCGTCAACATCAGCAGACGAATCAACGGAATCGCTAACGTCATCATCAAAAACGTCATCATCTACACTACCTTCATTCTTAGCAGAATTTAATTCTGTATCGAAATCGTCTAGTTCTTTTTCCGCATCAGCCGTTGCTTTTGAAGCTGACTTAGTTTCACCAATAACACGGTCTAATCGTTTTTTAAGATCATTATAAGATTTAAACTGATCTGGCGCAACAATTTTATTCAAATCGTGCATTTGTTTCATCAATTCATCTTGATATTCTTCATCATCGATATTCTTAATCGGTTTTGGCGATTTAAATTGCGAGTCATCATAATTTTGATAACCGCTAACTTTCTTAGTAGACAAGAAGAAATCTGCACCATCAAAAACACAAGTAACATCAACTGGATCATCACCTAATTCTTCTGGTGGGTTCGCCGCTTTCTGAATTTTTTCCATGATCTTAGAACCAAAACGGTATTTGAATACTTTACCTTCGTTTTCGGGATTTTTACTATCCTTAATAACCATGATATTAGACCAATAAGAAAGATTACGCTTACGATCACGTGCAATATCTTTGTTGGCTTCTAATTCAGTATTCCATAATTCACTGTTAGATTCGCATACTGGACATTTAAGCGTTTCACCATCTTTATTAAGTGTGGTAGGGCAATTCTCAACAAACCATTGACCTTTATGATTAAATCCGTGTGTGTAAATTTTAACAAACGGTAGACTGTCATCATCTTTACTTGGTAAGAATCGGATAATGGCATTACCATTTCCCGCTGAATCGGTGGCAAGTTTCCATTCATCTTTATCTTCGTAGTTGTTACTAGAAGTCATGTTATCTAGTTGATTTTGGATTTTAGATATGTTACTTCTTTTGAATCCCATAAGTTAATACCTTAGTTGTAAAATAGTTAAAAATTAGTTATACTGTTAGATAGCTGTTTTAAGTGTATACTTGAACAATTCTCTGCAAGTATTAGTATTTATGCTTAAAATTTTCTTATAAGCTTCGATACGTTTTCTGTATTCGTTCCATATAACATCAGTGTTATCCCACTTATGGGTAAATTTTCCTATGGTGTCGATTATCACAAACGTTTCATAGCTTATAGCGTCTTGTTGAAGCATCTTAAATATTATAGGATGATTATCATCCCAATCGAACATTTTTTTGAAATTAATTTCACGTTTACGACAAAAATATATCATGTTCTCTAGATCATCTTTGAACATGTTGTAAGCGTTGTTAACTTCACCTTCGCGTTTTCTAAAAAATGATATAGCATCGGAATCTACTAAGTCGCCAGCCCATGCATTATCATTAGATAAGAAATTAAACGCGAATATCATGGTTAATTCTCTGATATTATATTTGTCAGATAATTTATCAAAGAAGTATCGGTCTTTTCTCTTTCTGTAAGCATTAACCGATACTTTCATATTCCAATGATATTTTTCTACGTCGAATGTACCTTTAAAGTGGGCTTTTAATGCAACATATAATTTAAACACCGAAAAGCCATTGATCATCCTTTTTGGATTTGGCGGTGTCTTTATTTTTAATAAGGTTTGCATCTTTAGCTTCTACCTCAATTTTTCTAATCAATGTCTCATTGATGTATTTCTTAATTTCTGTTACATCAACATCATTAACATCACACCATTCTAACACTGATTCTATATAAGTATACTCGTCGTATGTTTCTTTTATACATTCGATTTCCAGACTAATTTGTTGTTTTTTCGCGTTAGTCAATGGAAATGTTTCTACTACTACTTCTGTTTTCATTAAAAACTACCCGCTTCTGCCATATAATCTGTCAATCTATTTTTTACGAAATACTTATGCAACTTCGATTTAGGTGCTGGTTTAGTATTTTCGTATAATTCAATAATTTCCGATTGAATATGTTCTGGAATAAATTCAAAACTAATTAATTTTTCGTTTTGTTGAAATCTATCCAGTTCATCACCTTCCAATAGTTCTTGTGGGTTATCAGCTTCAAAAATAGGCTTCAAGAACTTTTTAGTAATTGATGGTGCGCGTTTACCTTCCTCTTTAACATCATACCAATCGATAGGACATTTAATATTCGGGATAGAGTCTTTAGTATCACCTTTAATTAATTTGGTTAATAAATCAGTACGCGGATCACCCGTTTTAGGTTTCACCCATTTTTCGTGAATAGGATTCCATTGTCGAACATTAGGAAAAACTTGTAATTGTGCGAAATCACCATCTGCACCAGTAATAAATATATTATGGTTACTTGATAACGTCTTAGTTAATGTTGCGATGATATCATCCGCTTCAACACCACGAACTGAAATTGTGATATATGGGAAATATTCTTTTAATTCATCGCGAATAGTACCCATAGCTTCGTGAATCGTATCCCAATCCCATTTGGTTTTCTTTTGCTTATTTTTACGTGTTGCTTTATACGTTGGGTGAATCTTTTCACGCCAATAACCACCACGTTTATCATCAAAAGCGATTACTACAATAGGATATTCTTTTTTACGTTTTATGACGTTGTGTTTTAAGACATTCAAAAATACTTTTCTGATATCTTGAACCGTAATCGGTTCGCCTTCATCGAACGCCGCCATAACGCTCGAAATCATAATTTGACTGAAATCGACAAGATGTACACCTTGTTTCATTCCGTCATCTAGATCGTCTAGCATAAATTTACCTCACTAAATAAATACAGATACATAATATCACACATTTTAACAATAAAAACGGATTTACATAATGGCTATTAAAAAACCTTTTAAATCACTTTCGGGTTTCGATGGATCTGACAATCCTCTAGTAAATCTAGGCGATCCACGAAACGGCGAAAACAAAGATGCGGTTAACGTATCATACTATACAGAAAATAACACAGTTCAGGATTACGATCCTACTAGATCGTATAAAAGCGGGTTCGTCATTATCCGAGAAAACAGATTGTGGTCTGCTAAATCAGATATCAGCGCTCCTGCGGGTGCGTTTGATCCAGATTTATGGTCTGCGGTTCGTACAGACACGCCATTTATCCGAGAAACACAAGGAACAATCGCGGCTACCGCTGGTAATCGTTACTTGATCAAAAACCAAAGTAACCCTATTACTATTGAATTACCTACATCACCATTAGACGGTGAAATTATTGCTGTCCAAGATGAAGGTGGTGATATCGCTACACTTAAAGCAAGTGTAACTAGTTCTATTACGATCAATGGTTTTGGTAATGAGTTTATTATTACTAAGAAAAAAGCATTGTATATCTTTATCTTTAATGGTGCTGAATGGGTAGTTTCTATTCAGGATCGTGGTAACTCACGCGTAGCCAATGCGGGTAACATCCAGATTACAGCAAGCGAAAAACTTTATCGTCGTTCATCAACTGGTCAATTCGTATTGACGTTACCACGTTATGCAGAAGATGGTGATTTGTTTGAAACTTACGATATCGATGGATTAGCTTCGATTAACGGTACTGTTTTAAAAGTACATCCAGATAGTACACATACAATCGATAATAGTACGACAACAGAAAAAACGTTTAATACTATTGGTTGGGGTGCGGTTGTATTTGATAAAACGCAAAACCGTTGGCGTGTATTTGATGCGGATATCCGTACACGTACTAATATCATTACGTCTGATTATGTCGCTAAACCATTAGAGCATATCGCGGTTCGTCATACATCACCAACAAGTGCTATTAACATTACGTTACCAAAAGACGCTAACAATGGCGACTTCATCGAATTGACTAATACTTATAGTTATGTGGGTGCATCGATTACTATTAATTGTGATCCGAATACACCACACACAATCCTTGGTGATATCAACAAATACATCAAGAATAAGTTCTCTGACGTACCAACAGAAGGCGAATTAACGCAAAGTACCAGTATTACTCTAGTCAGTGACTTTAGTTCTCCTACATTGCGTTTGACGTATTGTGAGGATAACGATTGCTGGACTATCGATATTATCAGTTATCGTATAGATAAAGTTGATGAAAATTATCGTAATCGTGCGGGTATCATCCCATTAGCTACACAAACAGAAGTTAATAAAAACTATGAAGATAGTCCGATTGATGATAGTGCGGTAACCCCGTTAACACTAGCTAATAGAACGTCTACAACTACTCGTCGTGGTTTAACACGTTTAGCTACATCATCGGAATTACAAGTTGCTACATCAGGTTCTTTCGCTAATGACGCGATTGTAACACCAGAATTGCTAAATAGTAGACAAGCTACGGAAACAATTCGCGGTCTAGCAGAAGTAGCTACACAAACAGAAGCTAATAGTAATACCAACGATACACATATTATCACACCTAAGAAGTTGGATGCAAGACGCGCTACAACAACATTAGCGGGTGTATTAGAAATTGCTGATAATACAGAAACAGACGCGGGTACTAACGACACAAACGCGATTACCCCTGCTAAGTTATTACGTTGGACTAGAACAAGTACAAACGCGATTAGTTCGCAATCTTATCGTGGTACTGTTCAAACAAGTACGAAAGGTGGTGCGTTCATCGGTGATAACGTTAACGGTAGTTCTCAAGCCGTAGATGATTACGATCATAGCGGATTTGTGGTAACACCGCGTACATTAAATCACGCTTTAACTTACTTCTTACCAAGTGGGGCTAAAGCCGTAGATAGCGAATTGTTAGATGGTATCGATAGTACTAGTTTCTTACGTAGTGATGTAGACGACCGATTAAATGGTTCGTTAACTATTACAGAAAACAAAGGACTAATATTCAACAACGGCGATGATAGTGAAACATTTTCATTAATTCGTTCAGCCGATGGTGATGTACGTCTAACAGGCGTTAGTCAAACATTCCGTATTGGTGATGATAATACAGGTTCATTTGTATCTAATTTCGACGTAACCACAAACGGTGCTGTTAACTTACGATACAATGGTACTCAAAGGTTAGCGACGACCGCAACTGGTGTAGACGTAGATGGTAATTTAAACGTTACTGATACATTAGTTAGTGGTGTAATAACACAAAACGGTAAAACACTAGATAATACGTACGTATCAAACCAAGGCGATACTATAAACGGTGATTTATTAGTACAAAACACAACTGGTTTAATGTCAGTTAAATCTACTGCTGATAATACACCAAGTTATGGTTTAAATCGCAATAACGCACATTACACGCGTTCTAGAATTGGTTTTGATGGACGTTTTGTATTTGATTATTCAAGTAATGGTACGGATTATACCGAACTATTCTCGTCTAATACAAGTGGTTTACTACGTTCAAGCGCTGGTTATGCTGTTAATAGTACAACAGTTATTGAATCAGACGCTAAAATTAATTTTAACAAACTGAAAAGTGTACCATCGGCTACAACTTCTCAACAAGGTATTGTTCAACTGAATAACGCAGTAGACAGTACAAGCCAAACACAAGCGGCTACCGCTAATGTGGTTAGGTTATTACAAGAACAAATCGATGAAAAAGCGGGTATCTCTGGTACTACATTCGATGATATCTCTGTTAATAACTATATTCAAATTGGTAATTTGAGAATTGAACCCGATCCAGTAAACGAAACAGTTAAATTTACTTGGGTAGAGAATCCATAATGAGTTTTTTAGAATTTAGTAGAACAGGTATAAAAGCCGTAAAACTAGATGAAAACAAAATAGACAACTCTGTAAAAGTAGTAGGTACGAACGGTTCGAATGGTAGCCGTTCAGTGCTTATTAACGGTACTGAACATGGTAATCCAAGTTTAAACGGATTAGCTATGGTCGTATTTGATTCGTCTATGAATGTTTTATCAGACGGTGTATACGACATTTACGATAACACAACAGCTAGAAGCGCATTGATTAGTCGTTTACAAAATTTAGGCGCTGATCATATCGCTTTATTAGCGACAGGCGGTACAAAAGGTATTCGTAGTACACTATCAATTGATGCGGAATTTGAGCGTCTAGGTTCATGGAAATGGTTAGGTACTAACTTTTTAAATCGTAAACCTAAGACATGTTATTCAGCTATTTGTCATGGTACATTCGGTTTTGTATATGAATCTGTTAGTGGTACGACTTCAACAAGTCCTACGGCTACTTTATCAACTACGTTCAAGAATATAAACGAATTAGGTGATAACGGATTTGGTAAGCCTATATATCAAGATGACACCGAATATTCATCTAACACGGTATTAGTTGATAAAGCGATAAACAACGATAGTTACATCACCGCTAGTGCGTTTATGAAGAATGATATTAACACAATCGTATCATTAGAGATAGAGTTTTTTGATAATACTACATCATTGGATGTTATGTCATTTACATGTGATTCTATTGATTTGTGGCAATCTTATAACATCATTTACGACACACCAACAGGTACTAATCGTATTGTTGTTAGAACGGTTCATACAGGTTCGGGTACTGCAAAAATTGATAGTATCCAAATTGGTTTACACAATGGGTTTAGTCCGATACCAGAAGATACAATTATAAGTTCAAAAGGTATATACAGTAGTAAAGTATCACAAAACGTACATGGACATGATATTTTTGATACCGATTGGTATGAAGATTCTGATTTAGAAGCCAACGCTCATAGTGGTGTTGAGTTAGAACAAGATGTTATCGAGGATGTTTATTGGAACGATCAAGTATTAACCAATAATCAAGATAGAGCGGTAACCAAAACAGATACTTCTATAACGTTGAATAGTGCTAGTGAATGCTTAGTAGATAATACAAAACCTTATTTTATTGGTATATGGGTTAAAGCTACTAAAGATTCTGGTAGCGTTTCATTGGGTGTTAAAGCGTTTGATAATGGTGTCACCGCCGATTTATTAGATGATTTAGGTTCTCCTGTAACAGATCCAGAAGCCGTTAACATACCAAGTAGTGATTTTGGTGATACGTATAAGTTGATGTATTTTTGGGTTCTACCTTATACATGGACTAATGGCGATGTAATCGATTTCAAAAACTCGGTAATAGGATATCACGAATCACAATTTGATATTGACAACCCTAATAACAGTTCAGTTTTTCAAATGACTAGTGGTGTAAACGGATTAAAAATATACGTTTCTGATAAAGATAACACGACTACATCAGATGTAAAATATGCATTACCAGTAATCAAAGAAGTATCTTTATTGTCGTTTACGACTAGAAAATTAGAAGCAATAAATTATACAGAAATGTAAGCCTACGGCTTACGCGCCAAGGGCGCTATTAACATTATGCTTTAAAGCATTTTTTAACAGTAATTCCTATAATAATTATATATAAAGGAAACTGTTAAAATTCGATTTAGTAATAAAAATTAAAATAACTATAACGATTTGGAATATACATGAGTGACTTAAAATTAAATTCTACAATCGGTGGTAACACCATTTGGAGTGCTGGAAATCTACCCGTACTACCAGATGGTGATTCTTTGTTTTACGAAGGACACAAAGTTTATACCGAATTTGATAAGCCTACACAAGCCGATGTAGGTCTTTCTAATGTCTTAAATTATGGTGTAGCGGATCAAACCCAAGCGATTACAGGAACAAGTAATTCATTGTATATGACTCCGTTACGTGTTAGTGATCATTTTACATCAAAAACAACTAACTTTTCAAGACTTTTATTAACGGATAACACAGATTCGGCTATGCGTACACGTTTAGGCGTGTATTCTAAAACCGAAACCGACGATAAATATGCGTTGGATACAAGAACTATTACCGCTGGTGATGGTTTAAATGGTGGTGGTAGTCTAGAAGCGAATAGAACTATTAGTATTGATTCTACCGTCTTACGTACTTCGGGAGAACAGACCGTAAATAATGGAATGAACTTTGACGTGACTCAAGGTTCTGTAAAAATTAATAACCCTTTAAATGGTAGTCAAAGTTTTGATGGTACGGATTATGGTCTAGAATTATTAATGGGTGGCGCTAATACAACAAGTAAATATACACCCGCGATTAAATTTGGTAGTACTGATAATGATTTGAGTCCTTTAGTTCCTCGTTTCGGTGCGGCTGTAATAGGTGAAGCAGAACAAACATTTTCTAGTAATAATACTGGTGCTATGTCTATATCTTTTTGGACTACGCCAACTGGTACATCATCAGGTGAACATGGATTAGAGAAGCGATTAAAAATCGCCAGTTCTGGTGAAATTTTGGCTTTATCTGGATCATTTTTTTCTGGTAACGGTTCTGGTCTAACTGATTTAAGTGTTGATAATTTAGTTGGTACTGTTTCTTATTCTAATTTACCGTTTAGTAATACTAACGTTAATCAGTGGATTACTGCATATGATGGTCGTATTGTTGGTGTTTCGGGTAGTGGTAATGGTACTTTAATTTTAGACCGTTTGAATTATGGTGATTTAACCACTGATTTAAGTCATACTCACGATGCAAGTGATATTGTTAGCGGTACTATCGTATCAAACCGATTACCTACAATAACAACTAGTATGACTAATTTCGCAAATCAATCACTGAATACAAGTAGTAATGTAGATTTCGATAATATCACTTTGGGTGGAGATAACCGAACTGGTAAAAATAGCGATACAATAGAGTTAGTGGGTGGTACTTCGTCTGCTTTACTTAGTGTTCAAGATGGTAATGGTAGAATACAATTAAAATGGAACGCGACAAATGGAAACGATGAAACTTATTTGGTAAGTAGTGAACAGGCTTTCTTTTGGGATTTAGGTGTAACAGGCGATCCTATATGGGAAATGAAATATGGTAGCGGCGGTAATTCTGGTAGCGCTATATCTTGGGATACTTTATTATCTTTGACTAGTTCTGGTGAATTAATTGCAAATAGTTTTAACGGTAATGGTTCTGGAATAACAAACTTACAAGCAAGTAATATTTCGGGTACTATATCTAATAATAATTTAAGTAATAATTCTATTCCATTTAATGCTACTGATTTAGAATCCACGAATTTAAATAACTTAAACACCGATAGCTCGGTTGGTTTTTATTTTCAAAATGAAAATGCGGATACTAATTCTTCTTATCCATACGGTCACGCTGGTTCTTTATTAGTACAAAAATCGGCTGGTGTTACCCAACAATACCAAACATACGGTACTACTCCACGTTGGTTTATGCGTGGTTATTATTCTGGTAATTGGGGTGATTGGTATGAAATGTATCATACAGGCAATAAACCTAAACCTAGCGAAATAGGGGCTATTTCAACTAGTGGTGGTGCTATTACTGGTACTTTAGAATTTGATGTTAGTGGTTCTGATAGCGCTCACCAACAAATGGATTCCCGTAGCGAGGATGGTGATAAAGCTAGATTACATATATACGGTAGAACTAGTAGTGGTAGTACAAGTAACTTTAGACAAGCTTGGTATGATGGTAGTGATTATATCAAAGTTACTGCGGCTAGTGGTGGTTTATTCTTTACGGATAGAATTAATGCTACATCATTTAAAATTAGTTCCGATACTCGATTAAAAGATGAACAAACCGATTTAACCGTTAATGACGGTATTCGTTTAAAATCTTGGTATTGGAGTAATAGCGAATACGTTGCTAAGTCTATTAGAGAAAAATACGATACTGGTATAATCGCTCAAGACGTACAGAAATATTACCCAACATGCGTTAGCGAAGATAAAGAAACAGGTTATTTATCAGTAGATTACGGTCGATTAGGTGTACATCACTCGATAGAACTAAAAGAAACCGTAGAACAATTAACTAAGCGTATTGAAGAACTGGAAAACCGTTCTTTAATTAAAACTCTGATAAATAAAATAAAAAGGGTTTTTAAATGAGTGATTTAAAATTAAATACAACAATCGGTGGCAACACCATCTGGAGCGGCGGTAATTTACCGTTTCTTCCAGATGGTGATTCGTTGTTTTACAACGACCATAAAGTTTATACCGAATTTGATAAACCTACACAAGCCGATGTAGGTCTTTCTAATTTACAGAATTATTCAGTAGCTACACAAGCTCAAGCTCAAGCGGGTACTGATAATGTGTATATGACCGCGTTGAGAACAACAGATTTCTTTAATGCGCGTACAAGTACATTCACACGTTCTGTATTAACGCAAACAACTGATAGCGGTTTCAGAAATGCTATCGGTGTATATTCTAAGACTGAATCAGACGATAATTACCTAAATACGTCTCAAAATTTAAATGACTTGGGTAGTAAATCTCAAGCGCGTACTAATTTAGATGTATATAGTAAATCGGAAACATATTCATCGTCTCAATTATACACAAGAACTGAATCAGATAACAGATATTTAAATGCTGACAATAATTTAAGCGATATTACCGATTTAAACGATGTTTACGCTAATTTAAATCTTGGTAATGCGGCTACTTATGATGTAGGTACTGGTAATAATGAGTTATTAGTGAATGGTTCATTTGGTATTGGTAACCAAGGTTCGCCGTATATATCAGATTATTTTAATATCGGTTATGCTGGATTTGGATCTACCGATACTAATACAACCAATAGTTACGCTAGTGAAGTATCTAGAGTTCTAAGTTTTAGTAATAATGATGACGCTAATGCCCTAATAGCCATATCTCGTAATGGTTCTAAGAGTATGTATTTCAACATGTCAAGTGGTGGTACTTGGGATGGTTGGCGTAAAGTTTGGGATGATAGCAACCAATTAGCGTTGGGTACAACTTCATCAAGTGCGCGTAACGCTTTAAATCTTGGTGATTTATCGACACAAGATACGATTAATAACAGTAATTGGTCTGGTACTGATTTATCTATTCCGAACGGTGGTACAGGGGCTTCGAGTGTAGCGGGCGCACGTTCTAATTTAGAAGTTTTCTCTATCGCAGAAAGCGATAGTAGATATGTTCGACAAACAAGAACGATTACCGCTGGTTCTGGTTTATCTGGTGGCGGTAATTTAAGCGCTAATAGAACATTATCCGTAGATAATAGCGTAACACGTACAACAAACTCGTATCTTGGTAAATACATTTATCTTAACGATTATGACGATAACACTAACAATAGTGGTTTACGTACATTTGTTCGTGATGGTATTTGGTATTTTAGTAACAATACTGGTGCGCCTAGTTCAGATTCTAATGCGGGTATTGATTTAGACGGCGATTTAACCGCTAATCGTGTCGTATCATCAACATTCAGTGGTGGTACGTTCAATGGTACATTCAATGGTAATGGTAGCCAACTTACTCAATTAGATGCGAGCAATATATCAAGTGGATATTTAGCGGATAATCGTATTAGTCGTAACTTTAATAGCACTCAACTAGCTATGAGATATGGCTTCACTGGTGGTTATGGATATAACTCTGGTAGTGGATCTACATGGGGTGGTAATATATTCTCTATCGGTGATAGTTATTCTGGTGGCGCGGCTGGTCCGGGTTGGTCTGCTAGTTCTAACCAATACGGTATTACTTGGTTGCGTGACAATAACGATAGTGCTACATCCGCTGGTGAAGGACTATATTTATGGCGTGGTGGTACTAGATTTGCTGTTATTGGTCGCAACGCTTCTGAGTTCAATACTAATTTATCAGTAGATAACGGTTCTGATACAGATGTTCGTATTAAATCTACGTCGAATTCATTTTTAGGTATTTACGGTAACAGTAGTCCAGATTCAGGTCGTTTATTCGTAGGTCGTCAAACATCACATGGTGGTGGTATAGAATATGCGGGTAATAACCAATTATCAGGCGCGGGTGATAACCAAATAGCGTTATATAGAACGTATCTAGGTAATGATTATTGGACAGCGCGTAACTATGTCACTAATAATACATGGGAATTTAGGTTTAATGTAGAAGCTTCTGGTTTTAAAATTTCGTCTGACGAAAAATTAAAGCACAACATTAGCAATTATACACCTAAGTCTAACAGAAAACTAAATTCAAAACAATGGATTTGGGATAAAAATGTAGAAAAAGATGACGCTGGTAAGTACGATGTTGGTGTAATCGCCCAAGACGTACAGAAAATATATCCAGAAGTCGTGTCAGAAAGCGAGAATGGCTATCTAACCGTAGATTACGGTAAACTTGGTACATTGCATTCGATTGAAACATCAAGACGACTAGACGTGTTACAGAAAGAATTAGAAGAATTCAAAAACCGTTCTTTAATTCGATTAATTATTGATAAAGTAAAAGGTATGTTTAATGGCAACTGAATACAAAATAAATGATGGTCGAGATTTTGATGATATTTTCGAACTACGTACGTTAACATCACCGATACCCGATACTGGTTACGTCATGTCGAATGGTAATGACGTAGCCAATCGTTTTGAACGTGTCTCACAAGGATCGGCTTTTGGTACTACGGGATATCAACGCGCCGATGGTACTGATTTAGGTCAATTATTCGCAGAAGAAGGTAGTGTTGTTACATGGGATGGTGATTTATCGGACATTCCTAGCTTTATGCAAAGTTCTAATTCTACTAACACTTATACGTTAATAGAATTGATTATGAAGCAAAATGGTCAAATTAACCAACGCACTGAAAGTTCAGAAATTAATCTTGGTCGTTGGGATGGTTCGGTTGCTAGGGCTAATAATACTCAATTATACTTCGAACTACTTGGTAATAACACACCAAATTCTGTATACGTGAATGGAGCGCCTTCTTGGTATAGACCAACTAGCGGTGATGTGAGTGTACAGTTAAATTCTAATAGTACACAAGGATTCCCAAACGATATTAATGTTAGGGTTCATTTGCGTGAATTGAATAATTCATCAACTGAAATAACAACAGACGTAAACCTACAAGTAACCGTAGGTACACCAAGTGGCGGTTTATAAGGGGGTATATTGAATAGGTTAGATAAAATACTAAAAGCAATATCTAAGGTTATAAAAGAATTGAAATTAATCTCTATATCGGGATTAATATTTAATAGCTGGATGATATATTACGTATTGGAATGGGTTACTAACAGTGAACCCGCGAGTATAGGTGAAGGTGTAGCGATTACTGGTATTATCGGTGCTTTATCGCTTAACTATCGCTTTATATTCAATTTCTATACAACAGATACTAAATCAAAAATCGATGAAGTAAAATAAAAGGGGCGTTAAGCCCCTTTCTTATACCAATAATTCACCCTCACAATATCCCTTAATAATTGAAATTTCGTAGGGTTTCAATCTTTTCATCATGATATTGTAGTTAGCTACTGTAAATTCTTTGCCGCCTAATGTCCTAAATCCAGATTCATTTAAAAATTCTATGAATAAATTCTTCTCGTCAATTATATGATCCATTTCCGTACGAATTAAAATTTTGACAACAGCTACAATATCTAAAACTAATTCTAATCGTTTATTCATTATTTAACTAATCTCACTTTATTATTTTTATCAAAGACATTTCCATTTACGCGTACACGTTGTGTTGTATCATCATTTCGTAGACTAGAACTAATTTTTCTTGTTTTCTCGTCTCGTTCTACTACCGCAAATAATCGTGTACCGCGTTCGAATTCTACACGTTCTAATACCAAATTACCATCTTTTAGTACATATCCCATTCCACGGTAATCATCTTGGATAGTACCATAACCTTGTTCTAATTTCATAATTAACCCCAAAAAATTCTCAACGCACCAACTAAAATTAGCGCTTCAATAATAAATGCAATCGTCATATAAACTAGTGGATTTACTTTATTAGTAGAATATAAATTAACCATACTTTCTAGTGACGTATGAGATTTCGGTATTTTAAATTGTTTTAATATCGGACTTGCCAAAAATACCATAGCAAACGCAGTCAAAATATAGACTGATACAGATAAAATAAATAGCTTTGAATTAATATAAACAGAAGATGCTGTTATCGTGCTAATTATTGTGCCTATTTTTAGATAAATATCTAAATATTTATTATAGTTCATTAAGTTACCTCGTAATGTGTACGTAGCTTACCACTTTTATTGTAGTGTTCGCAAGCTGTTTTGATTACTTTATAGTCGGTTGGTAGCTTAGTTCGCGACATTTTGTAGTCTTTGCTCATTAAATAAGCAAATTCCATAACCGCTTGTGGTAAGTCGTCGCCTACATGATCCTCTACACTACGACCATAAATAAGAGTACACACATTATCTAGTGAATTTTTAAGATTTGATTTAAACATACAATAACCATAAGAATAAAAATGAAAGAATTATTATCACAATTGTTAAGCGGTGATCGCCCAAAGGTGTTGCTAACCCGAATGTTTATAGCAATAGTCCTTGTATTTGTATTTATCGTTTGGACAAGCCATAAACAAATCATACAAGGAATATTTGACAGTCGGGTAGATACTGTATACCAAGAAATCAAACAAAAACGACAAGAAAAATATAACACGGTTGTTAAAGAACAAGTACAAAGTGCGTACGCTCTTATCAATCCAGATAGTGTTATGGTTTTGGAATATAGACCTATCAATATCAACGAATATTTAGATATCGTTGCGTTCGAAGGTGAACTTCCTAATAGAATGTCCTCAAATGATCTCTACGGTATGGCTGTATCGAAAGTAACACCAGAATACCAGTCACACGTTTTAGGTTCTCCGTATTCAGAAGAAGGTTCAAACGGGATCGTACACACATCTAGACAGATGCAAGCGGCTTACCGTTATAGTTGTCCAGTGTTCAATCTAAACAATATTTATAGCGGTATGGTTGTCTACATGTGGTACGATAGTCTACCTTACACTGAATCAGGTAAAGCGGATTTCAAGCGTAGAATAATGATCTACTGTAATCAAAACGCAAGAACCATAGGACGTGCTAAGTAATCAGTGATACAATCCGTTTGGTGTGGGGTGAATATACCCCACACGTTCACACCACATACCCAATTCTAATGAAATCCTCGTACGAATCTCAAGTTCATTTTTAATTTTATCAGTTTGTTCTAAATTTTTGAAGTATTCAATATTATTTTGAATAGCTTGAATCATGCTCAATGCTTCATCGACGCTCATATCCATATCATCGAATACTTTAGTAATATCTTTAGTAATCGTGTTAGGATCTTTACAAGCGTCTAAACAACATTGATAAAATTTCATTAAATTCATTTGGTAAACGTCTCCGTTACATCCTCGATAACTTTATAACGACATACACGCATTTTAGCGCCGTTATAATCGTTAGGTACGCTTACTACGTTCGCTGGATCGATTAATACTTTTACGATACGCGAATCAGAGAAAAATCCGATATATGCTTTAGCGCATACATGTAATCCAGCTTCGCATGTTTTTTTGGGATTGTCAACTACATCTTCACGCGGCATCCAAGGTTCAGCGCCCACGCTGTTATCCATTTTACCTGTAAAATGATCTTTATAGTCTTGGTCAACCATTTTCCACGCAATGATATTACCGTCTGAATCAACATCGATATCATTATGTTTCATGAATGGTAGCAATTGACGTACACTATCAGAATCGGTATTTTGTAGCAACTTGATATAGAAGTTAACATATTTATCGAAATCGCGTCCAGTCTCAAATGATTGAATGATGTGATCAACTACTGCGCCTGTCATTAATTTACCGTGTACAGTCAATTGACCGTTTCTAATAACCACGCCATTCTTAGACCATTTTTTAATTTCGGTAGCGCTATCCGCGATTTCTAAAGCTTTATCGATATCTTCATTCCATAACGCTTCTTTAACACCGTCATAGCGTTTGTCGTCGCTATTAATGGTGATAGATTCGCCGTTACTCAATACCAAACTAATGAATTTTAACCCACCAGTCCAATTAACGATAGTCGTATCTTTTGGAATGGAATTGTGTTTTTCGATCACAATATCCGATTCGGGTGCGTTAGTCGAATTTGGACTATCAGCTACTAAATATTCACCTGTATCTAAATCATCGATTCCACATTCTTCTGGCGATGAATTTGTATTCGGTACATCTTCACCTTCACCTTTCATTAATTTTCTTAATTCTGGTGTGGGGTTCAGTTTTGATAATACTTCAGTTTTGATAATACGACCAACACTACGTGAACTAATCTTAAATTTACGTGCTGTTTTAGCTTTATTACGTTCACCATCGCCGTAGTAAAATGATACTACGGCATTTTTTGTTTTTTGATTAATTTTACTCATTTATCATACCTTTAATAATTTTTTTGAAATCTCTTTCGTCATTAATACCAACTTCTACATATTCTAATACGGGATGTTCTTCGATCAGTTTATCATTTAGATGTTTTATCATTTCATCATTATTATTAATGTTTTTATACATTTTAATAATTTTTTTCTTCATTGGTTTATCACAAAAAGCCCAATCGTATTTGAAATCTGATAAATCACTAATACATTTCATTTTATATTTAAATTTATTAACGTCAACGCCTTTGTATTGATCCAAATACTTCAACGGCGTAGCTTTTACACTAATAATTTTACGCGAGCGTTTTAATAAATTATTAACAATACCCAATATAACATATTTTAAATGAACGAACTTATAATCACCATCATATTCTTTAATTTGTTTGATAATACATTTAGGTAGTCCGACTACGGTAACGCCGATATCATTCAAACTTCTACTAAATTTCTCAATACCTATTTTACTAAGAAACCCATCGATATAAACACCACCGCTTTTGTGTTCACAATAAACGACTGTTTTACCATCAAAACTAAAATCGCTATGACGTAGACTGTTTAGTGCATCTTCTAGATCGACCGCTTTATCGCGAGTTTTTTTATCCAATGAATATCTACGTGCTTTAACAGCATAGATGTTATAACTACCATAAGTCCGAGGAATCTTATCAACTTTATTTTTATCGACAAGTTTCATATATTCTACACGATTATCAAACATAAAATCAATCAGTTTTTTATGTTCATCTAAAACCTTTTTATCGATAATGAAATAGTTGCCATAATGCGTGTAATCGTTACACATATTATTTTCGATAGAACGCTTAATAGGTGCGTTACGTTCTAGTAGATAAAATTTATCCCAATCAGTGTACACGTTAGGCATATTTACAGTCGTAGCTAATGACGGGCGACCATAGATATTACGTTTATTACCAAAGCTATTATAAGCTTTGAACAATGTATAAAACGGCTCACTTTCCGCATCAATATCACTGAATTCCTTATTTTTGTTGGTATCATAAATAGTTTCTTGTTCTCCGTTCATGATACGTTCAAGCATTGAAATTGGTGATTTCATTAGATTATGGTAATGACCGCTTTGGTCGTTAATCCCACAATGCTTTCTTGTATAAGGAATAGGACAAATAAATTCTCTTTTCTTATAATAATCGATACAGTTAGGCATCTTTTCTTTCATGATATCATAACCGTTTTCATCATCTACCACGGATTGATATAGATCGTCAACCATTTTATCAATACGTTCATCTAATTTATTGATGTATTCGCAAATATGTTCGACTACCCACGGTTCATATTCGATATTTTCTCGACTAACCGCTACTGGTACTTCACCAATAGGCATATCAATAATAATAGTTTTATTAATTTTACTACGAAAATTAGTTTTCCATAAAACATCACGAATATCATCGTTATTAGATAGTGGGTAAATTACATTACCCATACGGATCATTACTTTAGATTCTAGAGAAACGTCAGTTACGTAAACGGAATCAATGAAATGCTCCATTTCGAATTTTGGGTTTACGTTGATATCTGGTTTTACATCAAATGTAGAAATTACGTACGCCGCTTCATTTTCAAATCGATTAAAGTCATTTTCCTCTACTGGTACTGATACTTCAACACCGTTACGTTCGTCTGTACGCGTTTCTAACTGGAAATCAATACTAGGCTCACCGTTGGCTTTCATATAACAAGAATAAACGCGTAGAACTCCATTCTGATACGATTTAACGGTAAATGATGATGTATAAGCGAACGGACTTTTACAACCAAGACCATGACCACCGACTTCATCGTTACTGTCATCTTTAGTAGACTTAAAGTAACTAGAATATTCGTTCATAATAAAATCATGTTCCATACCAGTACCATAATCACGAACCGTAAATTGTGGGTATAGTTTATTGGGTAGGGCGACTTTAATCGGTTCTTCTGGATTCCCATTCTTGATATGACCATCTAACCCATTCGTCATCGTCTCACGTACTACCGCACGAATTTTGCGTGTATATAGTGAACTAGAGAATGCTTTAAACGCTTTACCACTTGGTGTAAAACCAAAAGACTTAGATTCCGTAGAACGACCACGAAAAATCTTATCATCTGGATATACTGTTTTCATTAAATACTTACTCCGAATCTTTCTTTAGGATTAAATTCTTGTTGATACATTAAGCATAACATAACTGCATTTTTTGACATTTTACGGTAATACGATTCCGCTGTCAACGCCATTTCCAATAATTCTATGTCTTTTTGTAGAATAACGATTTTATCAATATAATGATTAAGGTTTTTATGCCATTGATTTAAATTATTGATATTCACTTTATTGAGTTGTTTACAATCCCAATCATAAAGATAATCAGACATTCTATCGTTGGTTTTGTTAATAAGCTTAATCAATGAATCGGATTGACGTTTATATTCATCAATTTTTTCTTCTCGATCTTCGATAGCATCAACCAACCCTCTATCATCTAAATCATTTTTTAGTAGATTAACGCGAGTACAAACAGGGATAACATTACCGACGATATAACCTTTATCGTTATCAACTCGTTCTAGTGACATGCGATTATCACCTTTCTTTTCGAATTTTTCGCCAGTATAAAAACAATGAGTACAACGATAAAGTAAAGCCACATACCAATCTGGTAAATCGAATTCAATATCACGTTTATCGCGTGATTTTTTACGCTTAATGCGATGTTTTAGTTTTTTATCAATTCTTAATACTGGTTTAAAACGTTTTTCTCTACGCATGATTAACCCAAATCGTCGAGTTTATATTGTTTGATAGAATTTAATAAGCCTTTGGCGTATTCATAACGACCTTTAAAATAATTGTACATTTCTTTGTCGCCGTTCCATTGGTGTGTTTCCATTAACATTTTATTATTGTTAACACCAGATTCTAGATTGTTGATAATCATTCGTTCGATATTAGACATAAAGTTCTCCACCCATATAAATTTTACGATCAATCTCTTTCTTAGCCCAATTTTTAGCGGCTTTGAAAGTACGTTCTTTTAAACGACCATTCAAATAGAGTTTTTTGGCTTCTGATAAAATAGCGGCTGAACGTTCTTCTTGCCACATAATCGACCAATCGTTATGTTGGTTTTTAACGTGTTTTTTCAACTCTACAATATTCATAATATCTCCAAAAGAAAAGCCTATACCCATGATTATACAGGTATAGGCTTTAATGTCAATACTATTCGGTAGGATTCCAAATAAAAAGTCTAACTTTCTTCGACGCTTTGTATTCAGTATACCCCGTTGGTATATCACCAACCCGACCAGCTTTCCTAGCTTGCGAAGTCGATTTATATACACCTAATGTATGTAATAAATTGGGTAATGGCATAACTTCGGTCGTAATCACTTCTTCATCGCCAAAGATTAATTCTTTATCAGAATCCAAAACATTACCATTATCAACAATAATATTTTCAATCATTTTTAAAAAAGTTATCCATTTGCCTTTGTTTCAACGAAATTTGATTTTTCAAACCACGTATAATAGATTCCAAACGCATTTCAACAGCACGAATAAAATCTGGTTGATAAACCTCTAATTGTTGTTCGATAATATCTTTAGTATTACCGTCTACTTCATATCGGTAGTTCATATTACCACTAATACATAAGAAATCTTTATTCGGTACTTCTCCGCGACGAAAATCAGCTAATGTATTCATACTTTTCGTATAACGTCGAACAGAACTCTTGAGTTCATTGATCTCTTTATCTATTTCTTTTAAATCGTCTAAATTTTTAACACTCATAACAACCTTACTCATAATTATTACCTAAATAATTCATAGCCACCGCTACCATTGATCTAGCATGTTCTTTCGATTTTGGAATCATGACGTGTTCGCCACTAGTAATCTTACTAGTAGATTCATATTCCTCACGCGACATACAAACCAAATCGGGGTGATTCATTTGTAGACCCAATCGACCATTTTCCATAATCATACCTTCACAACCGACATTAAAAACCCTATCGTTAGAGTCAACTATTTGACACATAGGCATTAATGATGGATTAGCGATATCGATTAATTTCTGTAAGTTGCCTTCTTCTTGGATACTAATCATTTGCTAAACTAACGCTAAACGCTTCCATTTCAGAATCGTAATCGATAATAACTTTTTCGCCGCTAGGGGCAATACCCATCTGATAATATTCGGTTTGATTACTTTCATTATACTCCATAACGGTATGTGTAGACAAAGCATAAATCACGCCAGCGAAAGTAACAAATCCGTATTGTTCGATTGCATTAATATAATCTTCATTAGCCATTGTCGAAATCTCTCTTATAAAGTGTGATTGTTTTTGATGTTGTCGGATCATCGTTATATTTTGAAACGAATTCAAATCTAACGCATAATCCATCATTTTTGTCTATAAAAACTTCTGGTTCTGTATGAAAACAAAAAATGTCATTACCGCGTTTGTCGGATACACATTCACCCTGTTTACCATTAACGAACGTGTTAAAGTCAAATTGATGAAACATAATTACCTCAAATCATTATCTAAATAATTTTTACCATAAAGCAAGGATAACACATAAGCGGTATCAACACAAGGTTCTGTTATACGACCGTTACTAATTCGCTCTAAAACAGCGCTGTACGCACTTCTAAGGCGATAATAACGTTCTTCTAGGTCTTTGTACTTGGTATCACTAACCATTACGTTGTAGCTCTCTTTTATAGGCTTTGGCGCGATGGATTACAGAACATATATCATCCATAGCTTGACTCATATCATAAATTAATTCAGCGAGATTATCATCATCCTCACCAACTAATTCTTCGACCTTTTCAATTTCATCATAGGCTTCATTAATAATACTCATACATCACCTTTTAAAATATTATTACGAACACGATTTAACTGACCGCAAAACTCGGTTTCCGTTAAAATCGTTTTCGACGGATCGTTTTTACCCATACTATGAGTATAAACAGCATCCTTACTAGCGATAATAGCGTTTTTAAATTTCTCGTTTTTGGCTAACTCGTCATACGCACGTGTAATCAGATTTTGATAAACATCACTATGTCTATAAATTGGAACGCCACGCCAATATAAAATCTGATCCCGCCACCACTTCTTACGCTTACCACGAAATTTAGCTTTCTTACCAAATAAAGAACAAACTTGAATTTGCATTTCAATACTTTTGAACTTTAATGATTGCAAAAAACCTTCCATAGAACCACACTCAATACCATCGATAGTAAATGAGTGTGGCGCGAAGTTAGAAAGTTTGGATGACGGATAACCGTTTCCACTACCTATATCCATATTAACGACCAATAATAATTTCTAAGTCTAAATTTACGATGTATATAGAAGTATTACTCACGCCACTTAATATACGAATATTATTAACTGGATTATCGATATTAATACTTTCTAAATAATCGCTGATTGTCTTTTCTAGCAAATACATCGTTTTTGCTGAATAACGTTGTCCGTACAAACTTTTCATACGGTTAGTCAATTCTGACTTTATATCTTCTTTGATACTCATTTGAACATCATTTCCCAATAACCACGGATGCGTTTATAAATATAATCTTTGTTATACTTACGAACATCTAAATCGTAATTTTTGTTCATAGCATCTGTATAGTTTTTAATCCAACGGTCGGGATCTTTAGGGAATGCTCGATATTCGACGGATACGGCGATCGCCATAGCTTCACATTCAAAGCGGAATCGATCCCAATACTTATACAATAAACCATGTAAACCAAACGCCAAAGGCGATAGTGGTGGGTAAATGTAAAGTATTAACGCAAATGCTAACAGATTAACGACATAATTCTGAAATACATGCATCAATTCATGTTGATACGTAGATTCGTCATAATTCGGTTTCAAACGAATACAACCCAAGATAGTATTACCGTTTGTATTTTTTGGTAATTTGTCGCTAATCCACCATACATGCGGATAAGGTTTGTATTCGAAATTAAATTTACCTATTTTCATTATTCACCCATTCGTTTATATAAATCTTTCCACGGCTCATATTTATCCAAATATTGATGTTTATCACTATCATTATATGGTGTTTTAATCATCCATGTTTCGATACCCAATTCTAGCGAACTATCAGCGTGTCGTAAACTATCTTCGATAAAAATATCTGGTTTAATACGCTCTAGATAAGAACGCTTACATTCTTGTAAATCGATTACATGAATTTCATCGAACACATTAGGGAATAACGCGTTTATCAAATTCTTACGCATTTCCTTTTGTTCTGGACGATCGCCAAACGCGGTTAACGCTTCGACACGATGGTTTTTAGCGATTAATGGTAAATATGTTCCAGCATCAGATAATGGTGGACATAAATTAGAAAATTGTGAATTGTTAAACAATGTCACTAATCCGCGAAATTGCTCCGACGACATATTAGTAAACCACGTAGCCATGTCATAATCGGTATGGTCTGAATTTTTGTCTAATTTAAACCCTAACATTTCGCAAAAGCTAATAAAGCCTTTATGCCAATTAAGTACACAACCGTCGATATCTGTTAATAAAAATTTACTCATACTAAACCTTTTAATTTTTGTTTCATTTCATTACGCCTTTCTTCCATCTGCTTTGCTATTAATGATTTTCTTTGATCAACCAATTCGCCTATCCTAACATCCATAGCTTTTATGGTGGTGATAATATATTCTCCACCAATACCTAAATCATTTTTGTTCATTTGTTTCGCTATACAAACGTAATCATTACGAAAATCTTCCAAGCCTTTAATTTGCATAGATATATCACGAATATTCATTAATCCACCCAACTATGTACGTGTACGTCAACACCCTCTTGACCGTTTTCTTCTAACCATTCTTTTAGAATACGCGATACAAGGTAAGCTCGTTGGCGGTAATAACCAGCATATTGTGTTGGTACTGGAACACCAGCGTTACCGTCATATTCAAAAACGAATGTTTTTTTACTAGCAGAACTCCAATCCATACCTAGTAAAACTTCATCTAAAAAAGCTTCCTTAATTTTACGCTTACGACCAAAACTAATTAAAACGACAGCACTACCGCATTCACCAAAATCTGGTTCGTCGTGTGTAGCCATGAATTCTTTGTTGTAATCGGCAACGGCATTAGCGACACGATTTTTAAGTTCTGAAATGTTCATATCAACTCCTATTTCAACAATTCGTAATATTTTACATCAGATGGGTTAAAAGGACTTTCTTTAACCGCTTTTAGTAGTTTTTTACCTTCTACGATACCAATATCGCCATTGTTTAAAACGATTTTCCACTTGTTCATATCAACTCCTTTAAGCGATTTCCTAACTCAACAAAGCCCATTATACAGGTTATAACGGGCTTGTCAATGACTATAACGCTTTTTCGTTAACGTCAATTAACCAATTTCCGTTTAGCATTTTTAAAGTCTTACTTAAATTGAATGGATGCCATTCTAACTGTCCAGTATAAATATCGATCCAATAAGCGGTATCACCTAATTGCAGATAGATATTATCGGTAATGTCATTAGTGAATAACCGACCGTCAGTAGTACCCGTCAAAAAGTGTAGGTAATGGATTTGCGTTTCTTTTACACGTTCAAATGTTAGTTCATCTAAATCGTATGTAACTCGACCTTCGTTATCGATGTACACGTATAGTGGTTCAATAGAAAATTCGTTTGGATAAACTAGAGGATATAAAATTTCTCCTTCGGTAGCCAAAGCTTTGATTTTATCTGTAACTAATTTTGCGACAACTTTATTATCGATTTTAAACTTTACGTTTTTCATTTCTTTGTTCCTCATGTCCAGCGAACCAACCATTTAACCAATCATACCATTCTGGTTCGTATGGTGTATACGGATTTATTTCTTCGTTACTACCTTCCCATTTAGAAGCTTCATAACCATGTCTAAAGGCTGTATTCATAATCACTCCTAAAAGGGCGCGAACGCCCTTTAATTAACTAACTTGAACCGCCCAACGGCGACCTTGTTGTGCTTTCGCGCCTTGGTCTACTTTCTTAGCAGAACCTTTGAATTGACGCATAGCTTTACGTGATTTAAAAAACATTTTCATAATAATTTCCTCATTTCGATTAAAAGAAGTTCTCCAACAGAACAAGTACTATTATACAGACCGTTTAAACCATGTCAATACCTTTTTATAAAAACGTGTAAATAAATTATCACGAATAGACCAATTTTCGTTGTTATGATCTGGTTTTAAGTACCCAATCGGTGCTTTCACATCACTACGAAAAACATTAATTGTCGTACATATCATGGGTTCATCATCCCAACCATGCATAGAATGACCTTTAATCACTTTTGGTGGTTTAGGCGGTCGCTCTAAATCTGCATATCGTGTACCTACTTGATTACTAGGACATGACAAATTCACACAATTAACATACCAACCATCTTCATCACCGTAATGAACAGCTTCCATATCTGGTTGATGACAGATAGGACAATTTACCCAATCAGTTTTCATAATGATTGTTCCCATTCATCATCTTCATCATATCGACTATAACACGATGGGTTTGGAATACGTTCAAATAATTCATCCTTTGTACCTACAAACATACCATATTCGTCGTATTCAATATCATTGCTGATATCAAAAAAAGACCAACCACGCATGTTCATCTGTGTTTCGACCGATTTAGCTTGTTTTAGTTTATTGATTTCATTTTGCAATTCTTTGATACGTTTATCGATAAAATCACCGCGATACATGCCAACACTTGTGTTGTCGTTATAGATTTTGGCTAATTTAAAACGCTCGTCTGCATGTTCTAAAGATTCACAAACTTGTTTGTAATTCATTACTTTTCCTTTTTTAATTTCACGTAATCGGCTTCACCGATAAACATCGGCATATCAAAAATGTCTTTCGTGATAACAGAAAAATATGGATATAAACGCATATCATCTAGTAATATGTAAGTACCACTACTGACATAATTAGTTAATAAATATCGTTTTCCTAATAATTTCTCGCTATAAAACGCGGGTAAAACTTTTCCTTTATAATAGATGTAACCATCCATTTCGCTATTCATAGAAATCATTAATCTAAGTAAAGCATTTCTTAGCCACATCATACCGTACGACCGTTTACAATCTTTTCTACCAATTCTAATTCGGCTTGATTCAACCCATCAGGTGTCGATTTAATCAAAAATTCATTTTCTCCGTTTAATAGTAAATTACCACTTACCCGTACTCGACCTTTACTGTTAGCGCGAACTTCGTCGATAATGTGTTGCATTTTACGACTAGGGATTACTACAATCGCGCTCGGTGATTGGGGATTAATATCAATATCATTAAACCATTGAATGGAAAAATAAGTGCTATCAATTTCACCAATATTAATCAATGTCTTTCGCATATCACGCGCCCCACCACCATTCAACACGATCAATTTTTGTTCGCCTTTCATGTAATCGAAAACAATTTGACTTTTATCTAACCATGTTAAACGTGCTAACGCATGAGCGGTCTGAATACCGTATTGCTTTTCGTTTAAATAACGATTAACAAAACTATATGCCTTTGTATCGGTTTGAACTTCTAATTCTGGTTCTTCGATCAATTTACTAAGTAATTCGTTCCATTTATATGTTTCGGTACTCATGACTACTCCGCTATAAAAGAATTGATTAATGTTTCCGCTTCATCAACGGATTCGGTATAAAACAGTGATTCGAAACGAATAGAACTGTTAATTTCTTGTGAATAGGCGTAAACAAACGCTTGACCGAATCGCATGTTATGATCCTGTACATGTTCGTACGCGGATAAACGTAATTGATGTAGCTGGTTATAATTAAGTTGTTTTGGAATATACATACTCTCTCCTAAAAAAATTAATGATACCACTTATCGTAGTCTCATACAATCCATAAATTCAAAATCTTTATCATTTAATACGCTATATTCGATAAGTTTCCACTTAATATCAATAGAATTATCCGACAGAATTGATTCTACTGTATTACCGAACTCACCTTTAAACCAAGATTTACTGAATTCGCCTGTTTCAATATTCAACCAACACTGACGGACAACTGGTTTACCTAAATTATATTTTTCCATTATAAGTTCCTCAACTCTTTTCGTAACTGTAAACGCTTACGGGTACGCTCTTTAGCTTTTGTAATCTGCTTCGCTACTTTACCGCACCCAAGATTAACACACCCGAAGCATCGTTTAGAATTAAAATCATATCCTTTTGGTTTAGAACCTCTGATAGTACGACTCATGATTACACCATTATTGTTAATTTTCATTATTATGTAGGAATATTGACGTTATAGTGAATATTACCACTATTAGAATGAGAAATCGTAATATTTTTCGCGTGTACCAAGCAATAAACCTTTACCGTCTAGTTTATTGTATCGACCGCTTTCGGCTTTGTAGACTTCTTGAAATCCGTCTTTGATAACACGGAATGTGTACGTACAACCTTCGGGATTACGTGTGTACTCATATTCTTGGTTTTCGCTCATACCGTTGTTATCAACGCGTTTGGCGCTATCTTCTTGGACAACGATATAATCGTACTTACCTTTAGTAAACGTTTCGATTACTGTTGCTGGACTACGATCTGTCCAACCCAAAATAGTCGCGCCCATACCAATTTCTGGTTTGATTTTTTCAATTCGCGAATATAAGTGGTTAACTAAAGAACCAGTTTCAGTACCTAATTTCATAATTATCTCCTTAAATGAATTCAGCCATCATACAACGAAGTTCTTCTTGAGCGTTCGACCACCAATAATGAAAATCTTCGTCAATTAAACCACGATCAATCCAATCGTTGATTTCTTCTTCTGAACTTAACATTAACGCTTCGCCCGCGTCAATACCATATTTTTTAATCTGTTCAAGGCGTTCGCGCTTATTCATAAAATCTCCTTAAATCAATTCAACAAACCCATGATAGCAAAAAGCCCCTGCTTACGCAAGGGCTTCTGAAAATTAATCTACAAAAATTTCTACGGTAACGTCTAATTTGATTAAATACTTAATCAATTCTTGTAACGAAAAATCGTATAAATGACCGTTTAGTAATTTACTTACACGTGGTTGTGTTACACCTAGCTTATTAGCTAAATCTTTTTGAGTATATTTTCCAGATGTGACTTCTCTAATCTCTAAAATCATATTAGATTTCATATTCATTATTTTCGAATCGGCATTGTCATTAGTGATTAGATCGAATGTTGAATCGTATAGGTTTTCATTTGTCATGATATTAATTGCAACCCCTGTTCCGTTTCTTGATATGTTAGTACACCATTATCGATCTGTACTTTAAGATAGTTGATTGGTTCGATAATCTGATTACTATTTGAATTATCAAATCTATACTCAGATTTTTGACTTAACTCTACCTTAATAGGAATATCAAAAACTTTATTAAGGACAGTAAAGAAATTTTCGATATCATCAGTATCAATGTCTATACCCGTTAAAAACTTATTAACTATATCGCATATATCAGATAGCGTTAATTTATTGTTTGCTACTAATTGTTCCAAAATGAATCTATAATACATTAAGAATCCTTTAATAATTGGTCGATCATGACTGTTTTTAGTGCTTCACGAAGCCTGTGATTGTCTGCAAGACTATCAATTGATTTATTGATACAATCAGTCACACTTTGTCGAATACGGTGTTTAACCCAATCCTGTGTAATCTGACGCTCAATTTCTTCTTGGATCATTTTACTCATTTCACTATTATGAGTTTCTAGTAAATGTCGGACGGAGTGTTTAACTCCGTCTAATTCAATTTTAAGGTTGATCACTGGTGACAACCTCCATATCTGGAATGACCGCTTCTGGTTTAAATACTACACGGTATTGATAAACGTTTACACCAATTGATTCTAATTGCTCTACAAAATATGTTACGTTATCGGACAAGCCTAAGTAATGCTTTTTATATTTTTCGTCACCCGTCTTACACGTAACCTCTAATTTATCCTTTAATGGTTCGACAGAACATTTACCGCGAATAACTAACATGTATTCACCAGTAATACCGTTGTAGAAAACAACTCGACGGTCTACTTCAAAATAATCGGACGCTTTACTAATGTTGCTTGACGCAATACGCGCATCCGTACACGCGTTCAAAACAAATACACTTAATACTAACATAATTACTTTAATAAAATTATTCATACTATACCTTTCAATTATTGATTTAAATCATATACCATGTCGTTTCGCGATTTAAATTAAGATCACCACTAGAAATAACCCACCCTATTTCTGTTCCTTTTTCGGTAAGCATTGTTTTTATAACAACATCAAGACCGAATTGTTCTCCAGCCGATTTAATGATCTCGCGAAAATATTGTTCTTTATCTTCTTGTTTATCGGATGATTCTACTACTAAACGAATCATCTTTTCTACACGATCACCTTTTTCGTGTAATGTTCGCTTAATGTTATATTCACTAACCATTTCATGGAATAAACTTCTTTCAAATGCATTCATCACTCTACCTCATTATACGTTACTTTCATTTTAACAGCTTCTAAATCATTTTCTTTTGGTGGTTCGATATGACCGTTCTCACCGCGATTATGGTTATACGTACTAAACCAATGTTTTTTAAAACCACTTTCCGCTACACCTTTACTTTTGTAAGTAAGAATACGGATATTACCTAAATCTTCAATTAACCGCAATTCTCGATTACGTGGTGTACCACAAGCAATCCATTTGCGATCTTTACTCATAACTACGTACTGATCAAACTCAATCACTTTGACGCTCCACAATTTCATTCTGTTCCATCGCCGCCATACACATAGCACCGATTTTACGAATGTTGTCCATAGTACAAAAATCGCCTTGGTTATTTTCATCCATAATCGCTTTATTCAGATAGCGTTGGATATAAATTAACCAATGACTAGGCGTATTCAAGTGTTGTTTTGGTAGGCTTAACTCGCACCATACACTTTCTTGGTAATCACGTTCATCAATAAGTGCTTTAATAGCTTCTTTTTGGCGTGATGTAAGAAAGTCATCAATCAATTCTTCCGATTTTTCCGACGAACCGTTTAAATGTTTGTCGATATATTCTACGGCTTGGTCAATGTTATTAATACGTTCGGCATCGAAATCTGGAATTTCTAATGCAAATTCTTCTTCGACAGCCATAACAAATTCAACTTGATCTAAACTATCCATGTATGTATCGAAACTCTGGTTTGGTACTGGTAGGCTGTCTAGTAAATCTAAACATAATACGTGTTCGATTACTTTATACAACAATTTTCTAATTTCTGCTTTATTCATTATAAATCCTTAAACTTGTTTACAATTATTGTACCATTTAGATAATTTCTTATCTAAAATAGTTGTCAGTTCGTCGTTAGTAATATCTGGATTAGTCAAATAAATGATATCCATTACAGTAACGATTACGTCGATAGCTTCACCTAAAACACCATCTTTACCTACTGGTTTGTTGATAAATCCACTATTGATATTAACTTCTTCCGCTAATTCGCCAACTTCTTCCATGACTTTTAGCATAACATAGCTACACATTCGTGGATTTACTTTTCGAGAAACATCAACGACACGATCATACATGGTGGTCGGCTTCATAGCTTTCGATTTCCAGTATTCAACATCAGCTTCTAGTGATTTGATATACTCTAACACATTACCGAAATCGACATGTTCGCAAGAACTATCCATTTCGGTAAGACTTTCTTTAATGTTGTTAATAAACTTTTCTGAAAAATTACTCATTTCAACTACTTAATCCCATTTTCAATATGTCCACAAAAATTTTGAAAAACCAATCCACGGTGAATATGAAGTACAAAAATAAACACCCGATAGCAATTAGCGCGTATGTGCAACCTTCGATATCAAAACGGTCTAAGATCGGGTAGACTACTTTATATACTAACACTATTACAGATATGCCGTAAAGAAACATCCAAAGTAAAGCTAATATCAAATTAAGCATGATAATCGTCCATATCAACTAAATCGTCATCATCAACTGGTGCGTAAATATCGTTCCAATTACTGAAAGTTCGGTCTACTGATTTTAAATGACGCTCCCAATGTTCAAGGAATCCTTTATCATTTACATATCGATCTACATAACGCTCGGCTTGTTCGTGATTATGGAATGTACGTCGATAATTATAAACGTTGTAAACACCCATATCAGAAAGGCTTTTGGTAGTTTCGTAATAACCACCCTCAAAATATTCGTTTTCTTCTAGGACGTGTACAAACAGCCCAATATCCCGATTCATAAACGGTTTAGAATTGATAATAGCACGAACAACACCAAACTTTGGGTGCGCGATGTAAACAGTTTTACCTTTACGAATATCTTTAAGTCGAATACGTACATTCTTGGTTTTCATAATATCTCCTTTAATTAATGACAAGTACATGTTAGCAAAAAGACTTGCGCGTTGCAAGCCTTATTTTTCATTAAATAGGAAATTTTCTACTTCCATTCGTTTTTCTTCGTAGTAACCGTAGTCATAAATGCTTTGTAAAAGCTTTTCAGCTTGTTTTAGTCGTTTACCACAATCTTCTACCTTAGCGGATAATTCAACGATTTCCCACACATCTTGTTCATCGAAATATGGTACACGATACTCGTATTCGTTATAAGCATTGAGTTTCTTAATTGGTTTGACTTTTAAACGCTTGCAAATATCTATAACTTTTTCGTCGGATCTGTAATACCTACTAGCACCATGATAAGCGAATGCGTTCTTAGCCGCACCAATACTACGCCATGCATTTTTGCCACTATCCGCTAAAAAATATTCGCCTGTTTCTTTATGACGAATAGCAAATGTCTTAACTGGTTTCGGTTTACTCATGATTCATCACCATGATAAACTATATGAATAATCCATATTAAAGCCGCTAGTGCATAAAACCAAGGCGATAATCCCATCATATGGATAAGTAAACATGCAATTAATAATGTCATAATTAACCCCCAAATTTCTTTTTCAATCGTTCGTATTCAGCGCGTTCTTTACGTTCTTTATTTTCTTTAAGTTCACGTGATTGTTCTTCACGTTCTTTTGCTAAACGTTCTACGGTTGATTTGTGGTCTTTCCAAAATTCTGAAATTGCTTTATTAAACGATTCTTCTTCTACTACCAAGTCAACCGATATACCAATTTCATCAGAATGAACATATCGCTTATCACGAAACTCAATATAAAAGAACATGTTGTCTATATCCAATTTATGGAAAACTGGAATAAGTTCATCCAATTCTACTTGTTCACCAAGTTCTACTTGAGTGATATAGATAATTTTAGCCAACTCAACTGCACGTTTAGTCATCACTTCTATATATTTTTCAAAAATCATGATAAACCCTCGATTTCGATTCGATCTTTACTGACACCTTTCCAATGGGCGATTTCGTCTAGTGTTACTTTGACCTTTTCTGGTCGCTCGTAAATAGTGTCACCACTAAAATCATTTGCGGCAAAAATTTTGACGATATTTAAGTACGAAAAAGAGTGTTTTAAATTAATATGGTAATCAGCGATATCTAATTTCATATGACCGTTTGTAAAAAAGCTACCGCATTTCCAAAGCTTAGTACCATCTTCGGTCAAAACACGCATACCATCTTCTAATTGACCTTTAAGACCATGTTTCATGTATTGAATAAAATCATAATAAGAAACTAGTGGTGTATCTTCGGCTAACGGAGTACCATACGGATATCCACATAAAGATCCGTTTGCATAACACATATATTCTACATTATTAACATTATCGCCAATACCATATAAATCACCAGTGATATCTTTAAGATAACGGTTGATACGTGATTTATCTAAATTCGTTAATTTACCGACGTTAACTACAATACTATTTTTTAAAATACTTTCTTTACATAATAATTGTTTCATAATATCACCAACAACATTTTTTGAATTTCTTACCACTACCGCAAATCGGACATGGAATATTACGCGTTTTATTTTTGCGTTTTTCTACATCGCCTTTGACGACTGTTTTTGGTGTTTGAAATTCTATGGATTCTAGAATTTCGCGATCTTCGACCGCAATTCCCTTGTCTTTAATTGGAGTCATCAGTAATTCCTTTAATTTAACCAACCGCCGATTATAGCAGACCATACTAAATCAATCAAGAACCATACACCACCAATAGCGGCAACTACAATACCGAATATAGCATCTTCTTTATGGTAGCTAGTATAATTAAACCACACACCAAAAACGATTAAAAATAACTGAATAAAAATCATTAGTAACAATTCTCCGTGAATAATTCCCTAGAATGGAAACCAGTATCACGCATGAACCGACCATTGGCTTTGACTACCGCTAACGCTTCTTCACGATCCATGAAATTACCCCATTGGTCTACAAAGCCTTGAATCATATCCATTTGTGTTGGCTTGATTCCGTGGGCTTTAATGTTCTGACGCATTAAAGGACAAAAATGACGTACACCCAACACAATAGTACCGCAAGGATATTTGTTAGCGGCACAAACGACTTGACGCTTGATACCGTTAACCGTTGTTTTATTCGCGTCTGGTTTAAACTTCACCATTTTTACCTCGTAATAGCATACCACCGATGATCCCGATGAAATAACATAACATAGCTAGTTTAAACTCCCTTTCACCACTAACCGATAGAAAAATAATGTTAAGGGATACGATAGCATAAATAATTTTAATCAATTTTTTCTCCGTTATGAGTAGAAATCAGTCGGTGAATGTGTATGAAATTTATACGAATCTATATCAACACGTTCATTCATATTAAAATAATCACTTTTACACACCAACCATTGTGTAATACCGTATTGGTTTTCTTCTTCGACATATAAATTAACCATTCTACCACCTTTAGGGTTTTCTTTCCATTCACCATCAATAATAGTTTCACACGGAAATGAAAGAAGGTATCTACTACCTAATACTTTCCAAGCTTCTTCTTTAGATTTAAAGTGACGCGAAAACCCACCACGCAACCAATTTCCTAGTTTATAATTTTTCATCACCAATCCTGTACGTTAAATGAAATGCCGTTCTCACACTTAACATTACCTTTCCAATCGTAGGTATACGGAACGGATTCATGTTTTTTGCAAGCGTTTTCCGCTCGTTCGATAGTTTTGATTTCATTGGTATAAACTATATCCCAATTTTGAGCAATTGACAGCGATACGACTAACCCAAAAGCGAACCAGATGATCACACAAATAATATAATTTAAAATTTGTTTATTCATAATTATTCACCAATGTTAACTACAAGAGTTGGAACGCCTAATTTGGATTCAATAACACGCTCGAATCGATTTAATTCTTCTTGTTGTGTTATGTCGTTAGTATTGATAACAACAATTTCTACTTGTTTACCATCTTTCCCGCGCATAGTGTATTGTGTCACTACTTCGAAATATTTTTCCGACTCTTTTGAGTTTTCTTCTTGACTAGGACGTTTTTCTAATGTTTCTTTCCAATCACCAATAACTTCACCAAAACTATATGTATTGGCGTGACCGCGATCAGCAGACCAATAATGGATATCGCTATTACCCATATCACGAATTTTATCTGGTTGTGGTTTTTGGTAAAAACTAACCCATTGACCATCAGGATTTTGACACAACCAATCACCAATAACTTCGTTCCAATCGGGTTTATTTTGTTTATTCATTAATATTCTTCTCCATTTAGTGTACCATGACCTAAACCGCATGTGGGTTTGTCGCCAATCTCGATATTGAACATAGTAGCATAATTATTAGCGCAAGCGCAAACTTTATTTTCGCGTGAATGACATTCCCACGTATCGCCATTCTCGACGCCTTTTATGATATCGAAAGGCGTTGGTAAGCATCCAGTGTTTTGAGCGTACTCACTAGCTTCTGACGAACGATTTGGACATGATTCACAACAACCACGCTCGTTATTTACATCAGTTAAGAATTTGTATTGATTCGACTCTAACATAAATGTAGTATTTTTTCCTTACCGACTGCGTTATAAATCTCCGACCAATCATCTTGACTTAATTCTAAATTACAAGTTTGGTCTACAACGATTTCTACACCATTAAATTCGAATCGTACGGCGCATTCATGCTTTTTAGCTGTTTCTACACCATCACGATAAATGTCACGAATTTGACCCATACGCCAATGCATGATAATTTCTTTAATCTTACCCATTACGACCACCATGATCTGTGAATGATAACAACGCTTTAGCATGAGCGATAGCATATCTAATCTCTTTTTTAACTAACTCAAGTTTTTCGTTTAATCGCTTGATTTCATCGGGGATACATTCACAATCAGATTCTAATTGTTCCGCGATTTCATCTTTACCAGCGCGACGAAGGGCTTGTAAGCCTAAGTTAAACGCGCCTTGATTAATTACTAGATCGTTGTTCATTTCGTTTCCCTCTCAAACTGTTCAAATGCATCTTCTAACAACGAATACGCTTTACTGATTTTATCCGCTACATTGGCATGACCTAACCTACGAATAATATCCGCACATGGATAGCCACACTTACGTTTTACGCCAGCACTATACAGTAATAGTTTTTGACGTTCAAGGTCTTTACCACATTGTTCGATATACTTTTGCTGTTCGCGCCATTCTCTAGCTTCGGCTTTATTGATTTTCTTCATGATTTAATTCCTCTAAGACATAAACATCATAGGCTTCCATTAGTTGATTTGGATCTTTATTATCGATAACCCAATCAACAAATTTAAAAAGTTCATGTTTTATTTGTTCTTCTTTCATGATTTCAACTTAACACTCAAATCTGATAAAAATAATCTAGCCACATGTGGTTCGCATTCTAATATATCGTCGATGATGTCAACAACATATTTCATCCTTTCGTCGCGTTGTTTGATAGACGTTTGTAACGATTCGATCAATTCTTCTTGTTTCTGAATAATCTGATCTTTTTGTTGTACTATTCGTTTATCGAATAAATGTTCTACGCTGTTCACACAAATTCCTCATTGAGTCGCACTTTCCATGATTCACCCTCTACCGCCCTTTCTTTAATATAAGAAATATCGGGTACGTATTTTTCACTTTTTATCACATTATCATGTTCGCTACCACAAGCAAAATTTGCTATCGATACTTCGTCTTTAGTTCGCGAACAACGATTAAGAAAGTATCTGAATGTTTCGATCGCTTCTTTTTCTGATCTAGCGTATAAAGTGAAAATGTATTCTAGGTAGTGTACATCATGTGGAGTGCAACTACAATTACCACGTCCTAATCGACGTTCATCTTCCCAATCGATTATATTTTCGCATCTATCACAAATTCTACCCATTCGTCATATCCTTCATTTCGATATCCATGATTTTACTTTCTAGATCAGTAGCACTACATTCACCACCGATACCGTCAATTTCAAACTTATATGGACAATCTTTACAACCACGTGTATTGCATTGCGAATGAATCAAATCGCGTAGTCGTTGTCTTAAATTTTCTAACTCACTCATTACGCTTCCTCGATAACCCTAGTCAGAATATTACGAAATGAAACGGCTTCGTGAACGTTCATAGTATATTGCATAACTTCACCGTCTCTAACGATTTGGATAATGATTACATCACCCGATATAGATACACTAATATTATCCTTCATTACCAATTCCTTTCTTTGATAGCTAACCACTTGTTTAATAATTCTTCATTGATATCGACACAATTTTTAATAACATCGATATCAAAATCCACCTTCGCAAGACTATCATAATCATGCAATCCCTGTAAGTGGTAAAACAATTCGACATTATCAATAATTAATTTTGGTAGACGTTCTTTGTACGTTTCTGATAAAGATGATACTCCACCATCCCATTTCATCAATTCTTCATTTTCATGATCTAATAACCAACCAACGACACAATGGTTTCCATTTCCGTCACTATAAGCACAATAACCATTATCAGGATTTCTACACGGTTTACCTTGCTCGATAATTTTACCCAAAGCGTAGTTTACGGCTTCGGTTAAACTCATTTGATCAACTTGTTCTTTTTTCATGATTCTTAATCCACTGTTTTAATTTCATTTTCTTTGATAGCGATCCACTTGTCTAATAAATCTTGGTCGATATCAACGGCGTAAGCATTCAATTCATAAAGTTTTGTATTAAATATTTCTTTATTTGATACATCGTGAATTTTTTGTAACGGTTCAAAGATACAGGTATTATCCTTTATCAAATCTGGAACTTTATCACCGTAATCGATAATTAGATAATTAAGACTACCATTATAACCCATCAATGCATCGTCATCTTCATCTAATAACCAACCAATAGCACAATGATTACCATCATAACCGTAAGCACAATAACCGTTGTTTTTACAAGGTTTACCCTGTTCAATAATTTTACTCAAAGCGTAATTAACTGCTTCACTTAAACTCATTTCATCTACTTGTTCTTTTTTCATGATTCTAAATCCACTGTTTCAAATTCTGTGATTAATCCAACTTTCGCGCCACAACCAATAACAGGTTCACCATCTGTGGTAGCCACGATTTCAGCAACAACATTACCGTCTTTGTCGGTGATACCAACACGATTACTACGCGTTACTACTTTACCATATTTCGCGGTTGCTACACGAATAGATGGTTGTGGATCTTTCCAACCGCGTTTATTATTTGACGCGATTACATTTTTACAAACACTAATCCAATGTTTCATTTGTGTTACCTTCTGCTACTATTTTTGATTGGCGAAATCGATTACCTCGTAAAACGCTGACTCACTTAACGACTTTATCGATTTGGTTTACATCGATGTATTGTACTTTAGGTTTAAATCCTTCTGGTACTGGTTCAGTCGATACGATTTCTAAACTACGTGGCGATTGAACACCAACAACTTTAAATTCTGCTAAATTAATTAAAATAATAGATCCGACTTCTACTGTATTCATTTTTACCCCTCACTTCTAACAATCATACCATCCAATATTGTTTAACAAATTTCATAATTACCCGCTAACACATAAGATACCCAACACAAGATAAAGCATAACATAAAGAATGCCATAAACGCAATAGCTATCCACTTATCCGATTTACTAATTTCGTAATCTAAACAATTCTTTGGTAGTACAAATACCATACGATAAATCAGTGCTATGGTTATTAAATAACCGATACTACCTATTGTAGTCATATTAATCATAAATCTTATTCCTATAAAACGCGATAGAACCGAATATAAGCACATTTAAGAACGGAACAATCGCTACTATCAATGAAGTGAAGAAATCTCCCCACGATTCGATACACAAACGTTTACGACCATTTTTAAATGGTACGTGGGCTAAAATGATAGCCCACAACGATAAAACGAAATATATGTAATAATCAATCAACCCTTTCACCTTTCTTAATTTTAACACCATTCATTTCTTTAATGGTCAAACGGGCTAATTTGGTTTGTGCTTTACCGTCATACTCGCTATGATTTTTTACAGTACCAGCGAATTTGATTTTATCGCCCACTTTAGCGGGAACAAAACCGTTGTCATCATAACCAATATAAGCAGAACCCATGTAAACCGCTAATTCACCATTTTCTAGGATGATGTTATAAACATTACTCCAACCATAAAAACCATCAAAACCAGTGACTTTAACGATTTCACCTTTCAGGTTTTGATAACGCTTTTTGATTTCGCCAAAATATTCGCCATTACCACTAGAGCGCTTAATACGTTCGACAATTTCAGGAAATAATGAAGCCAATACGCTTACCAACGCGTGTAAAACAGTATCATGTTCTCCCAATTCCACGCTCAACCAATATTGAATATAATCTTCTGGTACTGACGCAAAATTCTGATTTTTATACTTACCGAATGGAAAACGATAATTTTTGATATCGTCGATCATACGGTTTTCTTTTAAAACCCGCTCGCGTTCTTCTGCTATACGCTGTTCTTCATAGCGTTTAGCTTGTTCTTCTGATTTTTGGCGACGAATTTCTTCCAGCGTAAATTCTGGTTTTTTACTTACGTCATAACCTAAATCACGCGCTACTTGTAACGCTTTATCGGGGTTTGTAGATAGGTTACGAATATAGTAATCGCGTTCGATTGCGATACCGCGTAGTTCTTCTATGTATCTAATACGTAAAGTATACATTTTGGTCTGTTCGCCGCTTGAAATGTAGTACATATTATTCTCCTATTTCCCATGAAACAATGTCGCTACCATGACGTAGTATGACTTTTAAAAATTTTCCTAACATATCAATTCGTTTACCACCGCCGAAAGTGACGATATATCGTTTATTATCTAATATCATGATATCTCCTTAAAGGTTATCCATTACAAACTCTTGCATTTCTGCGATTTCTTCATCACTGAATCGTTCAGAAAGAAAATCGTAATCAGCTTTAATAGTAGCAAAGTGCATATCCGCTGTCAACGCTTCACTGAATTCGTCGCCAAAATGCGCTTCTTCCATTTTATCAAGTTCTTTGTCGAACTCATTGACATAAGCATGAGCGTTACAAACGATATTAGCGAATTTATTCATAAAATCTCCTAGTCATCAACCAACAAACCCATGATAGCAAAAAGCCCTCGACGATGCAAGGGCTTTCTATCATTTACTCAATTTTCTTTTAAAGTGGTCTAAAATCAAATCTCTACGGGCTTTGATATAGGCTTGAGCGTTTTCTTTGATTTCGTATAAAATATCAGCGGTGGGATATTCTTTGAACGTACTTCTCCATTCAAAATTTATCGGCGAATGCACTCTATGTTGACTACAAAACACTTTATAATCACCGTCGATTTCCTCTACCCACAAATATACATTAGGTATGATGTTATCTAACGCTCGACTACCAATATCACCATACCATTTTAAAATACCAGACCGATAATATTCACCGTTCAGATAAATTTCATAACAATCAAATGGGTTACTACTTCTCTGTTTATAACGACCTTTGATAAGATTATCAGCTATTACAGAACCTATTTCGATCTTTTCGTAGCTATTGTCTGGTCTGTATAGTCTTAACTCGTACTTATCCATAAATAATAATTTTTCCTGTATCGATAAATTCGTCAGGTACAATACCACGTAGTTCTTCATTACCATCTAGTCGTACCCATGCTGTTACAATTTCATTGTAGTGATCCAGATACTTAATTTCAATCTCTACTTGCGGAATTCTAAGCTTTGGTTTATACGGAAACATTATTTCCCGACTATGAAAATAGGTATTCATAGGATCATCTGGATCGGGTTCGTCGTCCATTTTCCAACGACCTGTCCAATGAACATGTATTGAATCATTTAACATAATTACACCATTTCTGCGTGTTGTTCAGCCCTATGTTGTACATTGAAAGGCATAGGACAATTTTGTTCTTCTGCGACCGCTTGACAACCTTCGATAAAGCTTTTTACCGCTTGTTCTTTTCTAAATTCGGTTAAGCTAGTTTGTGGTGCTTCATATAGCAAAATAGGCTCAAGTTTTAAAGCCATTTGTTGGTAGTAACCACCTATTTCAAGATCGTCTAGACATGGTTGTTCTGCTAGTTCAACACCGTCGATTACCACTTTCTTAACACGTTCAATATACGCCACCAGTGCTTGATTTTCTTTCTTTACTTTATCACGATATTCGACTAAATCTTCGACAGTACCTTTGTATATAGTAACTGAATCCTCAAGTTCTGCCACACGTTTTTGAAGTTGTTCAATCGCTTCGGCGGCTCGACCACAAATAGTTTCTTCTTCAAAACCGTATTTGGCGGTATCTTTCGCTATCGATTTTAATTTGTTAATTAGCTTATCCATTTTCACCTTTTAACTCTTTAATCATTTCAAAATCTGGATGACGATAATCGATAGCCCATTTCGGTGGTTTAATGAATTTACCATCTTTTTTAAACTATACTGTAATACCAATATCTTGTTTATACACGTTAGGAAAAGTTTCGTCGTATTCCTGTAAAAGTCTACACATTTCACTTTGCCATTCATCTGACATTTGATGCATTAATACACGCGGGATAGTCAGAAAACTAGCATATGACAATCCAAACCAATTCCATAATTCTTGTTTGCCTTCTTTCATCATTCGAACTCCACTTTGTTGTTATAACTTTCTTTCACAAAAATAAATTTATTCATAAAATTTCCGTTTTCGAGATTTTATATTAGACATTAGCTTCCGACTCGTTTTGTTGGTATCTGTATAATATTTGTAATTTAAAGTTTCGTCATATTTTACTTGAAGCCAAATTTCATTATCTGGTACGAATTCACTACAATATACACCATAGCAATTAATATCGTCAAGTTTAGATTTGTCTAAACGTTTAGGTAAAATAATCATGATCCTATCAACACCATGACGTTCTACCATACGTTCAATTGCTTCTTTATCTTTTTCAGTCATCTAAGTTTACTCTTTTAAGTATTACTGTCTGGAAATCAATATTTTTGTGTATTTTTAAAGCTTCTTCTTTACTACACCAAATAGATAACTTTTCAATTTCATCTTCGTCGTCGTAGAAAACTGCATAATCTCTATTATCCATCACGTTCTTTCCTTAATAATGTCGTCGGACAATCGTTAGTATGTTGTTTACCAAAACACACCGCCGCGTTGCATAAAGGACATACTTCTATCCATTCACCATCACCTAGATAGTCGTTAAACAGTAAACCTTTATGAACCATGTCCAGAATTTCTTTTTCTAGATCGGTCATGGCGCAATACCTTCGTCATAACTATAAGTATTCGCACCATCTTCACCGTCTTTCATATCACGAACCCATTTATGGTATTTTTCTGTGGGTTTGTCTAGATGTACTCGATATTCGTAATGACCATTATCCCAACTCGCCTTTTCAACGATAATTGGTGTACCATTGTAAATACGTGCGACTTGATCCATTACCCAATCTTTGTGATGCGAACCGTCAAATTGTCCGTAACATTCAATAAAATACATAACCCAATCGAAGGGTGTATAATCTTTAAAACCAGCTTCTTCGTGGCTGACTACTTCTGTTCCTAAATAACCTTTCATTTCGACTCCAATTCACTGACTCGTACACGTAATCTATTAATTTCATCAACTAAAATGTTAACAACGCGTTCTATTTCGGAATCGGCTACAAATTTATTTTCGCATATATAACCAGCTTCATCCCACATAGATTTAACGTCGATATAATCAAACTCTTTACTCATAATATACAGGCTCTTTGGTTTTATTACCGTCTTTATCGATAAAAAAGAATTTTGGTAAATTTAGGAATTCTAAATCACCTCTACCATCCATATCGGATTTAATGATATCACTCCATTTCACACCATCGTCGGATTCGTGAATATCATTTTCTTTAAAACGATAATAGTCTTTATCACCATTAAAGCAATAAAATAGATAACCAGTATCACTAGCGAATAAGAATCCACGACCAAAACGTTCAATCATTTCGTTTACATCAACGATAGTACTACTAATTTCATCAGCGCTATATCTGTCCATATCAACCTCAACAACATAAGTATTTGTTCCAAGTCGGATTGAACCGACTTATTAATTCTTCTTCTAGAGTATCATAGTTATCACTATAAATGCAATAGAATTCTACTTGACGACCACGACGAACCGCATTTTCTAGTCTGTCCGTTTTAACCTTATTTGATGTAAACGCATTACACCAGTATTTGGCGTTCCTGTACGTGTGTACGCGTACATTGAAATCTTTTGTTCTACCAATATACTTCAACTTCTGGTCAATTAAAATGGCGTACACAAGGTTTACGTGTTCCTCACGCTTGATATTGAACTTGAGTCTATCCTTTTCACAAAAATAAGGTGAATCTAGGTATTGGAAACCTAATTCTCTTAATTTTTGATAATCAGTCATTGATATCATCCATTATATCATCCCATTCGTCTGGTTCGCGTTCATTTTCCATTCGACCACCAAATAAATAATATTCTTCAATGATTAATTCAGCGGTTTTCGAACTCATACCAAAAGCCCAAGGTAATGATTTACCAGTAGCCATTTTATAGCGAACTGCTAAGTTCTTGCGATAACTTCGCCATCGTAAAAACCTATTAATTAATTTAATCATTTTACTGTAACCACTTGAACATTAGCCAAATTAACAACATGTTTATTACCATTTACGCTATACGTAGCCCAAGGTACTTCTGCCATTTGACCGTTAACCATAGTCACGAAAATACCAAAATCTGTATCCTTTGATTCTAATACATATTCATCTAAAAAGGTTACATTTTCCAATTCTGTTCCTGCTTTGAAAATCATCTATTTCCATCCTCAATTTAATTGAATAGTGTGTCATAATCTTATCGTACCACGGTTGTTGTGTTTTCTCAAACCGATAGCACTTATCACCATATACGCGCCGAGCGCCATATGAACCAAATTGACACTTAGGACATTCAACACTATGTTGATCTAAACGAAAAATCCATTCACATGACGCACATACGCGTAAATTAGCCAATTTACTCATTAAAACCCTAATTTAATCAAAGTCCGACGAAACCATGACATATCTTCAATTTCTGCGACAATACGACCTACCGAACGCCGACTAATATCATATTTACGCCCGATCGCACTTACATTTTTATATTTTTTATAATCTCTATATGCATCTTTACGCGTACGCCAATCAATAGGTGTTGTATCGCGTACTGGTCGCCAATGAGCATCATTAAACCAGTACGTATGACCGCTGATATTACCATTGGCTTTAATGATATTACCACTGATATCAACTACTGTATACGTTTGTTTTGGTTCGTTGGTAATTATTTTACCTTCTAATCCGCGATAATGCTCATAAATCGCTTCACTATGTGGTACGAATTTTACGGTATCACCAAGGCTTGGTAAAATTTCTAGTTCATGAAATGTTTTCATTATTATTTTCTCCAATAAATTTACACAACTGTCTAATAGTCTGTTTCAACAAATCTTTAGATTGCATCAAATCTTTATTTTCACCTAATAATTTATTTTTTCACCCAACAAAATATCTTTATCTTTTTGTAGTTGTTCTACCGTATTCGTTAAGTGTAAAGCTTGTTCTTTATTCAAATATCCTAACTTACTTAAAGCTTGTTTAACACCATCTTCGGATAAATTGATAATCTGTTCTTGGCTGTTTTTATACATCCCATGATTTACGTCAATAGTCTGTCTAATCATATTAGGATCGAAAGAAGTTTTAATTTCAATGTTTTTCATAACAACCTCGTAATAAATACATATTTTCTCCGTCATCACCAACGTTAGACGCTAATAATTTCATATCAGAACGAATATCCGAACTCAAATCGATATCTAAATTATGTTCTAGTCCGACATAAATAAATGTTTGATTTGTTTCTTCGAATAAATCTTCTACCCAACCACTATGATTAGGACGACACACTAAAATAATTGTATCCTTTTTATACGGATAATCAAAAGCATCCATAGTTAAGATATATCCGTATTGACCTTCACGATAGTTATTATCGATACCAACGCATAAATGACCGCGTTCGCATAAACCCTTAGTGACTTGACCCATACCAGCGCCTACATCAACAATAGTTTTATCGAACCGTTTCATACATTCAAAGAATTTTTCATTGGGTTCAAAGAATTTTTGTGATGGTAATTCCAAACACATATCCATACCCAACGCTTTAAACATGTTCATGTATACCTCATTTCAACCAAGTTAGTTTAATTAGATAACCTACACCAATCTTAACGCCATATTGAAAAATGATATCTTCATTATGGTAATCATGCTTCATCAAATCCATAGAATCATACGGAAACTTAGGATTATCATATTTGAATGTAACACTACCAAAACCCGATTTAGACGCAATATTAATCTTTGCGTTTAATGCTTCTCGTAATTTTTTAAAATCTCTCCGTTCGCGCATGTTTTGGATAGCATTAACACCTTTAGTTGTAACATTCCATCTATTCATTATTCTACCTCAAGTAAGAAATCTTCAAAATCGCGCTTCTGACGCTTAGACATATAATACCATGCTTGTTTTGTGTATTCAATAGCGGGAGCTTCGAACCAATAAAAATTACGTTCCGTACTATTAACGATATTATCAAAATTAATCTTTAATTGGGATAAAGAAATACGATTAATTTTGTAGCTCTTACCTTTTTTATAACAATAAACAATATTTTTTATATTGGGTTCAAAGAATTTGTCGATGTTTTTAACAAAGCATGTCAATTCTTCTTTAGTCAACTTCCTTTGGCGATGTAATGTTTTTACGATTTCATCGAATCTATTCCGTTTAATTAAAGCAACAAATTTTAAATCGTGGCTATTTTTAAATTTACGATAAACCGATATCTCGAAATTTTCAAGATGTGTTATCGTTCTATCAAGATCCTCAATCTTTACTAAATACGAATTGTTATTATGAATTAATACATCACCGACACTAATACCGTATTCGCGTAATGTTTTGTCTTTTTTAAAATCAACTTTCATATTAAAACCTTATGTTATTCCCCAAATCGAAACGAAAATCCTTCTTCATTCAAATCTTCGTTCGAATCTTCGTATTCTTGTTTGATATCAACCATATCGATCCAAACACCACTATGCATATCTTTCATAAATTCTTTAACAGAATTATAACCAGAACCACATTCACCATGAATACTCGCATATTTGTAATTCTTTGTCAAGAATTTACCCAAAGATTCTAATTGTTTTTCGTTAGGACGCTTACCTTCCTCAATACCCCAACGAACACCAACATGATTATCGGTAGCCGAAATCGTAATTAAATCGGTAAATTTATTCATGTTCAAATAATACCATTGATACGCCATAGTAGGTAATTCTTCAACACTACCCGTTGGTTGTGGTACACCAATCATATCTGCGGTTTCTTTGTCCAACATAGCGACTACAACACCATGCATAGCATAACGGGTTAGGTAATAAATATCACCGTTAGAATCGATTACAGCGCCATATACGTCACCCATTTTTAAAGGTTCTCGGAAACGCTCAACAAAAGTAATTTCGTCTAAATACAATGGTTCTTCGGAATATTCCAACATATTTTCAAAATCGGATTTATAAAACATTATTTCACCTGTAAATAAACTGAACAAATAGCATACGGTAAATCGCTTTTGTCCGAGAATTTTTCAGACTTATCACCCTTAAATACCATTTTATTATCCCAATCAATACTGATTTCAGCGTCAATCACTAACTTTAAAGCTTGGATCATATTACGTGTTGGGTTATAAACACCCAACACACTAATAACGTTAGTACCTTCCTGTTTGTTACCAACCCATACCGCGTCTGGTGCTTCGGTATTAACGTGGTCGTAACGCTTTTCAGCAACTAAAATATCAATTTCTCGGTTATTCATAATTACTCCTGTTCTTTGTTATATACTTCGATGTAAGTAGAAAAACGTTCGTGATCCATGTTAATAGACACACCAGATTCAATCTTACACGCTTTGTTATAAGGTTGCGGTTCGAAATCTTTAACGACTTCGCCAGTAGAATCTTCAACAATTTGTACTACGTAAAGTTTTGAGCAATTCATAACTTTTCCTTAGTTCGTTTTAATCAACATCTATAAGTATACACGTTCTGAACACCATGTCAAATGATTTTGTAAATTTCTTCTACTGGTGATTTCGCATCGCGGTCGAAAAGGAATACACCACCTAGTACACCAATACCATTCGTCATACTTAGAACATCAATACGCTTATGGCTTAAATTTCCATTAAGATGAATAGTTTTATAAGAAATTAAATAACTACCATCCGATAGATTGTCACAAGCACCTAGTGTTTCTACACCCATCATTTCTTTTAATTTCATCGTAATACCCTTAATTGTTATAGACGACACCATCAGTATCATTTTCTTATACTCTGACATTGGTAAAGTTAATGGTCAACGGATTCAACTTTCTTAATCGCATTTAAATATAAAATTATATAGAATCATACTTTTGGTTAACCCCATATAACCATTCACATCATCGGCGCATTTGTTAACACACCCCCAATAATCAAAATCTTCTACCTCAATATTATATTCACCTTTAATCACTTTCCGATTATAAACTCTGTGTTTTTCCGTCCAATGAATTTCTTTATCGGTTACAATACTAAGACCCGATTTGATACTATCAATTATTAGTTGTACTTCATTTATTTCGCGTTTGATATCATTAATCGTTGGAATAAGTGTCAAAAATAAACCCAAACATGCTATCCATAGACCTAATGTTAACAGCCATCGGTTGGGTAAGAAAAACGTAAATACCGTTGTAGCTAAAGCCGAAAATAATAATACTGTCAATAGAGCAATAGTCATGTCGCGTTTTTCGAGTAAAAGACTAATATAAATCATAAATCTCCCAATAAAAAAGCCGTAACTCAATGTTACGGCTTATTCTTTCATACTAGTTTTTATATGTCAAATAAAATCTTTAAAACTTAATACCACATTACGGAACAAATAATCTTTTGCTCGTTGTTCTGGTGGTAATTGATCGTATTCAACAAAGCATGGATGTGTTTTAGCTTCTGGATCTTTTATCTCGCCATACGTCCAACCATTTTCACGTTTTTCTTTCAGCCAACTATTATGACTATCTTCTGGTGTACTATCTGGATTTGATAGAACAAATCCTACACCATTCATCGCGCTTTGTTTTTGCCAATCTGGTGAATCTTCCCAAGGTAATTGAGATTCATCACCGATAGTAAGACAATAAGCGCGGTTTGCTTCATGTGCGATTTGTGCGATTTGTTTAATATTCATAACTTCACCAATTCTGGTTTTTCTGTGTCAACAATTTCCACATTAAATTGACTACCCATAGGACTTGTGAACAATTGTCTAATTTTATGCGAAATAACTTCTGGAATTGATTCTTCGCTAAAATTACCGATCCAAGCGGCTTGTGATAATAAGTGGTCTGGATATACTTCTAATGAATCCAAAACTTCATTATAATTATCAACATCATCCAATTCTTTAGACGTATCAAATTGAACCAAGAAAATTTGCTCTTTGTCAATATCATGATTCGACAAATAATCCAATGTCCAATCGTTAGAAAAACTTACAGCTACCTTTGCTTTATAGTCCTCACTCGGAACTTCTACTTCTGCTACATGTGTGCCGTGTTTAATATTCATTATTATCACCTACATCTATATAAAACACTCTACGGTTAACACCGTAACCGATAGAATGTTGTTCACTCAAAGTCTTACATGATTGTGATTTACGATTCACATTGATATGAACCGTAATATAACCAGATTTCATCCAATGTTCTCGTAAACGTTCTAACATTTGGTAATAATCACCAATAGGCATATCACGCGTTAGTTTATAATTAGCCACTAATATAGAATTTCTCAATTCAGTGCTACTAACTAGTTCTAATCCATCAAAAATTTCTACATTACTATCACTCAAAACTTTTTACCTTTTTCAGATTCACGATTTTCTTTCTTATGATCGGGGCGTTCGGCATTATAAATCAATTTATCTGTAAACGCTTTACCCAACGCGTTATAACCATAGACTTTACCGACTGTATCAAAACAACGAATAACGGTATCTGCTAATTCGACCAACGGCATCGGGTACTGTTTTAAATGGTCATCCATTAAGTTTTTACGAAAACCTTCCAAAGCTTCTGATACTTCACTATGGATTAATGCCAAATCAGTACCAATCTCACGCGGTTTATCATGCCAACCCATATCTTTAGCTCGACTATGACACAACCAAACTAATTCATTTACCATATCGGCATGTTTACTTTCTACTTGTTTCAATGTTTTACCCTTCTGTTTACTGTATTTTCGTCTACTTCATCTTCACTTGGTGGTTCATCTAAACCTAACGCATACCTACGCGCATAAATTAATTCCATGACAGCACAAGCGCAATCATCTACGCTACTATGCTTCACAAAACCATCGAGAACGCCTTTTTTTAGTGGGGCATGAACCATATCCCTAGTCAATAATCTATTCTCAATAGCGGTGCGTACATCACGTGCATTCCAAAATGCAACAGGGAATAATTTAAACGTATCACGTGTATTGAATGTCTCACGTAAAATATTAGTAAGAAATCCTAAATCAAACTCATTACCGCGTGAATAGATATGCGATTTCCAAAAGTTTACTTTAACACGCTTACACCAATCAAGAAACATTTTCGTACCTTCTTCTACGGTAACGTCTACGTCACTTGGATATAAAATCTTTTGTGCTTCTTTTGGTTGTTTTTTCCAAAACTCTTTAACGCTCTGATCTGAAACTCGTTTTCCTTTTTGATCTTTGATCTTAAATTTAACATGAAAAGCGTTTTTCTTTAACTCTTTAAAGTCGGGTACTTCTTCATTATCTTTAAATACGACAGCGGCTAAATCTACAACCATTCCGTCAGGTTGCATACCTAAACTTTCGTAATCAATAATGATATCATTTTCTACCATGATATATCCTTAACTTCGTGTTCAATTGGTTCATCTTCATCAGCCCATTTAACAAATACAGTATGTTTATTGTAGTAGCCAAACTTTACTACATGTCCAAACATTTTTGTAGCTTTGTTCATGACCGCTTTACCTTTAAATAAATCGAAAAAACTTGGATAAGCCATTATACACCAATATATTTTAATATTCGTTTAGCTAATTGTGCGTTGCCATTATTAACGCCTATCATATACGCGTCATCTACATGACAACCAAAATCCATATCTTCGGGTGATACTTCGATTTCGTTTTTAACACACGCCGTACAATGACTTGCGATCTCAACCAACATGTTTTCGATTCGATCTAAATCTTTTTTACTCATAACCCATCCTGTTTCTTTTTAAATAATGCTAGTAATGCTAACAAAAGAAATTCTAATCCACATATTCTCATAAATACCTCTCTTTTGTTACACTATAACACATTATTACGATTCTAAAACACTTTCACAAGAAACTAATATTTTAGTACGTTCTCGCATTTCGTCGTTCAGATTGGTAATCTGTTCTTCAATTTTATCGATACGTTTGGTTTCACGTTTTTCGATACTCTTAATCCAACCCTCAATCGATCCATAACGCTCTTTATAATCGCCGTTAACGCATTCGGCGATTTGGTTGTCTTTGTGGTATAGGAAGTTTCTACCGATTTCTGTGAATACGGTAAAATCACCTAACACATCATTCATTTTATTTCTACTCATACAAACACCAATCATCATGCCAATACGTTTCTACCCACGAATCATAAGAATAGACCTTGATTCCTTCGCGCCGTAATGTAAAGTCTCTACCATATAAAAACGCTGTTATTTCTGAATCGTGGATATCGTGTTCATCTATATATTGCATTTCAACACCATCGATGGTTATAGTTTCACCAGATAGTGGTTCTACAAATTCTTCGTTCACTTTACCAATAAATTCATCGTTCATAAAAAGCCAACAATTCTTTTACCTTTTCACGTTTACCGCCTTTACTACTAATCGTACGTTGTACAGGGAACGATATAATTTTAGTCGCATTTTTGTACAACTCACGTGTTACAGGCGTATCGTGATTACTAATGATAACAGTATGATCGCATTCTTCCGCTAATCGAGCTAAACGTTTTTGGTCATCAATAGTAAACCCTTCCGCGCTATAATTGAAATCGCTTGTTAGCGGAACATAGGGGCTATCACAATAAAATACTATTTTACGCCTATCATATTCTGGATTATGTTTAGCTAAATCAAAACACATTTGAAAATCCATGTTGTTAAACGCAATACAATTAGCCAATTTCTTATGATAATCTAGAATTTCTTTTTCTGGTAAATATACTTTATCATAACTACCAACGGGTACATTAAAATTACCATTTTTATTATAACGACATAACCCGTTAAAACAATGGCGGTTTAAATACAAAAACATCGCCGCCTTTTTTACATCCATTCGATCGTAATTATTAAATTCTTCTCGGATATCTTTATACGATTCGATACCACGTTCGAAATATTCTTTAGTCGATTCGATTAAGTCTTGTGGATTGATTTTTACTAACGCGTGTAAATTCATCAAATCTGAATTGATATCGTTAATAATTTTGATATCACAATCGACATTAGCGCCAACATTTAATGCACCACAAAATGGTTCGATGAATACATCAGGTTCGTAGTAATTTATTGATGATAAAATATGTTGCAAGATAATCCGTTTAGAACCCGCCCATTTCAAATAACTATTCATTATTCACCTTCTCATACGCTTCTAGCATTAACGCCATAACATCACCGTCATAAGAATTTGGTAATTGGATTTTTCCATTAATATCTGCATACCGCAAGAAAATCCGATCTCTGACTTCTTTGATTAATTGTTCTACCGTACGTTCACTCATTTTCACTCCAACACATGGATAAGAAATCGTCTTTGTATAAATCACTTATAGTTTCTTTCAAATGCGGCATTTCATGAGTCCATACAGGACGACCTAAACGTTTTTCTAAGTCGGCATGAAAATCGCCAAACACATTACCAGTCAATATACCAGTATAACCAGTAATCACGATAGCTTGTTCTTTAGTTAATTTCTGCATCTTAAATACCTTTTTAATTCAATAAAATATTTGATGAATATGATTGGTGGTAAGAAGCATAGACCAATATCGAGTAAGAATTTTCCAGAATCGATAGTAGTCGTTTCGTCGTCGTATTTAAATACAACTAATAAAAATCCGACAACACATAGAATAGTATATAAATTATACATATCATTCCTCTTTCCAACAATCAGTAGCTACACCATCACTTGTAGTGACAACAAAACATTTCACGTTTTCTTCGACTTGTACAGTACGCTCCATTGCGGTTGCAGAATTAAAGTAACGGATACCAAACATAACACATAGAATTAAAGAAAACACTAACACCAAGCAAGTCAAACCAGCGGTGATGTAAATCGCATATTTTTTCATAATTTTCCTACCATTTTTAAGATTGATTTAAGAATATAAAACGCTTCTTTCCCGAACAATAAGTTACCATTGATACTGACACAACAAATATCAGATTCTTTCAATTCACCATTACGGCTTGGGTGATGAATATTCGTCAACGAAGAAAAGATAATGTATTGATCGTTAATTTCATAACGATAGTCGAAAATCGGCTTACCGCGATGACGACCAACATTTTGTGTGCCATGACAAATCAATTCGAAAAATCCTACGTTCATACTTTTCTCCAACTATTAAATTTCAACCTAGCCATATTACCACTATAAATATGTTCACGCAAGTACTCATTTATATCTTTAATGGATGCACCGTTCTGAATCATTCTATTGATATCTTTACCAGTAAACAAACATGAATCAAAAATAACTACACGCTCACCCATTTCTATAAGCTTTTCTATACGTTTAACTGTATCAATAGCTCTAGGTTCGTTATCTAATACCCAAACACGGTTCTCATAAGGTATCATATCTGGATCTAAAGTACCACCAGTAATTGCAATACCATTTTCGACGAACATAGAATCAAAAGCGCCTTCAAAACAAAACACATCTTTAGATTCGTCTACACGGTCACATCCGTATAACTTAGATGCTTTATCGTGTGGCTTAATCGTGATGTATTTGGCGTTTGTGTCTTTAGATAAGGCTCTGCCTTGCACCGACTGAATATCACCGTTAGAATCGCGTAGAGCGACCACAATACGGTTTTCGTCGTATTCGTATGAATAAGTTTCTGGTTTTATGTGATTAGCGAGTGATTTCCACTTCGATGTAAAGAAAATATCTTTCCAAAAGCGTTTAGGGATAAGTCGATTATCTCTAATATACTTTTTGATAGGATGATTATCATCTAGATCTTTAACGTTAACACAATGCTCTAATTTTTCTATCTTACGTTTAGGCATTACCGCCTTTGGTTTTTCTTTTTTATCTTTTTTAAAGCTATCAAACGCGTAACGTTCTTTGCGTTGATCCATCAGATAATCGGTATACCTAGCTGGATGATGTTCTTTTAAATACTCACTGATATGATTACTGTAATCACAATTAAAGCATTTATAAAACATTTCACCATCTAGTTCTACAAACCAACCACGTTTTTTGTGTGGATCTTCCTTAGAATCACCACACACATGACAACGAAAATTTATTCTTAACGGATTATCGCTTGTCACTACACTTTTTTCGAGTGACATTGCGATACTACGTGCGATACTACGACCAGCTAAATTCATACATATTCAATCCTTGGACAAATCTTTTCTTTTTTCGCTTTGATGATAGCGACGATCATATTACTTTGTTTGGGTTTGGGTTTAGGTTTCGGTGGTTCATCCGAAAAGAATTTTTTATTTTTATAAATACGATATCTATCGCGACAATAAAGATAAAACATTATGCAACCGATATAAACTGACACTAAGGATGTAATAATCGCGGCGGCATTAGTTTTCCAACTGATATCCATAAAACCAAGCATAACTAATGTCGGTGCGATAACTGCATACCCCACTAATAAAATAACAGTGATAGCAACTAATACCAATACAATCGATAATAGCATGAAAAATATAACAGTATACGGATATACACATAAACTTTTTGGTGGAGTTGTCAGATAACGCATAATCAGATTGTAATGCCAACTATCTTTATTAATTTTATGATTCATTGTAACCTCATTTACTTTTTTGATAGACTTTTCTCATTTCACTAATTGTTGCCATGCCTTCGTTTTTATAACCAAGGACACGCTTAATAGCATCATACTCACGATAAGTTATACCACACCAATGATCGGTTTGTACAACCTTTTCTAATTGATAACCTAATAAATCATAAGTTTCATCATCTACTATAACATAGTTATTGATTAGATCACCATATTTTGCTAACCACGCTTCAATTTCTTTACCGCGACTATGAACACTGATATAAGGTGTGCGCCATTCGGTATGTTTTTCATCGATATCTCGGTCAACACTAAACAAACTCATTTGACCTAAACCAGCGACATGAAGCATTTGATCGAATCTTAAATAATCGTCGTCGCCACGCCATGTAGAGCTAATGACAAATTTAGTGTTACATTCTTTCTGGATCATTCGTAAAAATTTGATACTGTTCTGATCAAATATTCGGTCGTTCCATTCTGGACTAACAGTAGTATTAATCACTCCGTCGATATCCAGAAAAATAATATTAGGTTTATCCACGTTTCTTCCATAATTTAGGTTCGTTAATAGATTTCCACCCAGACCAATAGAAACAATTATCAGTATATTGCGGGATAATAATACTTACAATATCTCTCGACTTGTAATTCTTTTTTACTCGTTCTAAAACATCTTTAATGGCTTCATCCAATGTTTCAATATCATTATTATGATGTGGTAATTGATTTAGTACAAATTCTTTATCACCACATACTTCGATATATTCTTCGACGAATACAGTAAATACCCGTTTCATAATAAATTATCCATATCGTTTCACTACATTAGGTGTTGATAGAACAAAAGTCCAACCATGTCGCGGTGACTCGTTCCAACCAAGAGCATAGCCATTCGTTAATAACACCCAATTATGAATATATCGATACGTATCTCCACGTTGCGGGAACGGTCGATGTTGGTATTCCGAATGAATATCAACGTCTAAATGTTTTTTGATTCGACCGTTAATTAATGAGTCGTCGGTTAATACTTCGTGTGGTAACCAATCGCGTAATTTCATTACACCTCCACTTCACCAAAACCAAACATATCAATCATATACCACTTATCATCATCTACGTTATGAATCAAATCACCAGCAGACGCAGAACGCATCAATTCAGATAACTTCACGAAATGTTCTCCGTGATTGTTGAATGTATCAAAAACTTTATCTAAATTATCACATGTGGTATTAGCTGTTAGTGTGTAATATTGCTTATCACTAGATTCAAATTTCTTAGATCCGTTTAAACCATTTTTCAACATAACACCAGCTTTTGGTACTACCTTGTTGGTTTCTTCACCCCAACCCATTTCATTAATGGTATCAATTTCTTCTTTGCTAAGTAGAATCTGGTATAAATCAAAACGTTTCATAAAATCTCCTAAATCAATTCAACAAACCCATGATAGCAAAAAGCCCCTGCTTACGCAAGGGCTTTTATTAAAAAACTTTTTCTAATTTTATCGTCGGATCAACAATCATATAAAACGTTTCACCTGTTTGTTGCCTTTGATAAGTACCTTTATACTTAATGGTCTTATTCCAAGCTTTAACAAAATCGGTTACCGATGTACTGTCAACTAAGGTTTGTTGCATATGTCTAATTTGCTCGGTACTCGTTCGTTTCGCCAATTCTGATAAATGATATTCTTCAACATCTTCTGGATTCGGCAATTCAAACCCATAATCAGTAATCAGATACCACATACCTTCTGGTTCAACTTTGTGTAAGTACTTTAATAAATCAACATACCCACGACCTAATCGACTAACATCCGCTCTAGATTCAACAAAATCCGATGGATCAACTTTAGCACTAACTACATGTTTACCATAAGTCTTAGCCGTATTGATATCATCCGTAAAATAGATACCAACACCATGTTCGTTGATACTAGTATCCATATGTTCAGGATTAATTTTTGTTGTACCGAATCGGTTACCATGATATACGGTAACCTTACTCGCTTCACTTAAAAATGACGTAAATTTAATCATATTTTAGGATTATCCAAATCGATCCAGTCCTTAAAACCTTTTCTTTTGCGGCATACACCACCAGTAACAGCGCCACTATTTTGACCTTTAGCGATATTATCTGGATTACCACCATAATCGCCAGCTACAACAGCTTCATGTAAACTCTTATTAGAATTTAATATCATCTGTTCACTTTCTTCGTCAATTTCGTATTGCTCTACAAAGGTTTTGTAACCAGCGTAAACGGATGCAATAGTTGTACCACCAGCAACCTTTTCTAATGGTTGCTTAACAGCGGCGACCAATCTATGAATACGCGTCCACACTTTCTTCTCTTTTTCGTTTTTTGGTTCGCGTACTACATCACCTTTATCGTCGATGATTCCATAACGGTACGCTTTCCATTCTCTAAAGTCTTTTCGCAGTAGGTTAATAAACTGTCCTGCGAAATAGACCGCTAATACATTTCTTACCATATAAATACCCCTTTATTAGTATTTATATCAATTCCATTGAATATCGCCACCATCTATGTTATCCATTTTAGAACGTCTGGTGTTATCATCCTTTTCTACTTGAGCTTCTTGTTCTGGATCAGCTTTTTCATACCAACGCTGACGACCTTTTAACACACCCAATTTAAATTTAGATATTTTATTCTTATCACCATAGCGAGATTTTACTTGTTTGAATAACTGTACACCCATTTGGGCTAATTCATCGGTTTCTACACCCGCTAACATGAAATCGGCGGTTGCTGGCAAACCAAAAGATTCTGCGGTATCAGTCATATCAACATCACTTGATTTAGCACCTTCACGGTTCAATTGTGCGCCCGACCAACAAGCGTAATCATATTCAACAGCCAAACCACGTACTTCTTCTGCAATAGCTTTTACTAACGTATAACTATTTTCACTATAACGCATACGCGAGCTTGAACAAATACCTAAGTAATCGACCATCACCACATCGGGTTTAAAATCTTGCTTAGTACGTAGATCATCTAATAAGTTTCTAAAATGGTTACAGTTAGCGCCACCAGTAGGATAACGTTTTACTTTTAACTTACCGATTTGGTCGATGTTTTTACGCTTCAAACGCTTAATGAATTCAGATTCAGTTAACGTATCAAAATCATCCATATCAACATCAATCATATTAGCGTCGATACGTTTACCTACCATTTCTTCTGACATTTCCATTGTGATGTATAAAACATTCCAACCATCAAGAATATAATCAGTAGCTAACGAACACATACCTAATGATTTACCCACGTTAACACCCGCAAGAATGATATTCAGTGTACCACGTTCTACACCACCTTTGGTAATCCTATTAAGAATATCAAGTTTAAACGGTATTTTATCAGCTTTATCTTGGTAAGATTTGAATCGGGCTACATAATCTTCGTTCCAGTCCATACCGATAGACGAATCGAAACTAACCGCTAATGCTTTTTGCATTAATTCTGGTATAGTACCAATATCTGGAATGCGTTTATCGCGCTTACTCGGTTCTTTCTCCGCATTATTCTGTATTTCGATAGAACGCTTAATAGCATCATCCATCGCCATTTCTTTACAGAATTTTTCTGTTTCTTTAACGATCCATTCTAAATCTTCTGGTACTTTTTCTAAGCTACGTAAAGTTTTAAACGCTTCTTCTACAACCTTTTCGCTATAATCAGACCGTTCGAATGCTACTTTAATAGCATTAGGTGATGGAATAGCTCTGTTATCGATAACATGCTGTTTGATTAATTTAAATATAGCTCTATCAACAGGATTTTCGAAATATTCGTTCTTTAAGTACGGAAAAACCTTTTTAAAGTATTCCCTATTGCTGAATAAATTCGAGAAAATTGTTTTCGTAATGACCACTTATTAGCACCTTCTACCTTAAATTCACCACGCGCAACTTTACCCATTGCATCGCGTAAATGTTTTTCTAATTCGTTTCTTTGATTATCTTCAATTTTGTGTAGCGTAAACCACTCAAAACTAGTTTTACCATTCAACGATTCTTTGAAATTGACATAAACGACTATATCATCAATAACTATACTTAGATCGCTATTGTTTTCGGCTTCTAAAAACGCTCGTTTGTAATTCTCCGACGTTTTTTCTGCGATATCTTGTGAGCGTTCAACATCATCAACAGAATCGCTTACATCGTCGTACAGTTCGTTTTGCTCTAGATCTTCGTCGTATTTCTGTTCCATAAAAGAAAACGGCGATTACTCGCCGCTACCTCGTTGTTTGGAGAACCCTAAGTAGATTAATGTTACCATACCGATAAACGGAATGAACAATAATACAGTTAATAAAGCACTCATACCTTTAGAGTATTTCAATTTGCGACAAATTTTAAACAAAGACGCAAAAATTAATACAATTAATCCAATTGATAGTAATAAACTCAAAAATTCCATTATTCACCTATAATATCGTCAATATCATCTTTATCTTGTTCATCAACAGCTTCTTCACCTAACTGGTAATGTGCTTTAATCGCATCCCTAAACGGTTTATGTTTAACTAGATCCGACCAAAATTCTTTACCGTTGATTTCTTTCTTTTTCCACTTGCGTTCTTCTACCGTACGTTCGCCAGTTTCTTCATCGATGAAAACTCGATTGTATGATTGTGTAGTAGGACGCTCAACAAATCCTAAATCGGTTGCTATATCCAAAAGACCGCCAAATATATCAATACCTTTATCATACTTAACGACTAAAGGAACTTTCATTTTCTCTTTAACAAACCTAGATTTTTCGATGTTTAGAATGAAATCCCAACCTTTAATCTCTTTAGTCTTTTGATCTTTATCTTGTTGACGACCGATAATCAACACGGTATCAGCACTTAACATAACACCTTGACCACCGCCTACTACTTTCTTAGAAAACATTTCCATTGTATCGTACGTATGAGCGATCATAATTCCGGGAATGTCTAAATGTTGGAAATATGGTGTAATAACACGGAATAAAGACTTAATTTCTTTAGCACGTGTCATGTCTGCCGCTGATTTATTGTCTTTAGCATCTTCCGCTTCTTTCTTTGAAGCCAAGTTACCAATACTATCAACGAAAATGATAACATCATCACCACGTTCTAACGCTTCTAACTGATTCATCATTTCAAATTTCAACTGTTCGATGTTTTTAATCGGAACATGCATGATACGTGATGGATCAACACCCATAGAATTAAGGTATGCTTTAGTCACACCACCTTCCGAATCATAGAAGATACATACAGCTTCTTTATATTTTTTCATATAAGCACTGATAGCGGTTAGACCGATGTTTGATTTAAAATGCTTAGATGGTCCAGCCAATACGGTTAAACCGCTTGTAAGACCACCAGCCATATCGCCACTTAAAGCGATATTTAGCGTTGCCGCTTTAGTTCTTACAGGACTACGCTTTTCAAAGAATTCCGATTCTGATAGAATAGCGGCGTGTTCGTTTTTACTAGAATTTAATAGTTTTTCTAATGCACTCATTTAATAACCTCTTAGTTGAGTACTACGATTATATACCAAAAAATAGGGAATTATACTAAATCCCCAATGTATCACCTAATGTGGGCGATTGTTTCTCATAAGACCAATTAGTTACCTTACAGATATTCTCGATAGGACTTGTGAACGTGTTATCAAACATGGCTTTTTTATCAACCAACATACTCAAGTCTAAATTGAATTCCTCTGGTAGTTTATCGCCACTAACCCAAGCGATTTTCTTTTCATTATATGGATTTGGATACTTGATATTAAGCATACAAATTTTCTCACCATCTTTGATAGGTGGTATACCATGTTCCTCGGCTAACCTATTAAAGAATAGGGCGGCTTTAACATTATGCGGTGTACCCTTTATCGGGAATCCGTTACGACTATATTTCTTAATGTTATTAACGCCACTCACTTGTACCATTTCTGATACATCTTTTTTCATATACTCTTTCTTGAATGATTCGTAATGATCTACCAAATCTTGGTTGTCATCAGAAGTCAAAAGAATGTCATATGATTTTTCTAACGCTGGAATAACCGCGTTTGGTGTACCCGCCTTTCTAGTCTCTAAACCGATAACTTTCTTAGACGGAATAACATTACCGTTTTCATCAAATTTACGCTTACCTTCGTTATCCCACACCATAAGAGCATAACGTTTTTTAGCTGTCCAAAACCCACGACTTGCAATAGCTTCTCTATCCATGAACATTTTTTGCTCATACGAATTGGTATAATCAGCCATTTCTTGGTATGATTTTTTGATGTACGGTTCGATTTTCTTTTTACCTACATTATCTAGAAAATCTACGATCTTAATTTTTTCTAAATCGCCAATTTTCTTACCTTTCTTAGCCAACATTTTTTCTAATAAAGGTTTCATCTGAATATACACACTATCTGTATCGATGTAGATTACGTAGTTTTTATTGGTTGTACCTACAACACGATTCATATATTCATTCAATTTACGTTCAATCCAGCGAATAGCTAGTTGAGCACCAGCCGTAGTAGATGCCGCGTTTTCCACACGATAGTAACGGAAATACTTATTACCAGTAGCGCCATACAAACCGTTGATCAAAATTTTACGTGACCATTGAGCGATATGTTCAGCGGATTCGATATTTTTCCAATGCTCGTATCCTTTCATATCACCATCTAATTTACATTGTTCAGCTTTTTTGTTAGCTTCAAATTCTTTGTTTTTATGCTCTTTACGATGGATGAATACCTTTTCTACTTCACGTGGGATAACGCCTTTGATATCTTTTCTATACAGGCTACCACTAGGATTATAAGCGTATTCTGGATAATCAATTTCAGCCGATTTATTAGCAAACGCTAAAATACTCTGTTCATCTTCTCTACGAACAAATGTTTCTAAGCTGATATTCCACTGCATCATGATATGAGGATATAGTGATGTTAAGTCAAAACTCATAACCCAATCATAGATACCAACAACAGGTTCTTTTACAAATGCACCCTCAAAATGAGCTTTATCATGCTTTTTAATAGGTGGGATAGCGATATTCTCTCTACGTAAAGAATTATAGATGATAGCATCCCAAATTTTGATAGTACCCAATGTATCTTCGAAACTACAACGTGCGTAATAAGCCAACTCAAAGATCAATTGGAATAGTTTACGTTTATTATCCAAACCAACGATAATACTAACGTCTTTAATGTTGTAATCTACGTATTTTTGTGGATCTGTTTCTGATAACTCATGTAATTTACCTTCGTATTCAACCTTATTATCACCTAATTCTACTTCTGCGATGTGATCAAGTTTGTAACTCTTTCTAGGCTCTAATACGAATTTTTTATAAGCGGCTAGATAATCGATACACGACACGCCGCCAATTTTATAAACACGAATAGGATTACCAAATTTATCTCTGGTATCTTTTGATGTAATTTTTTTCCACGGACTTAAAAACTTAGCCGTTCCTTCACCCAACAATACGTCATAGCGATTAATGATATATGGAATATCGAACGTTTCGCTGTTCCAACCAGTTAATACGTGTGGGTAACGGCTACACCAGTCTGTTTTGTATTTTTGTAACAACTCAAGTTCAGAACCAAGTTTATGAAATACAACTTTATCGATCACATCTTCGGTGATATCCATACGTTCGCGGGATAAGTATTCATCCCAATCATACAAAGCATAAACGAAATATTTATCTTCTATACTATCATAATGTGTGATACTATCTATCGGATGGGCGGCTTCTTCTGGTTTAGGGAATCCATCACTTGATTTAACCTCGATATCGAAAATAGCTATACGGATATAATTGATATTAAATTCAATTTCATCTTCGTATGTATTAGCGATGTATTGAAGTTTGTAATCGTCCATTCCAAGAACCGAAATATCAACATCTGACATTTCTTTACGCCATTTTCGGCTTTGTGAAATGTTATCGAATACCTTTTCTTTAACTCTATTACCGAATATATCTTTATACTCGCCTTTGTCATGCGGATAATAGAATGTGGGTTCGAAATTAACGCGTCGAGCGTGATCGCCACCATCTTTATCGATGTATCGTTCTACGACCTTACCCTTACTAATTTCAATGTCTGTATAAAACAATTTAATTACCTCATATATAAAAATGTGAGCGCCACTAATTTAGTGACACCCACATAATAACATACGATTAATTTTTAAGAACTTTATCGAAACATTTTCTTCAAAATAACATCTACATCGCCTGTCATAAAATAACCACTTTCTACTAAGTAAAGATTACCCTTACCAGAAGGATCATTCGGGTAGTATCGATTGTGTAGATTTTTTAATCGACGTTGACAATAACTTATCGGTTTTGTGGGATTTCGCTTATCTATGATAGCGTACTTAGCATTACTAATACGTTTTAACAAACCTTCTTTAGTGTCTTTTGATTTAGCCTTTGGTGTAGCACCAACAATACAGGCGATACGTTTCCAATTACGACCATGACCACTACTATAACCGTTATATTGTTTATCAATGGCATGGGCTATTTCATGTAGTACAGTATCTTTAATCATTTCTTCTGTACCCGTTTCTACATGTCTATAATCGATAACAATTAATCCAATATTATCATCACATATACCGTATGCATATCCATTGGATTTGAACCGACCACGCGCTATGTTAGTATCACCAACACAAATTTTATAAGGCTTTCGATTGATACCAAAACGATCAAACCAATATTCAATACGTTCTTCTGCGAAATCGATTACTTCTTGTTCAGTCATGCTATCTCCTAGTTATCAATCAACAAACCCATGATAGCAAAAAGCCTTGCGTGTTGCAAGGCTATTTAGATCCGATTTGATAATTTTGTATCAATTTCCAATTTTGTTTATCTCTAAAACCAATTACACGAAAGCAATTTCGCGGTCGGTCACTACATACATCAGCTACCGAATCGATTATGTTAATCAATCCCCACTCATGTAGTAAGTTAGCGATATCATCGCGTCTGAAAATATCTTCTTCTGAAATATTCACCCGACGACCATCAAGTTTTAACATTTCTTTGAAATGAACGATATAATATTCGCCACGCTTATGTAAAATATGGCAACTTTGATATAACTTTCGTGTTCTGTTATTAGCAATACCGATTCTGGTTAGGGTTTCAGCTACAACATTGAAATCTTTTTCTAATTTTATTTTAATCATAATTTATCCCATGTTAACTACACCCTTATTTATTACCAGTTATCTTTAACAGCCTTCTTAGCTTTGTTAATCTCTTTCTTTGGGAATCGTTTTAAGACCATATCTGCATCGGTTAATGCGATAGCCTTATTTCTACGTTTAAAGTCGTCTATGAACTGTTTAGGCATAGTATCGATGTATTCTTTAGCCTTATCCCGATTGATATCTTGGCTTTTAGCGAAAACATACGTCAATAAGATCTTTTCTACGTCATCCTCTAACTTAGCCCACTTACCCCTACGTTTATACGCCTTAATCGAGTTTTTAAGATAATGGTAATGCCACTCATTAGGCATATCTGGTCGGATATTCATTTCAAAAGCATATAACGCGGTATCGATATGTTGCGAAAATGCGTTATTAATAAAAAATGAGTTATACCATCCAGTATCTTCGGTAAACTCTATATCCTCTTTGGTGTAGCCAATTTTTTCGATAGCGTTAAATAGTAATGAACTATCTTGTTCGTCTTTATCCGTAAACTGTTTACTATGTTCTTTGATAGCGTCTTTATCATTAGTGAGCCAACCATGTGTTTTGATTGACTCACTATCATTTAGAATATCTAACATGATACCTCTATTTAAATTTGGCTTCCATCATAACAAACACTAACAATCCAGTGATGTGAATGTCTATATTCGCGGCATTCGTAACCGTTTTGTTATTGTCATAAATTTCTAAGATAACATTAGGCAACGTTCTACCATCAACACGTTCTAAACATTCCTTAAAAAATCTATTGATGAATTTATCATAATTATCACTTACTTTAGGAACGAACGAACGAATATCTTTAAACATTTTACTTTTTAAAGCTTCAAACAACTCGTCGTATTGTGAGTCCGATTCTTCTCGTTGGTTAAGAATAGAATCTGATAACTCACCACCCATAGAATGATGTTGTAATTCTCGTACTACACGTCTAAAGTCTGGAAAACTGTTTTTAACTAAGGTAGCTACCTTTTTCTTAACATCACCATCAACAGAAATATTCTCGTTTTTCAAAATAGCTAAAGAACGTTTGATCATCTGCATCATAAGTTCTTTTTTGTGCTTTTCTGGTGTTACGAAATCAATTCTGGTAAAACGTGAATCGCGGATCGCTTTGATTAAGTTACTAGGGTAGTTAGCGGTTAAAATGAACTTACAGTTTCCACTAACTTCTTCGATAAATGAACGTAAAGACTTTTGTAAATCCTTACCAGCACGATCGAACTCGTCAAAAATAACCACTTTACCACGTTTACCATCACTATCAATAGATTTAGTAGACGCGAAACGACGAATATCAGTACGTAATGTATTAATATTCACATCTGACGTGTTGTAAAATAGCATGTCATAATCTTGAGCCAAAATACGCGCCACCGTAGTCTTACCAGTACCACTATTTTCTGACACCAAAAGTAAGTTACCAAGGACACCATTTTGAATGTCCTTGAATTTCTTTTTATACTCTTTAGTTAAAATAGTTTCATCGATAGACTGTGGGCGATACTTCTGTTCCCAAATATCATATTTTTTATCTACACTAAGCATTATTCTACCTCTAGCGCGACAATATAAGTAACCGCTGGATTTTCTAAACGAATTTTACTATCCTTTTTAACACTAACACGATAATCTAAATTAATAACATCTAGGTAACTGATATTCATAATAGCTTGAAAGTCATCACCATCGAAAGTACCAATCTCTACCAAAAATTCATTGTTACGTTCGTTATTTTTATCAAACGCTTTTAAGAATAGTTTACCGTTTTCACCCAAAACACTAATCCATTTAAGTTTCATATTTTCGGCGGCTTTCATAACCTTAGCCAAATCAGCAAACTTCAAATCGAAATGAACATCGAAAGCATCATCTTCTAAATCAACAAATCGGTTTGGTGTTGAAATAATACGTTCGTCTGATAATTCATAAAAACACGTACTACGACCGTCGCTGATTTTGATTTCATGACCATCTGATTCTACTTCAATCTCTGGTTCATCAATCAAAGATAACGTAGCCAAAAATTCTTTCAAATCATAAATACCCATGTTTTGATCAAATTTATCTGGAATCGTAGCATGAGCGTATTGATTTTTATCTAAACTCATGGTGTTGATTCGAGAACCCTCTTTCAATAAAATACACGGTTGAATTTTAGAGAAGTTTTTAAGGATTACAAGTGTATCATTACTAATTTTCATATTTCACCTTTATACATAAATACCATAATTTCTAGCACGTTGTATAACCTTATAACAATCGTGCTTTATTTGTTTATTCTTTATCATTCTACCACACTGAATTAAGTAATATACTAAAAACAGTGGATAGAACGACAAAGATAAAAATATTCGGTCAATCACGTTTATATCCTACCCATACAGGGTGTGTACCATCTAAAACAGAACTGAACTCAGAAGGCGTAAACGCTTGTTTAATTTCCTTTTTAGACATTTGACGCCTATAACAACCATCATGAGATTCTATGATGTAGATATCTCTCCTTTCTGGTTCTGTTTCGTAATAATCTTCCCATATAACGTGCATGATTAACCTCTATGACTAAATCTACCTTGCTTGACCATATGGATATGGTTATCGAACATTTCGGTATCATGGCTTTCTCTGTGGCTAATAACAAAGATATTACCATTGATATCGTTAAGTATACCTTGAATAGCTTCGATACCTTGACTGTCTGCGGCTGAATCGAATACTTCATCTAAAACTAATAGATTAATTTCGACACCACTAACGGTTTGAGCGATATCACGCCATGTAAACAATAAGCTAACATCAATACGCGCTTTCTCACCTTGACTGAATGAACCGTACGCGAAATTCTGTTTACCGACTGTTTGAACCGTTTCATTAAACTGACTATCTAACGTGATTAAACAATTCCAGCCTGTACGTTTAATGTATTGATTCAATTTCTTATTGATTAGTGGCATATACTCATTAAGAACATCAGCTTTAATACCACTATCTTTCAATAATTCAGCGACTAAAGAACGTGCGTATTGTTCTTCAAACAATTCACCTTTAGATTCTTTAGCTTCGATTATCTTTTCTTTAACAGCGTTGAGTTTATCGCGATAGTCGTCTGTCTTATCCTCGACTTCCATATTAGATTTAACTTTCTTAGCTTTGGATACTGATTGCTCGATTTCATTTTTCAATGAAGCCATATCACGACGAATATCTTTAATCTGTTCGGATAACTTGTTTTGTTTATCTACAATTTCTTCAAGTTCAGATTGCGATGAATCAAGTTTTTTCAATTCATTATTATATTCGCTGATCTCTTTTTCACTATCATTTTTAACAGATTCAATCAACTCTGGCGCAATAGTTTGTGTACATGTAGGACACTCACCACTATCTGTAAAGAACTCTAAATCCGACTTAATCGAATTCATTTTCTGACGAATCGAACGAATGTCATTATTGACTTTAGACAATTGTTGAGAAAAAGAACTATCATACTGTTCTTGTAACGATTCGTACTGTTCTTTTAATTTCGATAACTTAACTTTACTTTCTTTAGCTGTTTTAACGTATTCATCATACATAGCTTTCAGCTTACGTTGATTTTCATCATTAAGTTTTTTATAGCTATCGATATGATCTTTATGAGCTAATGCTTCACGTTTAAGCGATTCAATTTCCGACTCAATACTAGTCATTCGGTTTTTGATATCTTTAACAGCTTGTTTATTGATATCATTCATCTGACCATATACGGACACATCCAATAGTTCTTCGATAAAAGCACGTTTTTGTGGTGTAGTCAACTCCATAAATGGTGTGTAACCAGCCGTACCCACTACGATAACCTGTTTAAATGTGGTTTCGTTTAATCCTATGGTATCTTCGATAATCGATTGGAAATCTTTTACGCTAGCGGCTTCATCAACCTTTTCACCGTCTTTGTAGAACTCTAATTTATTCGGCTTCATACCACGAATAATTTTGTAATCAATGTTACCCTTAGACAATTCTAATTCGACTTCAAGCTTTTTCTTGTTCGTACCATTAATTAACTGATTCTTAGATTTCAGTTTACGGAATGGTTTACCGAACAATGCAAAGTAAATAGCATCCAATAACTGCGATTTACCAGCACCGTTTGAACCCGTAATAAGCGTTTTATCATGTTCGCAAAGATTGATATTGATAGAGTCGTTACCAGTACTTAAAAAGTTTTTGAATTCTATATTTTTAAACGTTAATTTCATTATATCCCCAAATTATTCACTGATTCGATACGTTTTTTAGCGATATCAAAATATTCTTGGTCTAATTCAATGCCGATAAAATTACGGTTAAGGTTTTTACAGGCAACACCAGTAGTACCACTACCCATAGTAAAGTCAAGTACCGTTTCGCCGAGATAGGTGTAGGTCTTAATTAGGTATTCCATTAGTGCTACTGGTTTTTGGGTTGGGTGTTCAGTACTACCCCTCTCACTGTTAAACCTTTGAATACTCTTAGGATATTTCATATCCGAAATGTTCGGACAATATTTACTATTTGTTTGTGTGATTTGGTTAAAGTGACTACCAGACGTACTACCGTGATTTTTATCGCCCTTAGTCATTATGGGATTATACAATGGTAATTTATCATAAAAAACTATAATATCTTCGTGATACTTTAGTGGTTGTTTTTTAGCAAGCATGGGATTACTAGGTCTTTCTTTCTCCCACACCCAACAATACTTAAACGTTTTAGGGTTACTCATTATTAGCGCACTCGTAAACGGCTGGCTAGCAGTCATTACAATAGCCCCATTAGGTTTAATAACCCGTTTCAATTGCATCCACATCTTATCTAAATCAATAACAGTATCCCACTTACAGGCGGTTGTTCCATAAGGTGGATCGGTCAACACCATATCAACACTGCCGTCTGGTATTTCTTTCATTCTTTCAAGACAATCGCCTTGCATTAAGTTAACATAACTCACTGTTGAACCTCTGTACGTAAACCAAGCATGATCGACTTAACACGTTTCTTAACTTCGTCGGGTTCTTCCATAATATCAACGCGATTATCTACGATTTCATTAAACGATCTCGCTTTTACGTCAACTTCTTCATCTTCCTTGGCTTCTTGAATTTCTTGATCATATGTATAGCCGAATGTTTCACAAACACTTTCGAACTTATCGAATATCTTGTCGATATTAGTTTTCTTACCGTTATCATCAACCAGATTTTCAACCACTAAATGAACACGCTTACCAGCATAATCTTTAGGGTTCTTATCCCATGTATTAGCGTCAAAATAAAGCTTGTAATGCCATGTTTCGGTATTATAAACAATTTCGTGTGTACCCGTTTCATCATCAAATACAAAGAATCCACGCGGATCATTGGCATCACCCATAGTCAACGTGTACGGCGTACCTAAATACTGAACCGTACTATCACCGTTTATAGTATGATAATGACCACTATAAGCTAAATCATATTTACGTAGAAATTGAGGATCGTCGCCACTACTACGAATACCACGATAGAATTCGTAACCGTCCAATTCCCAATGACCTAAACTAAAATCAGAATTAGAGTTTTTGATAAACTCCATAATTTGTTCACGGTTTTCGTCACACATCCAAGGAAATAAATCAAATTGAAATTTACCCATGTCTAATGTCATCGGCGTATCTACTACGGTAACACTATCGTAATCGCCTAACAATTCTTCAACGCTATTCGGGCTAATTTTTTGTCGATAATGCATGTCGTGGTTACCGACTAATACGATAATTTCGGTAAACTGACTTTCTAACATTGGCATGACGACATAACGATTAAATTCCATAGCGACTTGTGATACCGCTTTACGCGTATCAAACCAATCACCCGCTTGAATCAATCTTCTAATATTATGCTTTTTAGCATATTCAACGACTTGCTTTAAACCATGTTCGATAATTTTATACACATAGGGGCTATCCTTTGTAGCCCCAACATGCATATCACCTAATAATATTGTTTTACTCACTTAACACCTGTCCTACTTTTTGTGTTATTCAAACGTTCCATAGCACGATCATAACAAGAATCGTCGAGAATAATACTATTTGTATCGCCACATAGATATTTTGACTTAGCGATAGCATAGGTGTATTGTTCTCGGTTTTCGTTTTGTATAGCTTTTTTCATCAGCTTACACAAACGTCTTACTTCTCTTTTATCATTAATATTCATAATTAACCGTAGTTCGCGTACATAGATAGTTTATTCTTAGCTTTTTCAGCGAATACATCGAAGTGGTCTTGAACATTTTCACCAACTTTGATAATATTATCTGGATAATCATCGATATAGTCACGGCTATCGTTTTCAAAACTACAACCTTTCTTAGACCATTGGACGATATACACATTTTCTTTGCCGTACTTATTAAATAATGGTTCGATTTCATCAACAAAACCGCCATCAGACACAACGGCGATATCACAACGTTGGTTATTAATATTATTGACTAGGCAATTACCAAAATAATCATTACCGTAATGTGGCTTGATCCATTCTTCTGAAATCTTAATTAAATAATCGCGCTGACTAATACCACCAATACGATCCCAAGGTTTATCTTTAGCATCCGTATTATAACGCGGAATCCATACATTAAGCCATTCATCACGCGTAAAATTACCAGTCACAAACGCAATAGCAAACAGTTTATCTTTAAAAGAAAATTTACTAGCACCTAATTCTTTATGCAGATATTCAGCTAAAGAATCTTTACCAGCACGTGGCGGCGCGTTGAGAATAAAAATTTTAGTACTCTCGTCATTAGATGGTTTATCCCAAATTACATCTTCTGATCTATTCTCTTTAAACTTCTTTTGAATCTCGTTTTCCATTCCAATACCTTTCAGTTACACATTTAAACAAATCGGATATATCTTTATCAGACAAAGATCTATCCTTAACATATTCTTTTATTTTTGACGTTCTATAACCTTTACGCCAACAATAAAAAATTTTGTCATAAATATCATTCATTATCATCATACCATTCGAATGTGATTAAATTTTGGTCATAATAACACGATAAACTACCCCTAAGAACATTTATTACAGTTTTTTCGATTTTAGGAAATGGTACATCTACTGGAATATCGCATTCTAATAACTGTAAACGAACTAAGTGAGCGGCTACCGCTGTATCATACTCTGATTGTTCTAATAATGATTGTTTATCTAATACTACTTTTTTCATGTTAAACCCCATTTGGACAATTTATAAAATTATATCATACAAACGGGGCTACAAAACTATATACCTAGCGGATTTATGTCGGATACGTCACCATCGTAGTTTTCTACTGCAACGATAGCGCGTATGAATGGTAGGATTTGTTGTGGTACTACTGCATTACCCAATGCTTTTATTCTGGATTTGTCCAATTTTCGGGTAGACCCATCAGATATTCTACGAATGTTGGGTTCAGTTCTCCATCCTTTTTTGTAATCTCTGAATGGTAGTACAGACCGTACGCGGCTACATCTTTTAAAGCATTTATTTTCGTTCGACCTTTCCGTTGTCCGTTCATCAGCTTGTGTAACCCTATCTCCGACCTCGCACCTATGTAATCCATCAATTGCGGTGTCGGTAGATAGTCGTTCTTTTTTACATCCAATGATGAACACTCGCTCGCGTCCGTGGTATGCTCCAACGTCTTTAGCCGATAATACGTATGTCCTAACTTCGTAGCCTTCATTTCTAAGATCGGATTCGACTGTTTCAATTCCTGTTTGAAGTAATCCTTTAACGTTTTCTCCAATAACCCAATTCGGTCTAGACTGTCTAATGATTCTACACATTTCATTCCACAAATACCTTTCATCTTCTTCGCCTTTTTGTTTCCCCGCCGTAGAAAATGGTTGACAGTTGTGTACAACTACACCATTTACTACATAAGAATTATCATCATCAACTTCGATATTATAAACAGTTTCGTATCGGTAAAAATTCATATCCCTAAACTTAACCCATAAATGATTACCATCCGAATACCCCAATTTTCTTTTAGGATTTAACACAAATTGAACTCTATGATAATCTTTCTGATTGACTATTCTACCTTCGATAACCTTAGTGTCATCCGTTTTTACATATCTATAAGAACACGGTATTTCATATAACTTTGCTACCATTAATGAAAACGTTATAGCAAGATTTTTACTGACGGTAGATATAGTCATAGTTCTACCATCAGAATAACCATCACCAGAAACGTAACCATTATAGAAACTTTCAAGAAGGGGTTTAGGTAAACTCAATATCATATCAGATATAAATTTATTACCAGAACCAATACCGCAATGCTGTTCTGCGATTTTTACCAGTCTTTTTGAACTGAATATAGCCCTATGTACAGATTTTGTATGTTTATGTAACGTATAATTTGACGATATTTTGCTTTTAAAGTCAGTTAATTTAGCGTCACCGATAGAAAGAACGACACCCCAATATCTATCTTTAGGTCTATTTTCGTTCGTTCTATACCTTTTTATAGTATGACCATCAGCCAAATACCTACCCAATATATAACATTCTTCTTCGGTTAATTTATAAGGGTTTTCTGATAACTGGTTTATTGGTATACCACAATAATGTACATTTTTCTTTAATTCATTAACAGGTAGCCAAATAGGTTCTTTAAATACCTTACCTATCTTTTCCCTTACATAAAAAGGATGTTCCTCTGTACCAAAAATTTTTGGTAATCCTTGTATATTAATTTCATGTACTGGTTTATTTTTAGTAACCATTCTAGATTTAATAGGTTTATATACATTTGTATGAGTTAAAACGCGCTCACCAACATTCAATGAATCTATTTTCTTTAACCCATTTTCGGTTGATATCATAGCGTCCTTGGTAAAACAAGGGAAACCACCCACAACAATGTCAACACCTTTAAATTGACTACCATCTAATGTTCGTATGTCGTCGTGTACTGGTATATTAGGAAATCTTTTGTTTAGTATAGATACACAAAAAGGATCAACCTCGCACATTTGTACTACATCGATCCCTTCTGACTCTAGGGCTAAATCTATACCACCTACACCAGTGAATAATGATAATGCCTTCATTTGTTTCTTTTGTTTCCTATCGCGTCACTATATGCCAACGATAAAGGTAATAATTTCTTGATAGGTAAATCGATAGATAACACATTTACTTTCATTTCTGGATCAAGTAATATAGAACCCAAAAATCGGTGGTGACCATCGATAATATAATTATCAGCACTAGCTATTAATACCGTATCGGTGTAAAAATTTCTAGATTTATCAGCACCATTCTTTGAAATACCTTTTATCGATTTGTCAAAATAAATCTGTTTTTGTATAGGGTTTAAATTTTTGACCCTAACCTTAGTCATTTTAACATCAACTTTATCATCGGGTATATAACCATCGTGCATACCAGCGTTAAGCCAATCCCTAGCTTCTGAACCACTCAAACCTTGTGGGAACGGATTTTTAGGGTTAGTACTGTTAGCACGTGGGTTTAAAACAACATCCAATTCGCCATTAGCCAATCGTTTTTGAAATTGTTTTAAATCACTAGAGCTAATGACAGGCATATCTTTTCGGCGCGTCCAACCCATTGTCGATTTTCTTTGAGCTAGTTCGTAATTGAAATCGAAATCTGGTATTTCATCATATAGATCCATACCATTATCATCAAACAATCTACTAGCATAAGTTACGGCTGTATTTAAAGAAGTATTGGCTATTTCTAATTTACCAGCTTCCGCACCACCCGCTTCAATAATAAATTGTATTAACGATTTCATATATCTAACCCGTTACCATTTTTATTCATTTGTTTCTTTCTACGTTTTTCTTTTCTAGCTTGACGCTTCTTTTCGTGTTTACCAATTTTATCTTGAATATCGTTCATAAAATCGTCTGACATTTCAGCATCAAAATTTTCATCATGAATATCAAAATTATCAACGAAATATTTATAACGAACGGCTAGATTAGCTTCTTCTTTGTTAAGACGACCTTTAGCGGCTGACTCACAACACATAGAAATGTAAGCGTGTGGATTATCATACTTACTTGGGTTATAATTGTGTAAATAACGTACTGTATTGACGATAGCATCACCAATCATTTCGTCGTTCCAAGTATAACCAGCATAGTTGTACTGTTTACAAAATCCAGTAGCGATCTTTATAATCGCGTCACCAATAAACTCACTCATTTGAGCGTTTTCATCTTCTTTTCTTTGTTCTAGCCATTCTACAATAGCATCGTGTAATTCTTTTTTATCTACATAATTATTTTTGCTCATTTAACCACTTCCTAGCATTTGCTATATCTTTTGGATCATCTATACTATTACCGTACCCCTTAGTACGAACGTGGTAATACCAATTAGCGCGTTGCTTTTTATTCATACCCAATAATGCGGGTATACTTTTTGGTTTACGCTTTTTAGGTTTTTTGTCTCGTTCAACTTCAATCATTAGTGAAGTATCAATCTTTCCTTTTGGTATATACCTTTCTATTAAGTATTTAGCCGTTCTTAAATCGGGTACATATAGATTAATCGGTTTCTTACTATGAGCGATTCGGATATTACCACGTGTACACAATTGGAATACAGGTTCAATGAACTTAGAAATAGTAAACGCTTTTGCTAATGTATCTTTTGGCATATCACACATTTCAGACAACTTATTAAGAATCGGAACTTGCCACGGCATAGGGTTATAAGAAAATAGAGCTACAATATTGGTTTCGTTCATATATCGGTTTAAACCATGTGGGTTATATTGTATCTCGCGCCCTGTAAGCTTTCCTCTGGACTTATTTGTTGTATACAGGTATGATTCATTACCTATATGGTTTTGAACGCGTCTAACGGCTTCCTCGTAGACCGTATGAGATTTATATTTCTTATCCGCTACGGTTCTAGACCATTTTTTATCACACAACACATGAATAGTTACTCGTTCGCTATTAGGATATTCATAGAAATCTAACACATCGTTTAGATCGCTCCTAGCAACTTCCCACTTACACCAATGTTTTAATATTTTACCCGTAAACGTTTCTTCAAAATTAGCACATGCAATAGTAACAGTGTTTAATTTATCCCAATTGTTCATCGTACTATCACGAACAAAAAACAAGACTATACCGTCATCATCTTTTTTAATTTTAACGGGTAGTTCTTGTAATAGACTTTGGAATATCGGATATATAGAACGACTAATACAGTCATCTTCTTTAAGACCACTATTAATCATCGAACTAATTTTAGACTTACAACCTCGCTTTAGTTTCACCGAACCCATATTTTCAGAAGTCATTTCAACATCACAATATTTTTCGATAACATGGAAATGCTCTTTAAAGCGATAATTTTCCATGTTCACTAAATCGGGTACTTCATCGATGTATAAATCTCTACCCTCAAACATAGACAAATCAACCTCTAATAACGCTTTATGCGTGATGAAAATAACTCTTTTATCTATATTTTGTTTGATGGATTGAGTAACACTACCATTAGAACAATGGTCACCATCGATAATGACCATATCACTTCCACCAATAGATTCATAATAATTAAGACTATCCTTACTTAATTTTCTACTGATAGAAGCGACTACACAACCGTTCGGATTGTCTCTAACATCCCTTAGAAAGGCTTTTGTCTTTCCAGCGGCGGGAATAGCTTCTAAAACTTCTATACGCATTAAAAAAACCCCTTTATCAATGTATTTAATTATACACGATAAAGGGGTTTATAATACTATTCTGAATTATTCTTCTGAATCATCTTCCTGTTTGTTAGATTCTTTATCCGAATCCAACTCATGAAGCATTTTATCAAACTGTGTCATAATAACCATTCTCCTTACAGAACTGAACAAGTGATTGCAAATCTTTTAGATTACGCTTATTGTCGGCTAAAACGATTTCATATTCACGCTTTTCCCATTCTTCTAAATCGGTTCTAAGCTTTTCTTCGTAATATTCGTTCATACCACGTAATTCAGACAACCGATTTTGATGCATACGTTCTAAAATACTCATTAATCCCATACTCCTGTCTGTACAGTCAAAGTTCCACCATTTTCGTAACTACCCATGTAAGCATAGAACATAGGGATAGAATTAGCTAACTCTTTCAATCGACGCATTACAGTATCACGCTTTACTGCTGAAATAACTTTAGTGCTATTACGCTTGTTTGGAATATTTGTTACTGTAACTTTATACATATGAACTCCTTTGTTTGTTTTCCCAACCGACAAATACATGGTAACATAGGTGGATTTAAATTACAAGCTATAATCCTTACAATAATCGCCATTACCTAAATATTCAGCTTCTTTAACGGCTTTTGATTCGTCGTAATAATCAGTAACATAAGAATCATTTACATAAACAACATAAAAATAACCGTTTGAATCGATTTCACGTTTAATAACTACTGAACTCATAATGATCTCCTTTGTTTTCCCAACCGACAAATACATGGTAACAAAAAAGCCCCTGCGATGCAAGGGCTTTTATCATTATTTTTTATATTTTTTAAAATCAGTGAACCCACCAATATGTTTTCCATCATCAAAAATCTGCGGCATAGTTAAACCACGACTTTCTTCTAAACCCATTTTAGACATTAACAATTTTAGATTATCATCATCGTTTACTGAATGAAATGTATAATCTATGTTCTTAACTTTACAAAATCGTTTAGCGTTAATACATGATCGACATTTTTTGATACGTTCATCAAATCCAAAAATTTCTACCATTATGACCTCAAATAATCGTAATAAACATTAGCTACAAAGTTTTCAGCCGATTTTCGGTCTGGTTTATCTGGAAAGTTACTATTTTTAGCGAGTTCTTCAACTTGCTCCATCAAATCATTTAACTTAGGTTCGACATACCCTTTGTAATCTTTTTCACCCAATTTAACCGATAAAACTTCTTCTCGGTTCGGGATCGGGAATGTCATTGTACCTTGAGTATATAATTGAATTAGTTGGTAACATGCTCTAAAGCTATGACTTACCGCTTTCCAATCCACACCTTCATTCTTTTCAGCTTTCTTAGCCCTGTGACCATATTTATTGTAAGTATTTCTGATACGATTGATAAAATGTTCTACCTTTGTCGTATCTTGGTGTTTAGAGCCTAGTACTTCATAATAACGATTACCATGTTCATCACCGATAGGAAAAACGAATTCATCATTAGGCAAATAATCGATGATTTCGGATAACTTTTCATTTTTTACTGACGGTACAGAATAAAGTAATCTATCGACTACATCAATAACCTGACGTAAGTTAGCTAACCGACTACCTTTCTGTCCATACTTAGCGACCTGTTTTCTAGCGTACCCTATATAGCTTCTAACGTCTTTTGTATAGAACCATGACCGATTGGCTACTAACTCACGCCAAACGCTTTCACAACTCTGTACAGGCGCATGTAGCATATCAAATGCAATCATTTCACCCTTTAATGCGAGTTGAATAAAATAATGCAAGCTATAAAACTCAAAATCTTCGTCACCAGCACCATTTTTACTAGTATCGTTACCAGTAGAAGATTTAACAGATTTGCTCGCTCTTTGTAGTAGAATATCTTTACGATCGGGTAAGAAAACACCTTTCTTATCAATATCGCTATCTGGTGTGTTCAATCCGTAAAGATGGCTACCATGAATAATTTCACATAATTTCATAATCTACATTAACCTCAATATATTCTCCGATTGTATTATCAAGTATTTTATCATTGATACAATCCCAAACATAGCGTCTGATACGGGTTCTAGTTTCAGTATTATACTTTTCACCTATAAACCGTTCAGTAACATCCCCAAATAACTTAGACTCGTCTACATCAATACTAACATTTACTTTCATCACTTCACCATACCACCGTTAACCGTATACTTATCAGCACATGTACTCGCCGCCCAAGCATCGGGTTTAAATTTAGGTTCAACACCAACGATACCCATAATAGCACCTTTGGCTTCTGGAATTAATTTATTAGATTGGTACTTGATGTTGTGGTTGAAATCTAAATGAACCTCAAATTTACGCGTTCCAACCATAGTTTTAATTTCTTTCGCTACTTCTGCGGCTTTGTATATTTCGCCTTGTAACTTCGGAAAAACACCGATATACCTTTCAACTTGTTTGTCAACGAAAACAGTAGCGCCACGATTACTATCATAATGAACGACAACCGTGGTAACGTAAATTAACTTCTTCTTTTTACGTTTGCTATCGCAACCTACATAGATTGCGGTAGCATCCGAACTATTTTCTATGACTTTTCTAATTACGTCATAGTCCATAATAAATCCTTATAAACCAGAAGCTAAATCATACAACTTCTGATGATATTCAATAGTTTCATCGATTTTTTCGATTTTATTGTCAACTTCTTTACCCGATTCTTTAGCGTATCGAATAGCCAACAACTTATTCAAATAAGTTAATGGTAATTCTGATTTTTCCGCGATAGCTTCAATTTCAGCTTTCGACAAATCAATCATTTCATTTGTTTCGACACCAGCGCGTACAATAGTTTTTAGCATATTATCTGGATCGTTCAAATAAGCATCGTTACCATAAACTTCTGTTAACAACTTACCCGCCTTTTTAATGTCACCAGCTTGTACAGGTTTTTGCGGGTTCATAGAAATATTCAAACCGAAATTTTTATTCAAATAAGAAACGATTTCGTCGTCGCGCTCCATAACAGAATAAAAACGCATTAATTGACCAAACATATCTAAATATTTAGCAAATTCGTTAGCTTTTCCGGGTTCTGGTACATCACCCGTTTTATAATCATGTTTGACTAACGTTTTGTATACGCCAGTATCAACACCATAATAATTTTTAAAAATCTTTGACAATTTACCCAACAATGGATTATGAACGTCTTTAATTTCGTTATAGTCGCTCATGCATTCGTCGATGATGTTATCCATTTCATTACTCATTACAAATATACCTCTTTGATTAGTTCATAGATATGATAACACATTAAAATGGTTCAGAAACAAAAAAGCCCCATTTAATGGGGCTAATTGCATTCTTATTATTTTTATTATAGAATTTTTCCGTCGAAACGATTACACCATGTTTCACATAGTTCTTTGTTTTCGTCGGTATTTTCAACATAAACACGATGTTCATCTTCATCATATTCAGCGTCTACACCAAGATTAGACAATGATTTAAGCGATTCTTCGATATTTTCAACACGCGTAACATCGATAGATAACGTATCTTCGTCTAGTTCTTCTTCTTGTACTTCTTCACCCTCGATCAAAGAATTACCAAGAATTTTAGCTTTGGCTTGTTCAACACGTTCCATAACTTTCTTATTCATGTTTTCTTGATAAAGGGTTTTGAATTGTTTGAATTTTTTATTATCTGCGGCTTCTAATAGTTCTAAGCTCATAACATATCCTCATTAATAATTGTATACTATTATTTAGTTGTCATTTTTTAGACATTAAAAAACCCTAGACAAAGCTAGGGTTTGTATTGGCAACCGTGATAGGACTCGAACCTACATTTTCAACTCCAATTACGCTTACTAAGTTCGTAGCTTAATGCGGTTACACGGTTATTAATTTTCTTTTATAAATTTTTCTTAATCCATTATCAGACAAATTTAAAACTTTTGCAGCCTGAACCCAACTTCCTTCAGATTCAATTAATTTATCAATTTCTTCTTTTGATATATCTATTCCATAAACGATTGATTTACATTTCTTGCAATAAATTCTATTATTTTGTTCAGTTCTATCTCTGAATTTGGATTTACATTTCTTACAACTCTTGACCCTGATAGGATAACCACACCCATCTAAATAATACCTAACATTTTCTACACTACTAACCAATCTTAAATTATCTAAACGGTTATCAGTTTTATCGGAATTTATATGATCTACTTGAGTCAATGTATCGTTTAAATCCAAACCCAAAAAGACGCTAGAAACTAGTCTATGAACTAAAAAATGTCTAGGCTTTTTATTTACTCGTAATACTACTTCTTCATATCCACGATTATTTAAGAAAGATTTTAAAATAATATTCTTATATAAAGAATAAACCGATCCGCTATCGTTAATTAAATAATTCTTTATATTTGGTATATTATAAAAATCTTCCATCTAAACTACGCCCATATTTAATTTGGTGCGGCAATCGAGAATCGAACTCGAATCTGGTGGCTGGCAACCACCCATAATACCGTTATACTATTACCGCTTGGAGCGGGTGACAGGATTTGAACCTGCGACCGAGTGATTGGAAATCACCGACTCTACCAGACTGAGTTACACCCGCATTAACTGGTGGTGGTAGTAGGACTTGAACCCACAACATCTTCGTTACAAAGGAAGCGTTCTACCATTTGAACTATACCACCTAAATTTGGCGGGAATGACGGGTTACGATCCCGCTACCTACCCCGTGACAGGGGGTTATGCAACCAATTACACCTCATTCCCATTTTAATATTAGACTCTAATGATACCCGAATCGCATATGTATTCGGCGGGTTAAAGCCTAATGTTAAAATAATTCTATTTTTAGAGAATACAATTTTTAAGTGTCTATCTCCGAACGAAGAATTAAACGTTATTCACACTCTGTCTGGACATTTCTGTTTTTTACATGGGGCTGTCCTACCACCATTCGTTGCTATCCAATCTTTTAACTCCACACTTAACGGTAGTGACTCTCCGATAATTTAACTAACAAGTTCATTAAATATTTGTACTTTTTCTGGTGTATCTATTTTGGTCATACCTTCTAAATACACCAACAATTTTTGCTTTTTATCTGGTGTCAAATTGTTATTAGCTAGAGCTACATACAATTCTTCAATTTCTTCAACAAAAGGATTCATTACATTCCTTTAACTTTGTGTTCGGGGTTTTCATCGAAAGTCGGATGACCAACCTTAATAGCGATATCATTTAAGCAATCGACAATATTATCGATATAAAACATCGCTTTGTCATAATCTGATTTACTCATAGTAAATCCTTATATTCTGTAAATAAGAACGAAACTCTATTTGGTCTACATGACCAAGTGTACCAACGTTAACCGTGTTGCGCTTCAACATTGTCTAAATAACGCTGGATCGTATCAAGGCATTGATAAGCTTGCTTAATCAACTGTTTCTGTTCTTGTGAAAGTTCTTTAGTCATATCCATTCTCTTGTTAACCCCAATATTCTTCGCACATCAGTAAATTTTATTACAGGGTGATCTTCTTCACGCACCTGTAAAACCTACTAACGTATGAGTACTACCAGCACCATAACCGATACATTTAGTACCGCCACCAATAATAGTTTCTGCACTAGGATTAGTAACTTCATTTTCTAAATATTTGTAAGTTTTCATTTACGTTCCTTTTTCGAAATTTGAATAGCGATTTCTTGATCGATAGCGTCTTGTTCACTATCATGAGTACCCAAAACTTTACCAGTACGTTTACTACGCAATACCCACTTACCGTTCTCTTTGGATATTTTTTCTTGTATGAATTGATTAAATGTTTTCATACACTTATTTAGTGTTCATTCAACCACCAATTCGTGGTTTACCAGTAACGCCTTCATCTTCTCCAACACTATCTAACAAATCCAAAGTGTTGTTTTGGACACCAATAGAATACTTCAACAATTCAATGATTCTATTATTATTTAGTTGAACGTTCTTAGAAACTTCACATTCGTCATGTTCGATCAAACTGTTTTTATGATTCAAATCATCAATAATGGTTTGTAATAATTCTTCGAGTTTCCAACCATTATGATTATCACGACTCATTAATAATTTATTCATGACTATTACTCATATATTCGTATATGCCCCCAAATTCCGTAAATTCGTATGAATCATAATTAAGTTTTGTGAAACCTACGTCTATAACACATGAACCATCATCGTTAAATTTAATTTTTCCCGACCATTCACCATGCGTACATTTTACGGTTGATTTTTCCTCATTATAAATGAAATGAGTTTGGGAACTAGTAACTAGATATTTATTCATAAACAACTCACTTAAAAACGATATCAAAAGCGGCGTAATAAAATTTATTACTACATTTATTGCATAAGTGATATTCGATCATCCTACCACTCACACGGTTCATGTCGTTATCTACATATCCAGCTTCACTTACTGGTCTAGTAACATGATAAGGAACTTGAACAGTATTATAACGTTCTAATTCTTCACCACAACCTTTACCATCACAAAATATTTTAATCATAATAACTCACTTAAAATCGTCGGTAAACCATCCAAGTACAGTCCATTGATGTACTACATAACATCTACCAAATTGAGTATGTTCCATTTCTTCAAATTTTAGTGGGCGTCTAGGATCATCAAGTCTTACTCCATTAGACTTTAAAAACTCTATAAGTTCGTTTCTATCATAAAAGTCTTTAGAGGATTTTAGTTCCTTGACCTCTAAAGTAATTCTATCAGAAAAATCAAATTGACCTCTCCACTTACCAATATTTCTTGGATAAAACCTAATCATAATAACTCACTTATTTTGGCGGTAGGTGTGAGATTCGAACTCACACGCCCTGTTAAGAGCAGACGGTTTTCAAGACCGTTGCCGTTACCCTGTAATCTTTCGGCTCAACCTACCTAAATTTGGTCGGGGTAGTCGGATTCGAACCGACAAGACTGTTACAGTCGGTAGATTTTAAGTCTACTGCGTTTACCAATTTCACCATACCCCGATGGTAACTGTATTAAGTTACATTTTGATTTGTAACCCAATACGGTTACAACACTTTATTAACTAGTTCTTTAATATCAGACTTAACGTTTTGTAAATCTTTTTCCGAAATTATAAGTCTACCCATTGTTTTGTAAACAAAATCCGCTGTTTCTAAGTCTATTAATCGATTCCTAATACATTTTTCCGATGTGTAAACAGCATCACTACTATATAACAACGGCGATTTCCAGCCACCAGAAATATGACTAGAAATCTTTCTAGTAAATTCGTTACGAAAAACGTACAAAACTTTATCAACGACAACTAAACTATAATCGTCGTATGAGTAAATTACATTTTCAGAATAATCAAATTTTAACATATCATTTTCACAATTTGGTGGGCTTGGTGGGATTCGAACCCACACACCCGTTACGGGTACTAGATTCTAAATCTAGCGCGTCTACCAATTTCACCACAAGCCCATTAAACTTTATCTAAACAGTAATGTGGTACATCTTTTTCAACTACACTACCATCTTGTTCGTTTTGTAAAACGTAAATATAACAACTACTCATTTTAAATCGGTCTGTAATTTTCCACTTATTCATCAAATGTTCGTGTTTTTTAGGACAACCGATATAAATCACTGACGTTCCGATTCTAAAATTCATAATATACCTTTCATAATGATTTGGAGCTTGGGATCGGATTCGAACCGACATAACGGGGTTTGCAATCCCGCACATAACACATTCTGACACCCAAGCAATGATTGTCGCTGAACCTCGATCACGACTACCCTATGGTACTAGGTTTTTGATTAAACTGGAAGGGGTAGCAAGACTCGAACTTGCGAATGTCGGGATCAAAACCCGATGCCTTACCAACTTGGCTATACCCCTAAAATTTGGCGGGGGATGTTGGATTCGAACCAACGACCTATCGGTTAACAGCCGATTGCTCTACCACTGAGCTAAT